GCCCCGGAGCCCCTTCATCTTCGGCCTTTATTTCCTATGCCACTTGCACTTCATTCAGCATCGCGCCCCCTTCTCTGTCCTCTCCCTTTCCTCCACCCTCTCCTCCAAAGTACTCTCTCTCTTCTTCGTCACTCCCAATCCCCGACTCCGTCGTGCTGTTTCTTTCCCATCCCGCTGCTGCTCGCGCCATCGCCCCTATTCCAACCCCCACTCCCACCCACACATGCTCCTCATTGTTTTCCCTTCCGTTCAGTCCTCGCATTTCCATTTCTTCCCTTCCCGCTGCGACCCTCGCTCCGCCTGAGCCCACTGACATATACATTCTTCTTATAATCTCTTCTCCTGTGTTCAGGTCTTCCACTGTGGTTGTTGCCAGTCTGTAGCAGCACACTACACACATCACTATCAGCAGCGTCATCAGCGCCACAAACATTGCAAGCAAAAACACTGCTATTCCTTTCATTTCAAAGTCTTTGTACATAGTGATCTCCGCCACGTTTCCACCTTCTTCTCTTCTGTACGCGCCGCTCTTCTCAGGTATACACAGCAGCAACCCCAACATCATGGTCAGCATCTGCACCATCTATTTAAAACACAACATCCTGTTACTTCACTGTGTTGTTTCACCATGCTCCTAAAACTATTTAACTGCTCGCCCTCTCTCCTTCTCACACCACAGCTGGAATGGCATCCTCAATTTCTTCTCTACTTCCCCAGTTGCCACTTGCTGTCTTCATTCAAGAAAATCAGGCTATTTATGCAGATAGCTCTCTCACCCCTGATGAGAGCGCTGTTGTCTACAAATTTACTAACAGAGATGGTGACTTTACCATCATTCCCAACAAAACTATGGCACAACACATTGTCATCTTCATTTCCAACAAAGGACCCAATACCCATCCGTACAGACTTCGCAGGCGCAAGGAGATTGCATTCCTGTCCTTTGTGCTTTCACCTTCTGTTCAGCACTCCGTGTTAGGAGTCCCTCCATCTACACCCTTCTACAGCAACAGACCTCTTATTTTTGAGTATGGATGCAACCTTAACACCAGATTTTCCACTTTGTCTTATGAGCTAGCCCTTTGCTTTCCATTGCTAGATATCAAGACTCTTCTTCGTGTGGAGACAGGGAGACGTTTTGTCACAAAGCTTGCACAATATCCACAGAGTGACCAGGTAGACATTTTGTCTGATCATCTCATTCAATACTCTGATCTGGTTCCCTACAATTTCGCTCGAGACCTTGAGCGCAATCTGCCAGTCACACCTCTAGCAATCCCTGTTTATGTGGATAACTACTTCTTCACTGATCCTATCACTACTTTGGTAATGCTGCCACCCAGTGGCCAACTCATGTCATTAACTACTCAAGCTTCCATTGCTCCAGATGCTTCCCACAAACAATACCCAGTAGTTACCTCTCATACATCCATGCACTTTTTCCTCTGGGGTACAAAGCCTCAGGGATCCCATACACAACCGTGTCTTACACATTTACACAATGAAGCTATTATGATGGGTCATCCTCAGCTCAATGGCCCCTGGCTACACAGATCCATCCTGCCTTTTTGTGACATACATGCAGCAACAACTGGAGTTTACTCTCTTACACCAACTCTCTCCTCTGGACATTACACTGAGAGTCTTAGAGAGATTACACAGGCCACTTCTGTATACTCCCTAACTTTAAACAAGACTGGAATTCCTGTTGTTGGAGGTTTCCTAAGAACTTTTGATAACAAGTTTAATCAAATTGACTTCCAGACACTCATTTGCTCAGCTACTCTGGCAAGCAGTCGCGTCCAAGCACTTAATACCTCCAGGTTTAAACCTGGGCAGTTCATCCTGGCTCTTGGAGACTTCTTGCCAGTCACAGACTTCGACCAACAACCTTTCAGCTACCGCAGCAGTGCATACATCTCTAACAATATTCAAAACACACTTGATCTCTTTGCAACAACTGTTGCCAGGGGATACACTACAAGCCTTCAGAGACACGTAGGTCATGCTACCGTTGAGGACCATCTTTTCAGTTTGTTGCCACGTGGTGGCGCCAAACTCTACCTTTCCAAACTACCAAAGGAACTCACAAAACAAGTTGTTGGCCGAGAGCATCTTATTGATGATATTAGGCTATTTTTTTCAAAGTATTATTTGCAGACTTCTTCTTCTCAGATTTTTATTGTTGTCAGTGACACTCAGGTTGGCATACAAAATAGGCCATGTTATCAGCTACTTATGAGAGCAGCAAGCTTATGTAAATGTCCCTGTAAAATTATAGGCCAAACTTGTTCTGAAAATGGGATACATTTCTTTAATGACCTTGGCAGTGAATTTTCTGACATAGTCTCTAGAAATGATCCTGTCAGTGAAGCCTCCTTTGTGATCTTTAAAACATCCAAAGTTAAAAATATTATCCAGCAATTTCCAGACAGTACAGACATTGAAACACTCATGACCTCTGTTACCCCTGGTCATATAGACTGGGAGTTTTACAACCCATCTTCCACAATATGCCAACTTTTATGCCACCCAACAATTGGCAGTAAGGAGTTCTTTGTCAGGCGCAGCAACAGGTGTGGGAATGGCCTTGTAGCTCAACAGCCAGGTATAGGCCCACTGGACCTGCCTCTTGCTGATTATAGCCTCATATGTGATTCTGCACTGTATGACATGACTGGAAAAATAAGTAAACAGACACCTGATATGTCTGAACATAAAATTGTACACATCTCTCACAAAGATGCTCATAATCTATGTGACAACCCTCATGGTTGGTTTACATCACAACACAACAGCAAAGTTGCTAGAACAGCTCATGTCATGGCAGTTGGAGAGCAAGGATATAAAATGATGAATAACCCAATTGTTGGTCCACAATATGGAATAGCAGAGCTAATAACAAACATAATGTTTGGGCCAGAGTTTCACTTGTCAGATTTGCACATTTCAGCAGCTATACACTGGAACACTGTTACACACTACAGAGCAGAGCTTGAAAGAGTATTATTTGGAATTAAGGAATTTTGTTCACAACTTGGAGCTAGTATTGTGTTTACTTCAGCATGCTCATCAACACGCCCACAACCAGGATCATTTACAACACCATCTCCAACACCAAACCTAATTTCCTTCGCAGGGAAAGCTAAGGTTTCAAGTATAAAAAGAGTGACACCTGAGCTACAAGCCCCGGGAAACATTTTAATTCACTTATCAGTAAGCAGAAATATACTGCTTGCTGGATCTACTTTTGAACATACTATGTGTGGTACAAAATATCCCTTACCACCTATTGAACCAGCTCACATAAGTGACCTTTTTTATTTAGTTCAGACTCTTGTAACCAATGACCTCATTGTAGCTGGTCATGATATCAGTGATGGGGGATTGATCACATGTTGCATAGAAATGGCATTGGCTTCACAGATGGGAATAACCTTAAAAATAACTGAAGGCATAAACTGCATGTCTGTGCTGCTGTCTGAAACACCAGGTGCTGTTGTAGAGGTTCCAGAACAATATGTTAACGAGGTTCTTACTATGTGTGATAGATTTAGCACATTTGCTACAGTAATTGGAGAAGTGAACAACAATGAAAAGCCAAAGCACATCACAGTTATTCAAGGAAATGAAATTTTTTTTACAATTTCTTTAAGTGATGCTCTTACACACTGGTCATACACATCAGATGAAATGTTTTTGAAATTTGCAGCTCAGTTAAATGAAGGTGAGATGTATAGAAAGGACTATGGAAATAATGAGATTGATGTTGGCTCGTTACATAATGAATGTCAAGAGAAGATGCTTACTTTATTTAGAACACCAAATCAGGCCATAGGGGCAGCAGTTCTTTGTTTACCAGGATGTCCAAAACCTGTCTCCATGCTGTCAGCATTAGCTAATTCTGGATTTACAGTCTCAATTTTAACAATGTCTGATCTGCAGACACCTGACAGCCTCAAAGCCTTCACAGGCCTAGCTGTTAATGGGACTTCTGGCATGAAAGACTCATACACTGGATGTAGGGCTATAGTTCAAAGTATTATTTCTGACAATGCTGTAAGAGATTCAATACTCAGCTTTCTCAAAAGAGAAGACACTTTTTCAATTGGGTGTGGAGAGATGGGATTTGAACTACTTGCAGCTTTCCAAGCATTAGATATACCTCAAAGTGAGAAAATAGAAATAGGGCCAAGTAGCTACAAGGACAGGCAAATAGAACTGCAGTTAAATGCTTCTCATTTGAGTGAATGTCTATGGTTAAATTTTCAAGTTCCACAAACAACTAAGAGCATAATGCTAACTCCCCTAAAAGGAATGATTTTACCTTGTTGGACCATTGGAGACCACCTTGGAGTTAAGTTTGTAACAGGGGGACTTGAATACTCACTTCCTCAATTTAATATGGTTGCATTAACATTTCATGGAGCAAAGGCAAAAGAATGGAATTTTGCTACTAATTATCCTAGAAACCCAACAGCAGATTACAACATTGCTGGCATATGTTCTCACGATGGGCGCCACCTGGCACTAATATGTGACCCATCACTTGCCTATCACACTTGGCAATGGCAACATTGTCCTAAAACCTTCAAAAATCCCATAACATCACCATGGGCACTCATGTTTCACTATATGTTTCTATACTCTGTAAAGAATAAACATGAATAATTTTTTTAAATTTATTGTCTTTTTATTTTTTTTTGGTACATGATGCAAAGAATATTATTTACAAATAAGTTTTCAGAAAGAGATTTTTATCTAGAACATGAAAATCGTCTTCGCACGCGCCGAGTACTGAATATATACACCATAGATTGCAAAAAACATTGACACAAGCCCAATATTTTTGAAACCATTATAATGGTATCAATTGCACCTCTTCTATAACAACTGTCTTCAATGGCATTTAGACTTAACATGGTACTAAGGAACTTTCCAACATAGAATGGGACCCAGCAAATAAGAAATGCACATACAAGTAGTAATATAGTTCTCATGGCTTTTAGTCTTGCTTTAAATTTAGAAGTACACAGCCTATAAACACACATTCCATAAAAAACTATTAATATTACAATAGGAAGGAAAAATTTTAATATATATTCAAACAAACTTAATTGAAACTTTGCATAAACTGTATTGGCCCCAACATCTAAAGCACACGCAAAAGTTGTTTCAGATATCTTTAAATCAGAGTAATTTACTGCATCTGGCAATGACAACAAAATAGATGCAGTACATGTTATCAAACACAGGATGGCGCCACCTCTCACAGTTTTTATTGGCGTACATGCAGGAAACCATATAGCAAACCATGTGTCTATACAGAGGAGGCAAACAAAAAAAACATTTCCAAGTCCAAATACATTGTAACAGAGTGCCATAACTTTACATAATATAGTGGTATGAATACCATTTAAAAAACACAGCTTTAAACACATGTAAGCACATGCTAAGAAGGAATTTATGCCCATAGATAACAAAAGAATATGACATGTTTTATTAATGGGCCCAAAACAGAGTTTATATAGAAATGATACATTGCCAAATAAACAGAGCACAAGGCATACACCCAGAACTATCATATATAAACTACGAGAAATGAGAATTCCATTAGAGCAGATACTTTCTACATAAGTTACATTATATTCATAATCTTCATAAGTATCATTAGGGAAAATATCAGACCAATTAAATTGATCAAAATCAATTACTATTCCATTATACATTTTGCAATAATAATATAGATTGTTAGAGATAGACAATGCTAGTTATGCTCAATCATACCTTGCCAGTTAACAGACCAGCCCCTGCCTGCAAAAAAAGCAATTGGTAGGAACTTGTGTGTTTGAAGTGTATATATACCTCAACCACACCCAGGCCCTGGATAAAAAAAGTTCATGTTCTAGAAGGTGAACATAACAAGTGTTGTTTCACCAATGAACATAAACAAACATTCATATATAATTTATTTAAGTGTGTTTTATTAATATTCTGTGGTATGTTACATATTTATTTTTAGGAATCATGTCAGGACATTATTTTTTGAGGAGCTCTTGCACAGAGGGTCACAAAACTCCAAAGCCTCCTAAAAAGAGAAGAAAACTTGACACAGGGGGACAATATAGATGTGAGCATGGGTATAGGCCAGGGTTAAGGTCTAGGTCAAAAGGTAGGCCAGGCCATGAGTCTGGACCCGCACAACAACCACAACCAGAACCTGGGCCTGAGCCTCAGCCTGAACCTGAGCCTGAACCTGAGCCTGAACCTGAGCCTGAACCTGAGCCTGAGCCTGAGCCTGAACCTGAGCCTGAACCTGAGCCTGAGCCTGAGCCTGAACCTGAGCCTGAGCCTGAACCTGAGCCTGAGCCTGAGCCTGAACCTGAACCTGAGCCTCAACCTGGAGATGGGGAAGAAGAAGCAAAAGAAGAGGAAGAAGAAGGAAATGGGGATGGAGATGGGGATGGGGATGGAGATGGAGATGGGGATGGGGATGGAGATGGAGATGGAGATGGAGATGGAGATGGGAATGGGGATGGAGATGGAGATGGGGATGGAGATGGAGAGCAATATGAGGTTATAGGTCAAAATTCCGGGGACAATCTTTCAATCACATTAAGACGACGGACACCACCAACACGGTCCCCGTCTCCTTTCTATCCACCACCACAATCTTTATCACCATCTCCAAGGCCATCTCCAAGGCCATCCCCAAGACAGTCTCCACCAAGGAGAAGACCAGGGAGACCAAGAAGGCTAAGACCAGAAGCCCAACAAGAAAATAACTCAAGACAGTACCCAAGATACCAACGAGCACCACCATTTCCTCATCCCTATACACCTCAACAGATCCCTGTAAAGTATAGAGCAGGATTTAGATTTTTTAGTTCCGGTTTGGGGGATCTAAAAAATTATCAGGAAGGACGAGGTTGGTGTTTTGGACTCGTTGTGTACGGACCAAATCCAGAATGGCTGTATAAGCTACATAGGTTTATATGTTTTCCAGGTGCTGTAAGCACCCAGGTTTTTGCTTTTCCTCATCATCCTAATGATGTTAACCAGAATATACAATCATATGGTATTAATATTTACTGTCAACGTAAGAGGACACGTAGTTGTCTTAAGCATCTAGAAAGAATATATAGCAGACGGCACGGTCAGGACACATCATCAAGCAGTTCTCGTTTTAGCCCTGGTCTTCCCATTGGTGAACAGTAAAAATTTCATTAAAATCAAACCGTGCCTCTAGGAGGAGCAGTCACATACTTTTCTGGGATAAAGCACAGTAACATCTTGTGATGACGCTGTTTCTTTAACCAATAAAATTAACTTTCGTTTTTAATGAACAGTCTCATTTTTCAAGAAGTTGGTCTCGGCGGGGTGCAAATGTGTCCTGGCTAAGTATATTAATGAAAATTATGTTGTGTATATTCTTGTTTTAGCGCCTGTCTTTTAGAAATAGCAAGATTTACCTTTGAAAATTAGGGGTTTATAGCATCTGTAGTTATAAACCCCTAATTTTTCTGGTTCATAAGACTAAGTCAAGAAAATTAGACAGGAAATGGAAGCCATTTTGGTGTGAAAATTAAATATTCTGAGCTATTTCTTATTACTGTTGTAAAAACTAAGGTAGCTGATATTTTGTTTTTTTATTTTTTTTTTCAGATAGACATAATTTAAAAGATAATTTCATATACTGGTAAAAACACGGGTAGACAGCGTGGTCTTACATGTATATGAAGAGTAAGCACCACACTTTCTATCTATGTTTTTCCAGTATTTATAGCTATAATAAAAGTTTTTGCTGTTAATTTAATTTTAATGAAGATAAATTACAAAGGTGGGAAAATGTGGGTAGGCTGTGTGGTCTTACATTTACATCAAAAGTAAGCACCATACCTTCTATCTATGTTTCCTCTCCATTTTTCTCATGTGTTAAAATGTGTTTTGTTTTTACAAATTTATTTTTAAGAGTATACCAATACTAATAAAGATAATTTGTTCACAGCTTATAATGATGCCATCATGACACATTAGTGTTATAGATAGCGCAGCCTTATACATTCTGTTTGCAAAAATACAGATATGTGTAAAACTGCACTAATTTATGACATTTTTGTTATTGGCAAAAGTGCGTTTGAGCTGCAGGTGAAATACATCCAATGCACGTTACAGGCTGGTGTAAAGTTAATGAGGTATGTCAAGAAATGTGAATACTATAGCATACTTCTTGACATACCCCGTTGACCTTGACAGCTATTCATCACATGCTTCCTAAAGCAAGTTTTAATGATTATGTCTAAAATTATGCAAAGTGTATTTTAAATAATAAAAGCACACAAACTTCAGCAAAAATAACTTTATTTAAATGGATGGGACAATCTGAGACGCTCCAGACCACCTGAATAAAAATGATTTTTTTTCCAAATACTTTGTTTTGTTTTGTTTTCTTTCACATAAAAATAATCTTTCTTTGTTGTTGGTGTGAAATAATGATAATCAGACGTCCACTTATAAAAATGCTTAGTTGTTGTATAAAAATTATTTTGTTTCACATAGTGAGTAGCATTATTTATGTTTTTATTCATGATGAAATTTTCCACTCGTTCCATATGTACTGCAAACAAACATAAATTCAATTATAGATCAACTTTATTCAAATATAACTTAAACAACTCAAAATATACTTTTATCTAAACTTAATCAGTTAAATCTCAAAAATGTATGTGCTCACAGGTAAAGTTTCAACATGGTTGCAAAAATACATAAAATTCACAGCATAAATTTAAAGTTCTAAAATCCCAAGATGTGATTTTAGAGGGGCTGTAAAATTTCTAAGGCCTTGCCTGGAAATTTAGCTGGGTTGTAAAATTTCCAGGATCCAGGGTGGGATTTTAGCTGGGTTGTAAAATTTCCAGGATCCAGGGTGGGATTTTAGCTGGGTTGTAAAATTTCTGGGGCCTGGCCTGGAAATTTAGCTGGGTTGTAAAATTTCTAGGATCCAGGGTGGGATTTTAGCTGGGTTGTAAAACTTTTTTAGCTTGCACCGAGCTCGAAGCCGGGGCCGTTCTGGCAACGAATGACCAGCTCTCAACGCCTTTTATACCTTCACAGTTCTCTACTGCAACCATTCTCATACCATACAGGTTTAACATGTTCTATTAAATCTCATACTGATGCTCTTTTCTAAAAACAGCAGGGGTAATTCATTCTTAAACAGCCGAACGAGAGATTTAATAAAATTCATAAAAAGGGAGCATTTGCCTGCGACCCTATATATGTATATACATATATAAAAAGTATAAACCCCCCCTACCCCCCCAAAAGTTTATCGAGCTCTTTGATTGGCTGTGCTGGATTGGCCAATCGCGGGGGCCTTTACTGAAAAACGGCCAATCAGAGAGCGCGATGACAGATGCCAGCCAATAGAGAAGGAGCATATTGGCGGCCATGTTCTGTTGCTAGGCATTAAAACGCGGCGTCAGCCAATCAGAAACATGGCATCACTGTCATGGCCGCCCCTGAACAAAAACAAACTAAAAATCATGGGACGGACACGCCCGTGTTTTTTTGGGAACAAAAGCGGTGACATAATCTCTGTTTTATTGTTTTCCAGTAGATTTACTACTGCTCATCCCATCGGTGCCGAACACGGTTAGTCAGAGACGGAAACCCCCGTAAACGCCAAAACACCAAATCCACTGTCAAGTTTCTCTGTCAGGATGTCAGCCGGTGAAATGAACTTTTCACCCCGGTCAAGAGATCCCAGGTGATTGGTATGCTAGGGACTAAAGTGGGCGGTGAGTATGAGATGTGGTAAGTCTGCTTTTTTTTGAACTTGTCAGGTTTAAGCCTTTTGTCCAACCCTTGCAGGAAACAGGGAGGATTTTTACTGAGAATTGCTTTTTTTTTTTCGTTTCCGTTTGCCCAGGGTACATTCTGTGGCCGGCGATTAAAGAAATTTGTGGGTGCTTGCGGTGTCCTAGCAATAAAACTGCAAAAGAAATATATGTTTCTTAGAAAAACAACATGACAGCTCTGACAGGAAATCAAAACCTTTAAGCATTAAAGGGCACCAGAGGCAATTTTTCCCAAAAGATTCCTTTAATATACTGCTTGGTAAGGTATGGCATAAGAGTCATTTCTTTTTGGAATGACCAGATTTTTGCTATAAATTGCAACTCAGTTCTATTTTGGATCATATATCCAGAACACCGTGCAGCCACTGCTTCTTGTTTTACACTTGCAAGATAACATCACACGGTGGCGCTGTTCTACAATTATTAGATACACTGTTTAAAAAACCTGTACTGTTTTGAGTGCAGTCTTCCTGCATCTTGCTTAAAAAGCTTAATAAAAAAAAGATAAAACATGGCTATAAATCACGATGAGAAAAAATACCTTGATCTAATTAGAACTATTTTAGAGCAGGGTATCAAGAGAGATGATAGAACAGGTGTTGGGACTCTGTCTATTTTTGGAACACAAACAAGATATTCACTTAGAGGTCAGTTTCCACTGTTTACAACAAAAACAGTTTTTTGGAGAGGCGTTGTTGAGGAGCTTCTTTGGTTTTTAAGTGGTTCTACAAACTCTAATGATCTGGCAAAAAAAGGAGTTGCTATTTGGAATGCTAATGGGTCAAAAGAATTTCAGAGAAAAGTAGGTTTAGATTTTAGGTCCCAGGGAGATCTGGGGCCTGTTTATGGTTTTCAATGGAGATTTTTTGGGGCAGAATATAAAGGATGCGAGTCTCAGTATACTGGAAAGGGTGTGGATCAGATTCAGAATTTAATTGAGGGTATACAGGTAGAACCATATAGCAGAAGGCATGTTTTAACAGCCTGGAATCCTGCCCAACTGAGTTCCATGGTTCTGCCTCCATGTCACATCATAAGTCAGTTTTATGTTGCAAACGGGGAGCTCTCTTGCCAATTGTACCAGAGATCAGCAGACATGGGTCTGGGTGTTCCTTTTAATGTAGCCAGCTACAGTTTGTTGACATACATGATTGCTCACCTGACAGGGCTTACACCTGGTGAATTCATACATACAATTGGGGATGCTCATGTCTATATGAATCACATTGAGCCACTGAAACTCCAACTCACAAGGGAGCCTCTCCCGTTTCCCACACTATCCATAAACAAGGATATCAAAAATATAGAAGACTTTAAGTTTGAAGATTTTATTTTGGAAAACTACAAACATGCTCCCACCATACACATGCAGATGGCTCTGTGACACCACTTTGTTTAAAAATTGTTAATAAAAATAAAGACAATTTATTTATTCAACAATCAGCTTTATTGTCTGTTTTTTTAACAGTAAAGAGTCAACCCCTGTACAATTTGTAGACAGTGTTTAAAAGCCTGCAACCAACTGCTGTCCATTTAAAATCTCCTGCTTGATTTCATCTGTGTAATCCAGTGCAGAGATTGCTTCACATATGGCTGTTTCTGAGTTGGAGGCACCCTTGGATTCTACAGAGATGGGATCAAATTTTATGACATATGATTGTTTGATGCAGTCTATAGTTATTTTATATTCTGGAAGGTTGTCCGTTAGTAATCTTAAACATATTTCCCCTATATGTAAATTTTCATGGTTAAATATTGTAAACATAATCAAAGAATTTTCCTTTTCCAGGAATACAGGAAACATTTCTTCACATAGATTCCGAAGTACCAAGTATCCATAAAGAAGACCTGGTTGCAGAAAGCTCTGCTTCACAGTGTTCATGGAATGGCTAAGTAGAGATAAATAGAAGTTTTTGTTTTGCACTACTTTTTCTGCATTGTTAAAAAAAGAGACACTAACAGAGTATAATTCATCAGCATTAAGTTTCTTCATGGTGTTTCCATTGTGTTGCCACTTGTGTGTCTTGGAAGCCTGGTCACTACAACAGTCACAGTGAAACCCCATATTTGAAACATGGCCAAATGGAGATAAAACAAGACACCTTCCAGGAGCAACCTGGTCTATCTCCAGAGGCAGAAAAATAATTTTAGAAGTGCAGATTGGAGTGTCCATCTCTCTTAAAAAATCTTTTCCAAGCTCACTGTTCTTGCTTATACCAGCAAAGAAAATGCTGCTGGATAATGGGTCTTTAACATCAGAGTTATGTTTTGAAGATGATTTCTTGTAAGGGTGTTGTTTATGTTTTCTAGAGTTGTAGCTCTTATGAGATTTCTTGCTTTTTTTAGAGTGTATTGATTTTCTATCTGGAGATAATGGCCTCTGAAAGTAAAAATCCTGGGATTGTTCATTCTGTTCACCAGAAACTCCCATGATGTTAACAGTAGATGTGTGCTGTGTGAAACGTGTGCAGGGTGTGAAGGTTGTGTTTCTTGAGGAGAGTGTTTAACTCTTTTATAATTTCAAGAAATGTTGTTTTGCCCACCTTACAAGTTTGTATGCTTTTGAATATAGTTACTAGTGTGTCCAATGTCTCACAGTCTAGAAGATGGTTCTGTTGCAGATGTGTTCCAATAGCCAGGGAGGATTTAAGCTTTTGAAATGATGATGCTTCAGGTATCTTAAATAAAATATCTGTACATGTTGCTGCTGTGTTGACAGTGCACAATGGATCACAAAAGAGATGTTTGTGAATCTCCTGTGAAGAACAGCCCTTTATAATGGTTCTGAGGAGGGGGTCAGAGATATAGGCCATTGATGATTGTTCATGAATTATAAATGAAATTCTATCTGTGAGCTTCACATTGTTATCTATTGACATTAAGATGTCATTTTTTAGCTGAGCAAGTGCTTCATGTGCATCTGGGTGTGAGGACACACACTCACATAGCATGCAAACAGAAGCGGTGTTGTTTTGTTTTTTTAGCTGTAGGGATTGAAAGAGAAGGCAAGGCCCTTGACACATATCACCTGTCTCTGGATAAGATACATTTAGATCAGTATATTTTTCTGCAAGGAATTTGTTTTGATGACTTAGAAGGTCAGAATGCTTCCAGATCTCAACAAACACAGACAGGAATTCAGATTTTGTTTTCAAATGAGGTTGGGCAAATACAATTTGCAATGATGAGGGAAGCAGCGCCTCTGGTGTTTTTGTAGGCAATGGGGCAGTTTTAACTTGTTGTCTTAAGAAGCTGCAGCATGCAGGTTGAGTTGTGGTTTCCATACTTCCAGGGTGTTGCAGAGACTGCCATATTGTTTTAAAACAAAATAAGTTTGAAATGGAACCAGTTAGGGATCCTCTCAAAAATTCATTTTTTAAAAAATTTAAGTTAGAGATGTCTAGCAAGTTTCCAGAGGACATTGGTCTGTAACATTTGTGGATAAAGAAATGTAGTTGCAGGTCTATACCCAAGATATTTCCTGGTTTGTACAATGTAGTTATCTGTAACACTGAAGGAAAATAAGTAGTTAGTAATTCCAGAAAGTCTGCAGCAATCATGAATGTTGATGACCAACTTTTGGGTGCATATAAAGCAAAAAGACATAAGCATGAATAATCTTCATAAAATTGCACTGGTGGGGGATGTTTGTTTACAAGATTGTATACTAATTGACATATCTTGCAGTGGGAACATTCAAGAAGAGATTTGTGCGTGTTGGTCAGAACTGGGCAGTTCAGTGCTGTTTCTGGACATCCTGGATGAAAAGAAAAATCAAGCAAGTTCTGTAGCTGCTGTAAGTGTTTGAAGATGACTTCTTTTCTCCAAGGTAAGTAATGACACATCCCCACAGTAAAACTTGCATCCACACTACACAAGACACATGGACAACTGGCTCTTCTGCTATTCACGCTGCTGGCAACTTCTTCCGAGAGACCTTGAAGAGAGAGGAGCAACTGCTTTACTCTTAAGGTATGTGTATGCACTCCACAGTACACAAACACAATGCAACTCTCACATGAGACATTTACCCTTCAGTACCTACTATTCTTTCACTTTTCATAGTTTTGTGAGCAACTTTGGCATAATTTCATTAAATTGGGTTTTGTGAAGGGGATAAATAGGACCTGTAACTTTAGAGTTGAGGCTTTATGGACTATTCAGGAATAGTTTTGGATGTAGAGGACAGCTTGATTGATTTCGAACTTATGGTTCCGGAAGATATCAGAGTAATAGCTCCGACAGTTTACACTCGCCTAAATATTCTAAATTATTGCCAGTTTCTTGCAGTTTTTTTAAGACACGGTCAGGCAACTTGTGACTGTGAACACTCTAAAATCATACAAGCTAAAATTGAAATAATAAAGCAGATAATTTCTCGCATTGTTCAAACGGACACAGTATTTAATGTTGTAAGTACCAGCTAACAGCTCTGATGCTGTATTAGTGCAACTGCACAAAACTAAACATTTCACTTTTTTGAAACACTAGAACCATGAATGGTGGAAAAAAACTTGTGGGACAGTTGTGCCAGGTTGTAAAATCATTTTTATGTCAACCTGGCACTGCTGTTGAGATAATTCAGTGTGTGGTTGGGCCTCATGTTTTTGCAAAGGGGTCTAGTCAGCCAATATGCACCATTAAGATGATCCATGGACAGATATACAATTTGGAATTTGTTTACAAATACTGGTGCCATATACTAAGAACTGAACGGTTTTTGTTTTCTCCTGTTTTTATTATATCTAACAATGGACTGGCTGTCACATTGAAGTGTTTTCTTTGTGAGCCCAGAGAGATACAAGGCCAGTTTGGACAGCGCATGAACATAGAGTCAGATGTTAATCTTTATAAAAATGCTTCAATTGTTTTGAGCCAGGATGATTTTATGAAATTTAAAACTAATGTAGTTTTTGCTAAAGATCTGAATGTGTGCAGCTCTATGGTTGTATGTAGAACATACTTGACAGAAACAAGACAGACTCTGCAGTTTTTAGTTGTCAAAGCTAAGAATCCAAAAAGAATTTCTGCAATTTTGCAGACAATGATGGCTACTCTTGGATATGATAAACATAGATCTGATGAAGATCTTTGCAAATTTGACAAAGATTCACACACTAAGAGACAACCCCATAAAGAGAACGCGCCAGAAGACAGTGAACCTTTTCAAGAAGAACATCTAAAAAAGCTAAGGAAGTTACATGACCGTGCAAGATGGCATGTCTTTCCTTTCCAAAAATATATGATCAGATCTGCAACAGTCTGTGTGCTGGTCCTTGCAGTGTTTGGTCTCTTAAAGCTTGTGGTATAGTTGAAAAGATATGTAAAATTTTGCAGATAAATTACAGAGAGTTCCACCTTTTTGTGACATACAGCAACAAATATTGGCTACCTGAAGATTGTCCAAAGTGGGTAGATTTGTTAGACACTTGCCATAATATGGCTGATTTTATAAATTGTATGTATGGTGCAGCTGGGATATCTGAAAATAACTGGGTTTCTCTAAATGATTCTTTAATTTTGATGCAGTGCTTTTTTCTGCTTTATGTGTTAGTCATTTTGACAAAGATACCACTTACTTGCACTGACATACGCGCTATTTTTAAAAACATGGATAGTCAGGTGCTATGGACAAAACTTTTAACTCTACCATTTTATGCTGCAGCTATTGAGTTCTTTGAAGTGATTCATCTACCAAAGTTAACATTTCCACTGGTGAGAAGTAACAACAACATACTTCCATTGCTAATTGAGCTTAAAAAAAAGCCAAGACAAGTTTTTCAGACAAGTTTTCCGTTATGTGTCCCTGCACCACACAGAGTTATGGAAAGATCTGACACATTCTATCCAAAATTAATTCCTACAGAGAGTTCTAGTGAGGCTAAATTTATAGATGCTCTTAAGGATCATGCTCAGTCTGTTCCTTGTGGTAATCCTTTTGAGAGTATGATTATGAGCCTTGTATTTGAGAGCATGATCACATCTAAATCTGTTGTTCTTCCTGCTAACATTGAGTTAAAAACATTTATTAGTCATGAGCTGTACACTAGAGTTCTTGCCCACAGCTTACTAACACCATTTTTTAGCATTCCTGTTCATATTAATGACAGTTTTCATCAAAAACAAGATAAATGTAACACTGGAAACTTAGCAGTGGTTTGTATAGAATGTGGCCACTGTCTAAATTTTGGAAAAGGTAGGTTTAAAAAGGTGTCTTTTAACCCAACACATGTGTTTTACTGTAGAGATCAAAAGGAGAAATATTTTACTATATGTGCATCAACTGGTAGGATTTACTGTTCCTTTTGTGGGAGTGTCAACATTAAACCATTTCAGATGAAATTTAATATTGGCTCACAACACTATATAAGGGCTGTTATTGCTAGTAATTGTAGTATTGTTTTGTCCAATACTGGCGAGGAGATTGATGCTGTTCTGCCCTGTAAAACTAATGGTTGTTGTGGAACTTTGCTCAAAAGAATTTCCATAGTATCTCTGTTGTATAGTACTGCAAGTTGTGAATTATATTGTTCAAAGTGTACCCAGCTATAAAATATTACAATGGGCCTTGAAGAAGAGCTATTGGAGGCCTCTAAAGAAAAAGAGAGAAAAACCACTTATGGAACTTTTCCCATGCTAAAATTGCCTATTATTCAATCAAAGTTGGAACAGATAGATGCTTCAGGAGAAACAGCAGCAAAATTAGCTAAAATTGACATAAAAGACGCAGATGAAGAAGTGCTTGAAAGACATAGGCAACTTTTTTTATGTTATTTGATAGCCAGTTCAATTTATGAAAAATCTTCTTCAGAAAAACTTGGAATTAGAAGAAACATACACCTTGGGACCCTAGAAGAGCGCAAGATAAATAAAAAAAGGATGGAGATAGAAAAGGAATCATTATTTGGAAGTGTATCCACTGATGATTCCTTTTCTATCACAAATGGAAATGAGTCCAAAAAGTCACACAAGAATAAAAAATAATGAAAATATTGTTTTATTTTACAAATAAAGAATTTTAATTTTCTCAATTGTGTGTAGTAATATGTTTGCTGTGTCAATTACCTTAATTTTGATAGAAGATATAAATTGGAGGAGATGGTTTTTGCTTTCTCCTAAGTTAGTTTCAAACAAAAAAATATCATTTATGGGTTCCTGGTCCATGTTTTCTATGAGAGGGACAGCTTTTCCTTGATTATATTTTCCATTTATTATATCATCAAGAGTTAGAGGGCTGTACACAATAGATGGTTTTTTTGGAGAAAATTTGAATTTGGGTTCTGGTGATGTTGGGGGTGATGTTGGGGGTGATGTTGGGGGTGATGTTGGGGGTGATGTTGGGGGTGATGGGGATGGGGAACCTGTGGTCCAATGTGGTTCACTCTCCTGTCTGTCTATGTATCCTTGAAATGAAGATATCATATCATCTTCAAACTCTTCAGCTGTTTCAAAGCCATCATCATCTATTATGGATATTTCAGGGCTTTTATGTTGAGTTTTTTTAAATCTCAGGTCAGAAAATGCTTCATCTTCACCATCTGACTCTTCCACCTGACTTTGAATTTTACTGAATGCTTGTGATTCTTTATATTTTTCTTCCAACTGAGAGTCATTAAAGTTAGTATGCTTAGGGTGTGTTTGTGTATATGTTGGATCAAAGGCAGGCCTTGTTCTGTGGGAAAATTCTTCTGGTTCTGTATGTGTAACAGGGAGGTTTAGACCTTCTAAACTTTGAAAGGTTGGAGCAGGTTGATGATCATGTGCATCAGAGTTATATTTTATATTGGGTAGATAAGATTGATGCTGGTTTTCATTAAGAGCTGTAGATTTATTGATTAATAGGTCAGAAAACTTAATCTTATTGAATGTCATTTTTTTGTCTTGTTCCCTTTGAAACACAGATTCATCATGTTTGTTAGAAAATCTGTGAACTTCTTGTTCAAAGGGAACATCTGGTCTGGTTTGAGTTTTTAGGTTAGAACAATGGGTGTGTTGGGTGGTGCCACATACCTGGTTTACTTTGAGAACATTCTGTTCTTCTGGAGAAAAAAAAGGTGTTTGTGGTTTTGTTTTTTTATCTTCTGGAACAAAAGTGAAGTTTGGGTCTAGGGCATTACTTGCAAGAGAAATGCAATCTTGAGTGATTTTAGCTGTAGTTTCCATTGTGTGCCATGTAGGCTTGGTGGCGCTACTTGTCAGTAACTTATTGGTTGAATCATGTGACCCAGATGATATAATGTTTTTTGCAGACCTTGTCTGCTTTGTGGTTATGTTCGTAGTAACACCTTCAACTTGTGAAAATTGGGGTTGTTCTTGCCTTTGATGGCCAATGGGGGAGTGCTTGCTTTGAGAAATGTCTTTGTTGTGGCTTGCTTGACTCAGATATGTTTCCGTTTTCTTGGAGTTTTTTGTATGACTTTCAAAAAAATCTTTTTTATGAATGACATTTTCTTTTGCTTCTGTGGTTTTTGTATGCTCTATGGATTGTCTTGAAGACTCACAGTTTTTAGTTGTTGGGAATTGTCTCAATGTCTCATTAATTTCAGATGGGTGTTGGTATGTTTTATTTTCACAATATTGTGAATCAATCTTATATTTAGTAGGTATGCTTTCTTCTTCCAAATCTTCAATGAATTCTTGAATGTTTTCAGTGTGCTCATGTGTGTGGATATCTGGAGGAAACTGCTTAAAGACATCAGAAAGTTTTATGTCTTGAAATTTTGAGGTGATATGAGAAAAGTATTGGCAAATTTTGTTGCTTGAAATAACACCTTTTAGATTTTGTGAAGAAATTAAAGTTTCTTTGGGCCAGTTGTCATTATCTTCTCCAATAATTAATTCCAATTTTGTGGGAAGAACTATGGGACTATTTTCTGTAACCTTGTATGCTCTGTTTAGGTAGTTGTTTTTGTCCACCATAACAAGAAGATGCTCTTGTTGTGGCTTTTTGTTTGTATCTAAACCTTCAAGCCACTTTGATTGTCTTAAAAATATTTCTAGTTCTTCTCCAAATGTAAACATGCTCAAGACTTTTGGAGTTATCTTTGTTGTTTGTCTTGGTGTTTCTTTAAGTGTTTTGTATGGCTCTTGGATTCCTGTACCATCTAAAACAGGAGAAACTAAGAAAATGTCACCCATTGAAAAGTTTTTAGCCCATGGGTCATCTGGTTGTATAAATAGCTGAAATGAAATATTGGAAACAATTCCTGCCATAGCAATTTCAAATGCAGTGATTTTAAGTTCCTGTGATGGAGCTGTCTCTGGTGCTGAAACAGTTAACACTTTTCCAGTTAGATTTCCATATGGGCCTTTGATGTTTTGTGTGTTAGTCACAGTTTCCATTATTTGTGGCATTGTTGATGTGTATTGTGAAGCTGCTATTTTTTCTAGGAGTTTTTCAGGTCCAGATAAGTTTAGATCAAGTGGCTTTAAAGAGCACCATAATTGATCAAGAACTATTGGATCTAATGTAAGCAGACACCAAACCATATAAAAAATTCTTGCCTTTTTTGGTTGATTTCCAATAATTGGTTCAAACATCTGGTGCATCCACATATAGTCAGTGATTTCAACATCTTTCCACAAAGATGGAGAAAATAACATAGAAATTGGATATTGGCATTTTTCTAGTTCCTTGGGTGGTGAGTCATTAGGACCAAATAAATTTTCTAGTGACATATGTGGTATTAAAACTTTTAAATGAGGCAATAAATTTCTCAGTATATTTGTGGTTTCTTGTAGAGACTGTTGTGCCATGACTGCAGCAACCAGACTTGGCCACATTGAAATTATGGCTATGGTTAGTTGCTTTGGTGATAATGTGACAAATGTAGCCTGGGAATTGCTTTTTCTGTTATCTAGGTCCTTTGCTGCTAAGAAAACTGATTGTGTGAATAAAATCATTGATAAAAATTCATTTTGTTGAAGTGTTGTTGATTTCAGGTGACTGTAGTTGTACACCTCAAGGATACCCTGGGCATTTGAAACAATGTCTTTCCATTGTGTTAAAAACAGAAAGCATGCTTCAATTCCAAGTCTATTTGATAATATTCCTGGTAGTGGCTTGTTCTGAGATTCATTACTTGTCAAATTTGAAAAAAACAAAAGTGCTTCTAGAAAATTTTCAAAAACTACCTGGAAATGTATGGGAGCACCATTTTTAGATGGTATGAGTGTTATTTGTGTTTTGTCAACAGTTGGTTTTGTTTCAAGCCACACGGGAGAGTTTTTTTTGTTGGAAATAGCTGTAAACACAGCTAGCCTTTTTTTAAGCCTTTCTGAATTGCTTTGAGTTTCCAATGAGTTTATGTTTTGAGTTAGTGGAAGCTGTTGGAATATATGTTCTTGAGCATTTTCATAGTATTTTAAAAAGTCTATTTTAAATTGTAAAAACATCTGAAGCTCCAGAATTTTACTGTATGTGTCAGGACTGCTCTCTTCTAGCTTCTTTTCTTTTGCAGTAGCTAAAATTTGTTGTGTCTGTTCTAGCATTGAGTTCAATGCTAGAACAGACAGTGTTAGATTTGAACTCTCTATGATTGGGCCTATACTGTTTTTAGCCTCTGATACATTTTCAAGGTCAGACATAATTTTTTCAATACTGTTTTTTTTATTTATCCATCCATCAACAGTTGCTTTGCCTCCAGTAACTCGTTTTGCATCTAGTGTTGATATGGCTTTGTCTAAAATTGCAATATCATCTGTATTATTTGCAGAATTTTCTAGAGATAAAGCATCTGTAATTTTATTTTTTTCTTTTTTTAGTTCCTCATTTAACAATGTCAATCTTGTTTCAAGGGTTGCTGGGCAGATTGGCAGGATTGTCTTGTAAGCCCTATCTGTCCACACGAGACAATCTTGTGTGGACATGTATGTTTCAGTGTTTATGATAGTTTTGTCTCTAACTACACCTTCCAGAAACCCTATTGGGTTACTTTTGGAAATAGGTTTTGATGAGATAGATATTGGAGCATATGGTATCAGGGTGTTTAGTATTGATGTTATTTTTGAGTTGAGGTTTGCATTTGAGGTCTTTTCCTCATTTTGAGCAACAGTGATGTCTCTTTTTAATTTTTCTGTGTGTAATGTGAGCTCAGAAAGGGCCAATGACTCATTTTCTAGAAGATTGTTTTTAAAGATAACTGGCAAGCTGTTTAAGGTTACAGATTCTTCTAATGTAATGAGTTTCTTTGGTATTTCTATTTTGGGTTGGACATTGACACTTTCATCAAAGTTGTCACTTTTAATGAGGTTTATGTATGCATGCACTTCTTTGCTGGTGTCTGCTTTAAAGTCTGATGCTGTTTTTTGTATGCTGTTAAAAATTTGAACAAAGTCTTTTGAATGTTTTTCAAGGGGTGTTCCAATAGTTGCCTCTTCAAGGTCAGTTGCTTCCAATGCCTGATTATTAATATTAACAAGATGTGCAATCTGTGTTGATTGTCTGTTAAGTTTTGCAATAGGAAATGTTGCAAGATAAAAGTTAACATGTGTGTTGTATGGTATGACCCAATTAAACTCAGGGGGGGAAAATGGCAGGCCATTTGGAAGAAGAGAGGCAATTTTAGCATCAATTAAGGCAGTTATTTGTTTTTCTATGTCTTCTGTAAGCTTGTAAAGTTTTGAGCTAAGGCTTGTTGACAAAGCAGACCCTTCCCTCGAAAACTCAGCGGCCAGAGCAGCCCAGTCTTGGGCAGTGAGAGGTTGGAAACTCAAGTTTTCAAAAGCAAACTGAATTTTGTTCCAGGCTGCCTCTCCTCTTTGGTTAATTGCAAGAATTAGCATTTTTTTTTCCAGGTCCTCTTGTTCTTTTATTTTGTTAATTCTTTGAGATAAAGCAGTTTCTGCATATTGCTTTGCCTCATCGTTTGGGGCATTTGAGATTATCTTTATCACATCATCCATGCTGTGAAGAGGAGTGTTATCTACCATGGTTTTCCAGTTTTCTTTCATTTCAGTCTGTTGTTGAGTGTAGTAATCATTTTGTAGTTTATGAATGGCTGATGAACAGTTTCTTTTTAGTAGAGCTGAAATGTTAGCATTTGATACTATTAGTTTTGCCTGAGACAGTAGACTCTCTATTTCATACCATTTTTGAGAGTCCTTTCTATCATCAAAAATTTTAATGGCATTTGCTATTTTTGCTACAGCTGCCCCAATATCTATGAGTCCCTGTGTGTTTGTGTGTTTGAGAAATGTTTGTAAACCTGTGACAACATTCACATCTAACCTTGTTGTGTTGTTTTTGCCAGACACTGCATCAATTGATTCATTGATCAGTATGTTTCCTATATTGTTGAATGCCTCATTTACTTTTGGGCTATTTTGTAAATGACGATTAGCAGCTAGAATATCTTCAATTTTTGCAATTGTTAGTGATACTGAATCTAGAGTAGTAGTGTGTATGAAGTTTACTATAAATTCTTCAGATGATGCAAGATTACTGATGTCTGCCTTTAGTTTCAAATATCTGGAATTGTGGCTTTTGCCAACAAGTGTTCCAGCATTAACAATATAGCCCTCCAACATAGAAACTGTTAATGTTTTAGCAACTGAACTATTTTCATTTTCTTTTGAAGTTATGTTAATGAGCATACTTTCAACATCATCTAGGATTCTGTCAATTGCCTGAATGTTTTCTTCTTCCTTTTGTAGTTCTTCTAACTTTAATCTAAGGCTAACAAGTTCTTTAATTTGAGTGACTGGTTCTGATGACATATGTGGCCAGTCTGTGTTTGTCATGCTTGCAAGTTCTGCACCCATATACATGAGTTGTTGCATGTGGTTATTAAGTGGCTTCTTGTCCATTTTCAGGTCCTCTATAGCAAACTTTAGAATTTTTATGGTTGAGCTCACATTGGAAATAAGTTCAATTAGGTCAGGAAGGTATGTTGTGTCCATGTTTCCACCTGTTAGGGACTGTTTAAAGTCAGTTGCTGTTGCTTTGACTCGGTCTGTCAGTGTTTCCACGGTCTGTGCCACCTTTTCTTGAAATTCTGTATTTTTTTTACTAATCTCTGCCTCAAGAACAACTGGTGTTGGCGGAACATTTCCAAATGTTGCAAGTGAAGACATCAGAGATTCAAAAACATTTTCCTCAGCACTGAGATTCTCATTTCTTTGAAGTATGGCATCTCTGAGCTGTTGAGTGTAATCAAATAGTAATGTTTTTTCTTCATGCGTGCACACAATAAAAGAATTGTTTTCAAACACTGATGTCAACAATCCACTGAATTCCTCAAAGTTAGTTTTATGTTCTTTTGTTGGGATTTTTTTAATTTCAGATAATAAAATATTTGTAATCTTCTTATAAGTTTCATGTGTTTCTGTATAAAGACTCGGCATACACTTAAGAACTTTGTTTTTTAGGTGTATCAAAAATATACCCTGGGAAAAAACATTTTTTTCAATGAAAGATGTAATTTTAGAGACTTCTAGATTAGTCTCCATGAGGTTTTCTAAATCACCTGTTGGTATTGCTAGTTTTCGTCCCCATAGAATTACAAATCTAAGTAAATTTTTAGCTTTGGAAACTACTTTATTGTTGGAGACTAAACCATGCTCTAAAATTATACCTGTCACCACCTTATTTATAGTTTGAATGGCATTAGATTCTCTGAATCCCCTGTTAAGAGTTTTATCTTGAATAAATGGAAATCCTGGTTTGCAAACAAATTCTTGAGAATTTGAAATAAATAAATCAATTTGAGAGAAATCCACATTAGGTAACTGTTGTGGAATTTGTTGTATGTTTGCAATGTCAGTGTCTTCCATTTGAAATTCCTCAATTTTTTCAATGTCCATGTATTGGTTTGTTGGGTTTTCATCAGATGAAAACCCATCATAATCAGATGTGCTAACATCTGACAGTGGTTGTGGGTCATCATCTATCCAAATATCATCTCCTGATGCATTTTCACTGTCCCAGTTAGCATTTTTTTTATACATATTGTCTTCATCATTTGAGCTTACACTTGACAGTGGGCTTCTCTGGTCTGCTGAATTGTTTCTTTTTCTTTTTAGAGACACAATGTCCATAATAAGTTCCTGAGCACCATGTGTAATTATGGGGTCTGGGGGATTTATATTAGTTTGATGTGTTGAACACATTTCTTGTTCTAGTGCACACTCAGTGGTTATTTTGTCTACTGGTGCCTGGTCTGTAATATTCTCATCCTGTTTAGTATGATCAATAAGAATATCATTATTGGTAGTATGTACCACATGTTTATCTGAGGTGTCATGTTGTGTCTGGGAAAGTTGTGGGGATTTGTGTTTTGAAGGTGTTGTGTGAGCTTTTTCAGGGGAGATTGTCTCACGTATTTCATTATCTGTGTTGGCTTTAGTGTGTATTGGTGATGCTTTAGTTTTGTATGGAGAATATGTTTTACGAGTTTTACTGAGAATTTTTCCAGGTCGTGTGTTTACTGGAGCATTTTCTGGCAAAAGTGTAGGTGTTGGCTTAGATTCTGGTAAAATGTTCTGGGTTGTTTGGTGTGTTTTGTTTTTTTCTTGTGTGTGTGTGTTAATATTTGGATCTGTTTTATCGTCTTTATCTTGGATAATGATTGAACATCTTTTGCTTACATCTGCAATGTCAATTGAGGGGCCATTTAATGGATTGTAAACTGTTACATTGTAATTATTTGTAATAAATAACTTATGATCAGAAGGGTTATATTTTTTTGGTATGAAATACAAGAAAGCACATGTGTAGATAAAACTAGGGTTACCAATATATGTTATTATATCTGCAGCATTGGAGGAACTAATTACATGAGCAAAGCTGTTTGCAATACTGGGGATACAGTGAGGGTTAAAGACATAAATAATGTTGTCCTTAATCATAATAGCCAGAGAAACAGAATTGCAGATAACAACAATATATTGAGTAATGTTGTTATAGTTTTTAGAGATTACAGATTGAAGTGGCATAACATTGTCATTGCTAACTTCAGACTCTGCTCCCAAAAGTCCATAAATTTCATGAGATTGATAAATAAAGCAACCCATGTCAGCAGTTTCAATAAAGCTTGGTATTTCAGCAAGTTGAACAAATTTATCTGGCTTGATATGCTCAGATTGTCTGAGAACAAAGTCTATTTTAGAGCCAACATTTAGAATATGATCAAGGTCAATGGTGTCTGTTATTGGAGTTTGGTTGTTGTAGTAACTGTGCATCAGAAAACTAACACAGTTACTCACACATTGCATGCCAGCATATTTTCCAAACTTGCATGCTGATTGATCACTTGTAGCAATTCCCTCTATTTTAAATTTTTTATAATGTTCAAAGAGGGATTTTGTTTTCTCATCAAGTTCTTCAAACTTTATCTTGTCCATTTTTGATACACCTTTGAGAATGGGCAATGCCCATTAACTTAAAAATTAGATGTTATAGCTTGTTCTATGCTTTCAATGCTGATGTGAGTTAATGTATCTGGTGTGTCTTTGGGAACATAAACAGAGTCTTTAAAGGTTTCCCAGTCTAGTTGTATCTGCTTAGAGTTTAGTTTGTCTGAATATGAAAGTTTAATAGAGTGGGTAGTTTCAGAGAAATCATTAAATGAATCCAATGATGGAAAGTTGTCATATATTTCCCTTATGTTTGATATGTCTTCTTCAGAAAGTATTGGATTGTTCTTGGTGTTATCTTGGATATGTTCACCTTGAGAGGACTCAATAGGTTGTTGAATACTGTCCATGAATACATTGGGGTTGTCTTTATCATCTGAGAACTCAAGGATACTTTTGATTGTTTTTTCTGGAAGCAAATCTGTTTCAAATAAAAAATTAAAATGAAGTGTTAGAGAATATGCACAGCTTTGGGTAATTGTGGACAATAGTTCTCTGTATCTTTTAAGACACCCTAGAAGTGTTTCCTTTATTTGAAAAAAATTTGGCTCAACTCTGTTAATTTTTACAGGGTGGTTAAGAATTGTCTGTGTTGCTTCCAAAATTGTTAGGCATGAAACATATGAGTTGTGCAGTTCATGACAGGCATTTGTCACAAGTACAAGGCTCTCGTGTATGCTTCTTTCAAGGGTTTTTAGAGTATCTTTAAAAATTTTTATTGAGACTTTTAATTTGTTGTCATGTTTGTGTACTGGAATTTCTATGATTTGTTCCTCAGATAAGTAGTTGTACTTTGTGTGACACAATGTGTGACTAATTTTCATTACAGACCATGTAGCATTAAGAACAGGTTGTATTTCTCTTAAAAAGTAGTTAACTGCACTGATTTGATCCATGGCCATTGGGGTATAGGCAATTTGGTAGACATTGTTAATAAAATTTGTGGGAATCTGGGGAGCATCTGGAACTGCATCTTTAATTAGCTTCCCAATTTCTTCAAGGTAGTCTAGAATGTTGATAACTGAAACCCTAGATGTGTTTTGGTCAAACAGGTCCATAAGTTGAAAATATAAGAGAGTTATTGGTCTCCTGATTTGAATTAAACCTGTTGCATCTTCCATGGCAAATAGCATTAACCATTTCAGTTTAATTAATATTGTGTGTTTTTGAGTACTGTTGCTCATTATTGTTTGTATGATGGGGAAAACTTTTGTTCTGATAAATACAGGAGCAAAGTGTTGGCTCTGAACAATATTTTGAGCATACTCTGTATCTCCAATTTCCAGAGAGTCACAGAACTTTTCAACTTCTTTTTTTGTTGCTATTGTATAATTTTTTGTTTCTTGAGATTTTTCTATTAGTATATTTTTAAACAACTGTTGTGCTTTTGTAAAGTCCCAGTCTCTTTTTAAAGAAATACTAAAGATATATTTCATAAAGTTTGATTGTATTTCTTTAAACAAGCTAAGTATTTCTTTTTCTTCAGGTTTTGGTAGAAAGATTTTAAGGCTCTGAGAGACATGCCAATCATACCCATCTTTACTAAGGTTTCCAGAATGCCATGATAACTTTGAAGATTGTTCAATAAAAGAAAGTTTAATTATATTTGTGATAGATCTGTATGATATGCTTGTGGGACTGCAGTTATTTAGACATTTGTAGAAAAAATCTGCAAACATTGTAATATTATCAATAAGATGCATGAAAGTTTTAAGTTTTTTCCATCCAATTTCAGGTTTTGGTGAAGTCATGACAACAATTGTCCTAAAAGCTATACAAGCACTCTCTGACAGTCCACATTTTATAAAAGCTGTTCTTATTGTTTCAATTTCCTGAAGAGAAAGGGAATTTTTAGTGGAACATGTTGTCTGAATAAACTGAATCAGGGATATCATAAACTGAATGCACTTTTTAACAAATGAGTTTACTGTTTTTGTTGAACATGAATGTATGTTGTTGCTGCATATTCCTTCAATTATGTGATCATACATAAACATAAAGTCTATAGTCATGGAATTTAAGTCAGAATCTCTAAATGCCAGTATGGGTCCAGCTATTGTACTGGGAACATTTTCATCAAATGCTTTGAAGATTTCTATAGCTTTTTTTTTGGCCAGTGGTAGTGTGAGAGATGTTTCTATGGGTGTAGAGTTGGGTACAAATAGATCTTGTTCCTTGGTAATTAAAATTTTTGCAAGGTTTTTTAAAGATTGAAGTTTTGGGAGGTTGTGTGTTAAATTTAGGTTGTTTATGTGTGATGTTAAGCACCACAATTCCAAAATATTTTGATTTCCATAGTTGAGTAAAGGAAAATTAATTGGTGGAAAAGTCTGCCAGTGTAATGAATAACATGAAAAAACAAGTTCTTCAACACATCTGAATATTCCAATTACTTGTGGAACTTGTATAAACACTGAAGATAATGGGTCAAAATTTAGTAGGTTATTAGCAAACTGAGAAACTATAGATGCAACATTTTTGTTGTCTAATGTATCTGCTGGATCTGTGTTGTCAAAGAGCTTTATGTTTTTAAAGTTTTCTATGATAGATAATAATGTTTTTGCAGAGTTGTGAACATCACTTTGGTTTAAAGGTAACTGTGCTTGAAATGATGATATTCTCATAAGAAAGAAAACAGGATGCTTAACAATAAATTTAGGGTAATCTTCTGTAGCATCACCTAGAGTATTTAAAAAGTTCTGTACTTTGTCGGGATCATTCAGATCTCTGATAGCTATAGGGTGTATTTCTAAGTCCACAAGCTCTTTTATTTTATTGAGAGAGCTACTGGCATTCATCATCCTGTAAGATATTTTTTCCAGAGATCTTGCCATTTGGCTTTTGTGAAAAATGAAGACTAAAGTAGAAAATGCTTTACAAGAAAATCAAAAGTTAGTAAAAGATTTTTTTAAGTTGATTCCACCTCGCAGCCACAGGTTTTCTATATCCAATGGCAATGCTTTAGCCAAAGATATGAGAAATATAATTTCTCAGTATACACCTACTTTAATGCATAACCCTCTTCAAATATTTAGAGATGACTTTTTTGTGCCTCCTTATAGACAACCATTGTATGGGGAGTTTTTAATTCATGCACAGACACTTCACAATCAAGAGCCACTGGGAACATTTTTATTTTCATTTAAACAACAAGAAAGCAGTGAAGCATCCGTTGATACGCTGTTCAGTCCAGTCTCAATGTTTAGGGTGTGTGGTCTGGATGCAAAAAATGCTCCATGTACACACAGGATTGCTAATATTTGGTATGCTTCAGATGCAGACTTTTTCAGTTCTGTTCCAAATCTTCAGAAGTTGATTGAAACACACACCCTACACAATTTTTTGACACCTGTTGGCCCTCTGGTTCAAAGCATCAATAGTACCTTTCTAAACAAAGTAACAACAGTTGTAAGGGGTGAAATTCTGACAAAGAAATCACCTCCTGAAAACATAAAGGTGTTGTTTCCAGCTGATATGTTTTATGATTTAGATGAAGTTAATTTAAGCTATAACTTTTCTGAACCAACAAGTAATAGAGCATGCTACTATGCATGTGTTTTATATGTTTTGTGTAACAACAGGCCAGCTGTGTCATTAATGTTTTTTAGGTCTGTTAAAGGACATGGGGATGTTATGAGACAAATAAAGCATTTCCTCTCTGATGCAATCCTAGCCTCAATGAAAACAGTGGAAAAATTAGCACTTACTCACTTTGCTTTCGGTGCTGTTTGTATGTTAGGCCATTCATGTGCCCAAATAAATCCAACAAAAGGGAGCTTGTATTTTAGAAGCTCCCTTTTACAGACTGTAGAAATACCAGACTTTGTATCAGATCCAAAAACTTGGATTTTGTTATAGTCTGTTTATTTCTGCTTGTGAAGTTTACCAAGATGAGCTATCAGAACACACTTGATTCTGGATCTACTGAAAATCTTTTGTTACAAAAATTAATTGATACATACAAAGTTTCTGCTGGATGGGACCTTGAATCAAACAAATTGGCTGGAATACTTCACCATAAACTTATGGGCTCTTATACACCTAAAGATATTGGAGACTATCTAGATAAATTTGGAAATGTGTTAAATGAAGATGTTTTTACATTTTTATTTCACTGGAAAGATACTATAGATAACATTTGTTCATCTTTTAAGAATGGACCTGGATATGAAGCACTCACATCTCGTGGCATCTTGTCAGCAAAGAGATTTTTTGATACATATGTTCTAAAAACACCTGATGGTAAATGGTTTGAGAGTCCCATTCATATGTTTGCAAGACTTGCTGCATTTTTTACATGTCAGTGTTTGGCACACAGTTGCCTTAAAAAAACTCTTTCTGAACTCCAGTTAAAGATATGGAAAAATCCTCTAGAAACAGAGGTACACTACTTTGTGTACTTTTTCAATATATTGTCTTCTCAGCTTGTGTGCTGTGCCACACCAGTTATAAGGTCAGCTGGTTTAAAAAGGGGCTTTCTGGCAAGCTGTTTTATAATGAGCCCTGATATGTCTACAGAAGAAAATACAATATCTGCTCTGTTTGGAAATCTTTCTCCTTTGTTAATGACAAAATCTGGTGTGGGTTTAAGTGTTAATAACTTTGTTAGTGAAAATAAGAATATATTGGGTTGTCTGAAAATGATTAATTCTGAAGTTGAATTTTTTAATGATAATAATGTTAGACCTGTTAGTGTGGCAGCTTATATGGAGTTATGGCATGATCAGATTGAAGAGTTTCTTATTGCTAAACTTCCAGAAAATGCTGACAGGTGTCAGAGCATTTTTCAGGGAGTTTGTATTCCTGAATTATTTTTTGAGACCTACACAAGAGATCCAAATGAAAAATGGTACTTATTTAGCTTTAAAAATGCTCCAAGACTTGCTGGGTTATATGGTGAAGAATTTAAGAAAGAATACTACAAACTCATTGAAGAAAAAAAATATACAAGCTTTATTACAGCAAAATCATTGATGTTTACACTGATTAATACTATAATTAAAACAGGATCTCCATATATTCTGTTGAAAGAAAGCATTAACAAGCATCACTGGTTTGAAACTCAAGGAAATGCTATTGGATATGCTAACCTGTGTGCTGAAGTGATTCAACACCCCCAGACTTATACTTCAACATGTAACTTAGCAAATATATGCTTACCTAGGTGTTTAGTTGATATGAAGAAAAGAGACATGTTAACTTGTGGGATTTCAATTTCAGACAGTGAGTTATGTGGCACTGAAAAGATCTTTTGTATGAAAACTCTGCAGATGGCTGTTCAGGCTTGTGTGTTTATGATTAATGCTGCTATTTTGGGGGGGTCTTCTCCTACAGAAAATGTTGCAATTATGCAGTCTGAGAGATCTATGGGGATTGGTGTTCAGGGGTTAGCTGATGTTTTTGCTTACATGGGAAAAGACTATATGGACCCGGTGTCAGCTGACCTTGACTGTGCAATCTTTGAACATATGTATTTCTGGGCAGTTACTATTAGTAATCAGATTGTGTCAGTAGGTGGCGGTATTCCATTTAATGGTTGGAAGAGGAGCAAGCTTTCACTGGGAAAGTTTCATTGGGAATCTTGGGGGGTTGATGAAAATACCTTATCTCTGAGTAAGGCTGACTGGGAAAAGCTCAGGAAGGAAGTTGTGAGTCATGGGACTTTTAATTCCCAGTTTCTAGCACTAATGCCAACTGCTGGAACATCGCAGATTACTGGATACTCTGAGTCATTTTATCCCTTTTATGCTAACGTGTCATCTAAAGTTTCTAACAAGGAAGAAATCATGAAACCAAACATAACTTTTTTGGAGCATGTTAGGCCTTCAGACATACCCATATTAAGATTTCATGGAGGAGATGTTACTAAACTCCCCAAACATCTGGCTAAAAGATATAAAAATTTTCTGACTGCATTTGACTACTCCCCTGAAGATCAAATAAAAAGATCTCATAAAAGAGGTGCTTTCATTGACCAGAGCCAATCATTCTCTCTTTTTTTGAAAGAGAATAATGTCAAAAGTGCATCATACTTGAAAAACCTGTTGCTGTTGGGATATAAACTTGGACTGAAAACAATTATGTATTACTGTAGAATTCAAAAACAGACTAGCTTGTCTGCCCTTGAATGTCTAAAATACACTAAATCTGAAGATGACATCACTGAAGACAGTGCCTCCTGTGAATATAAGGATGCCAGCTACTCTACCAGAACAGAGAGAACTGAGAAGCTCAATACCTGTCTTGCCTGTCAGTAGCTCTACCAGAGATGGATTTTGTTAAGACTTTTTTATATTCTTGTGATCATGAGGGCTTCTTGGCATTTACAAAGGAAACATGGCAAAATAAATGGTTTCCAAGCCAGATTTCTTTGACAACTGATGTGTCATTTTTACCATCTCTAAATAAAGTTGATTGTGAATTTTATAAATTTCTTTTTTCTTTTTTGGCAATGGCTGAAAAGCTTGTTAATTTTAACATAGATGAGGTTGTTAAAGATTTTAAAAGCCATGATGTAGAACATTACTATACTGAACAAGCAGCTATGGAGAACATTCATGGAAAAGTTTATGCTAATATATTGAGCATGTTTTTTAAAAATAATGCTGGTGAATTGCAACATTATGCATGTGAAATCCTCAAGGATGAAGCTTTGGCTAAAAAAATACATTGGTTACACCAAAGAGTTATGCAAGCTAACAACAGAGCAGAAAAGGTTTTACTTTTTCTGCTCATAGAAGGAATTTTTTTTATAAGCTCTTTCTATTCTATAGCTCTTTTACGAGTAAGAGGGATCATGAATGGTGTGTGTATGGCAAATGATTATATTTCAAGAGATGAACTCATACATACAAGAGCAGCTGCATTGCTGTACAACACTATGGTTCCTGTGGAAGAAAAACCTTCTAAAAAATGGATTCAAGACCTTTTTAAAGAGGCAGTTGATGTGGAATATGGATTTATTTTAGCAAAAGGCCAAGGAGTGTCTTATGTTAATGTTGAGGATATCAGAATGTTTTTGGAGGCAACAGCTGACAGGATTTTAGGCAGTATCAATGTGGATATTTTATATGGAACTTCGCCTCCCCCACATTGCCCACTTGTTTACACAGGATGTTTAAAAAATGTAAATTTTTTTGAAAGAGAAAACTCAGATTACACAACAGCTGTGGATAATGACTTGTAATGTTTTACACTTAACTGGGCCTTTGAACACAGTTCATCTCTTTAGGCTCTGTAAAAGGACTTGACTTGAGAAGATAAATTCAGAAGCTTCAAAGAACTCTTGATAACTTAAACTGCAAAGAGCATTACTGAGCTCTCTTACAAACTTAAACTATACAAACTTAAAACTATCTACAAGCTACAAACTATATACAAACATTTATAAAGCTATCTACTTCAAACATCTTTACCATATAAAGATATAAGATGGAGCAAACTACAGTTACACACTATATGAAGTTTGATGTGGATACTTTGAAGAACAACAACAAGATACATAATCGCCTAAGAGGATATCTAAAAAATGGTGTTGTGCAGATTTTAGGCTCTGAAGATGAGCCTGTTTTTAAAATCATGGCTAATGTTGGACAGGGTGGAATTCTACTTTTCCAAGTTTTGAAGCCATTTAACACATTTTGTGTGAAGGATGGACCAAAATACAATATTTCTATATCTTTTCAAAACCAAAGTTTTGGGAACACATACATGCATAGCAAAGAACTGTTTTCAGACTCTTTGAAAACAGCTTGCATGTCATTTCAAAAAAGGAATGAAAGTGAGTGTCCAGAGTTTGTGAGAACTGAGCTGGCATTTCAAGATGATGTTACAAGAACAAGCCACTGGACCTCTCTGACATCTTGGCCTGTTCCAGTCACAGATCTGAAACAAACTGAGTCTTTGGCTAAAGTTCTCTTTTCCATAAAAACTTGCACAATGCTTCAGAAATGGCTTAAGGAACAAAAAGTAAAAGAACGCCAAACAGTCAAGATTTCACTAAACCAAACACTTGCAGTAATTCTGTTTTCTGTTGGATCATCAACTAAAACAGTTGAATTTAAAACTGTTTCTGGAAACCCTGAAACAAGTCTGCTTTTTGCTGAAAAACAAGGAGATTTCGGTGTGTTATCCAAAGACATTGTTTATTATGTTAGTTTAGAGACTCTCATACTAGCTCTTGGAATATGTAGAGTTCCTGCATACTGCTTACCATGCCTTAATTTTCATAATAATGATGTATTAGAGGTTGTTGGTTTACCATTTAAAAGTTCTAAGACTATATGCAGTAGCCTCTCTGTCCTACTCTTAAAGGCAGATCCTCCTGAAAATTTTGATCAGATTGGAGCAGACTCTGTCTATGTAGACTGCTCTGAAGCTGAGACATTTCTAAGTACAAGAAAATCTTCAATACCACTTGAAACAATATCAGACAGTGATTCAGAGCTAGAGACTGAAACTGCTACACAAACACTAAAACAAGCTGAAGTCAAGCCACACACTTTAACAGTTAAGCTACCAACCAGCAAATTTTATAGCCAACACAGGCTGTCTTCTAGTGACTTGGAAGATTTTGACTCATCTTTGCCTGCAAGCAAGTCTGACCACACTGCTGAAAAAGTCTTTAAAAAATCAGAAAAGAGAAAGGCTGACAACCACAAGAAACCTAAAGCTAAACATCCTAAACTAACATTTAATCCTCTAATTTAGAAAATGGCAGATATGGTATCTGTTGTATGTGCTCTGGCATGTGGGCTTCTTGCAGTGACACCATTTATATGGTGTTTTATTTTTAGAGCTATTTTATCATTTTGTATGTTTGATAGAGAAAATGATATACTATATGCATGGTCAACAGTCATTGCACAAATTATAATGATCTGTTTATGCTTTCAAAGATATTCTAAGTGCCTGAACAGAAGTTTAGATGTTCTCTGCTTGGTCAATGTTGCCCTAATTTGTATATGTTTTATTTGCATTCATTTTCCTGCATCAGCACACATAACAGTACCACTCATTTTCAGTGTTAATTTGGTGCTTTTGTCAATTTGGTTGCCAGTTACATTTGAAACTGTATATCTGTGCTCTGGAAATTTACATACATATTTTCAATTTGGATTTTACATTGGAATAATGACATACTACATTTTACTTTTTTATAAGTCATTGACTTCCTATTTTCTTCTTGTTCCTTTGACAGCCTTTTTAACACTTGGGGTGTATGCACATGGAGTTCTAAAGTCTCAAGAGTCCTTTAAAAAGGGACTCTTTAACTGCAAAGCAATTTTTATAAACAAAGATAATCTTTACATTAGACATAGAGTTGGAGTTGTTTTTTCATTAGTTGGTGCAGAAGTTTTTTTAGTTTCTGTACTTACAATAGCTACCATAATTATAATCATGACAGTTGGATTATATACAAACGTTTTTGCAACAATTAACACATATATTTTGTTATGTCATTTTGCTAGTTTGTGCTGTGGGGGATTAAATTTTCCTGCTCACTGGGCAACACTACTGTACTGTGTTGTAGGCTCTATTGCTACTTCTTTGATATTTGTTTTAAAAAACAGCATTGAGTTACAATCATGTTTCTTTTTTTTGACATTTTTATGTTTCACAAATGCTATCAACTGTGAATTTTCTTTAGCTCACATAAAACTTTCCAGGGGCGTTAATGGACCAAAAATTGTTTTGTTTCTATGTCTTGTTGTAAACATATTCATTTCAATTTCATTTAATGTGTTATATAATCTGGTATATTAATAAAATCTTTTAAAAATTATTTTTTGTTTCCTGAAATTTTATTACTACTATATAAGGGTGTCTGGGAAGGTTGCAATGGGAAGGGTGTCTTGGTCAGGGGGAAAAGATGGGTTTTCTTGTGGTGGTGGGGATGGGTTTGATCCTCACATTAACTGAGGTACCTGGTGCCCCTGTTGGACAGAACACATGTAACAGGGTTTCCCAACGCATCCCAGGCATGCTAAGAGAGCTTAGAACTGAATTTCAAACCTATGAACACCTTTATGACATAGATACTGATAATCTGTTACTTGAAAGCTACATCTCTCAGGAATTCAATGGTGTTCTGGCATGTCAGGGAGTGTCTGACCTGATGCAGTTCTATTTGCATGATGTCATGCCTCAGGTTGAATCACAAAACCCTAAATCTGTTGACCTTATAAGGCCTTTAAAAGAGAAGCTCTACAGTTTCAGAAAAATAATTAGGAAATGCTATAAATTTTTATTCTGTGAATTTAAGAACCCTGCAACAGATGAAGTTAAACATAAATTTATCCAACTTGGAGACACTGGAGGAATAAAAGCTATGAGCGAGTTTGGTGTTTTTCTAAACTATCTGGAGTTATACCTTTCAAATAATGCTTAATAGTGTTAATTTTTTAATAAATTGTTATAAATTTAACCTTAGTTTTCTGTGTTATGATTATAATGGTTGGGGTTTGTGGGTTAGGGTTGTTTCAAAGAAGATAAAAACACTTAATTTTGAATAAAAAAATTTTTTATTTAAAAGTCACAGTAAATACATCTTTCACAGTAAATGGGTTTCAAAGAAAAAAGGTTTCAGATAGTTGGCATAAAAAACAGTCCCCTTGAACAAATATCACTTCCAAGAACAGCTTGGATATTACCATCACATTTTTCCTTAATACACATTGGACTTATGGATGCAAAAAGCAAATTACAAAGGCTGCACAGGGTTCCTGGCTCATAAAGTCTGATATATTTACAAAAGTGATCATAAACCTCTGGCACAAAATGGTTTGTATACATCATCATTGGAACAGCAAGAACATATGCCATGAAAATGGACATTGGTGTTGCAGCTTTGATTGTTTTTAACAGATATCCTGCATCAGTGTATCTGTTAGCGCCACAAACTAAGTAGCACAACTGTTTTTCTACAGCTATATATTTTCTTTCATCCTCTAGACAGCAAAGAACTGTTTTTAATTTTTGCATCATTTCAATACACAATGTAGAGACTGTTTCAATTATAATATCACGTTCAGCAACAATATCAACAGAATTTTCTAAATTTAGTTTAACCCATGCTATGGTTTCCTCAAGAAAGGCAACCATAGTTAAAAAGCCATGATTTTGTATTGAGGATTTTCTCAGGTTAACCCATTTTGTAAAATTGTGAGATGATGTAGCAAATTTTTTAACAATTAAAAATTGCTCTCTTATTTTTCTCATACTCACAGTTTTAGCTAACAGTTCAAGGTTTTCTCTGCCATTGTTAACCATAGCTTGAATAACAGAGTCAGTAAACATCTCATGTTCAAATTCATCTAGTCTCAAATTCCCAGGAACCAAAAATGCAGGAATTGGTGGCGGCATGATAGACTTGTCACATGGGGGGCTGCTGTCTCTGCTCCTTAACATAAATTTTGGAAGGTTCATTTTCATCAGAGACTTCTTCACATTCATTTTCAAAATGCCAGAGTCCAGTTCCTGAAGACGCCTCTTGTATGAAGCTGAGTCAAAATACTCATTTTTGTGGACTGATGGGCTGTATGGCTCACGTTGTCGTGGTGCAGGGTTCTCTCTGGAATCATCTCTGAAAACATTTTTATCACAGTCTCTACCAGCAACCCTGAAACCATCTCTGTTGGTATCTCTGGGATTATTTCTTGGTTCATCTCTAGGATTATTTCTTGGTTCATCTCTAGGATTATTTCTTGGTTCATCTCTAGGATTATTTCTGGCAGTATTTCTGTAAGAATCTCTAACAGTGTCTCTATTGGAAGTTTTAGATACTCCTGATTCATGTGGGCGGTCATATGGTCGCCCCACTCTGTTAAAAAACTTAGGTTTTGAAGCAAACTTTTCTCTTTTTGAAGATAGCTTTGGAATTGTATACTTCTCAGACATAGTAGCTTCTTCTGTATTGGGTGAAGGCTGGGTTCTGCGAGCAAAGTAATTGTTTTTTACATTGGGTTGTTCCCGATGAGAACAGCAGCTCTGTTCTATGTTTTCCCATGAATTGCCTATGTATTCATGAATAGGAGATGTTGGAGGAGTTGGTAAAAGACCACATCTAAAAGGACGTCTTCTGAAGAATTGCCTTCCTCTGGTAACACATGGAATTTTATGAAATGTCTCTTGTTGCTCAGCTTGATAAGACACAGTATTCTCTACCGAGTTAGCTGCAGAGCTGGTGCCCGGTGAATGCTCTGAGACTGCTATGTTGCAGCATCTGTCTGCATTGTCATCTTTTGTTGTATCATTATTCTCTTCTGTTAAGTTAACAGGGGATTCAGTCTTTGCTATAGCCTGGGCTATAGCGTCTGCATGATCTCTAGCCACCCTCTCAGGTGTAGAGTCTTCATTTTCTGAATTTTCCTCAACATCCATTGAGGATTCTGAATCATATTCAGATTCATAAACAGAAACAGAAGAGTCAGAAAAATCAAGGCTCTCATCATCTTTGATACCTATAAATAAAGGATTACTGAAATTATTATCTGTTTTTGTAAATTAGTCTTCTTTTGTATATACCCCACAATACAAAATTATTAAAAAGTTGTAAATTTTTACCTTGTAGAAGGTCATCCATAAGAGCTTGGTCATCTAGCATTTTCTGAGCCATTGCTTAACTTGGTGAAGAAATCAATGTAAGCAGCTGGAGCACACAGCTTGCAGAGAAGGCAGGAGGGTAAGCAGTGTGCATGGAGCTGTCTTTTATACTTTTTAGTCTAGCCCATCCCTTCTCAGAGGAATTTGGATTGAAAAATGAGCCCTTGGTTTATTGTTATTGCACCTACTTGCAAAGCACTGGCTCATCAAAGTAATGGTCACATTGTCATCCTGACTAGCATAAAAAGTGAGGAAAACCCTGACTGTCTGGGTTTTGTTTTTGTGGTTGTTAGTGATGCATAAAAAATTATTTCCTCTCTGTGGTTTTAGTTGTATTATATTGCTACCAGTTTGTATAAATTTCACATAGTGAAACTGGAAAGTCTTGTCATCTGGCAAATATAGCTTAATGTTCTGAAAAATCTTTGGCCATGCCTCAGATGAAACCCAATTTATTAAATCAGAGCCTGTCATAGTTTCTATCTTATTTTCTATGTCCTTGTGGGATTTTGGCAACTGTTGTTTTATTTGTTCCAGCAGGAAATCTTCATTAATATCTCTGATGTCAAAAAAGGTTTTAATTTCCTGTGTGTGGTGACCAGGATATGAGTAACTTGTTTTTGTGCCCTGGCTGTTGGGAGTGTCACATTCCTTTCTCTCCCATATTCTGGGATATGAGTGGTAAAGCAGGTTTTGCAAATCCAGGGCGTCTTCTACATACTGCTTCTTATTTGGAACATTTGGATGACACACAATTATCTTTAACAATCTTTCAAGACCACCTCCAATGTTTACTTTATATGTGTGTGGAAGTCTCACACACCTTCCCTTGTTGTAAATTCCAGTATCAAAGGGTCCATTTAAATCTAAAATTGTTGGGCATAAAGAAAATATTTCTTTATGCATTTTAACTAGCCTGTTTAAAATCTTAGCAATGGAAACTAAGGGTTTTGTTCCAACAATTACAGTTCCCCTTGGAAGTGGAGTAATTATTCTAAATCCTAACTTCTCAGAACATGAACAGAAAGGTTTTTTTTGATCAAGTTCCCATTCTGATTGAGGACAGGATGATTTAAAAAAATATATTGGGTGTGTCTCTTCATTAATATCTCCCAGCAGTTTTAACAGTTTTGTTATGTCATCTCTAATTGTTAAACACAGAGAGTATATGTAGTCTAAGCTTATACCTGTTGTCTTAATAGGCAAATCAAAATCTAATATTAAATTAAAAACAGGCAACCTTGGATTAAAATATTCATGCCTGGAAACTGAAAGTTGGTCTTTTATTGAGTGTGTAGAAAACATTAGTTCTTTGTAATAAATTCCAGCAGTAATTTCTTTATCTTCTGCCAGAAACCAATCTGTAAACACTGGCAACAGCACTGTGTTTTTCCACACAGCAGACAGTGTGTCTTGGTTTACCATTACAAAAAAATTCTTGTTAAGAAACTGACACCTGTACACAGGGTTCTTACGAGAGGTTTCGAATATTTTGAGCTTGGCCTCACAAATTTCATGTTCTGGTCCGATAGCAGCAAGGTCTATAAGACCCTGTAACTCAGATGATATTTTTAAGCATGGATTCTCTGTTTGAATGTCTGACATAAGGTTTTGAACATCTCTTGATTGGCCTTTCCAAAAATGTAGAATGTTGCTTTGCTGCATACATGTTGTTTCTTTTGAATATCCTTCCACAAAGGGCAGATTGATATATTCTACATAGATGTGGTTGTTCAGATATGAACATTTGTTGTAGTATGTGCTCATCTTTTCCTTGAATGTACCATCTATAAATTTTATTAGCATTGGGTCCTCTTGTATAGATTCTATATTTTCAGGGTTTGTTTTTAATGTATATGAAAGAAAATTGTTTTTGTTGAAACACTGAAAAAAAGAAAGATATATGTAGTGAATGAGGTCAGTATTTGACAACATCAGCTGGCCTCTAAAAGTGTTAATTGTGGCATCTAGGTGATATGACTCCAAGTCATCTCTATCTAGTTTTTTCTTAACAAAGCTTGAGAATTTGGGAACCAGGCACAGCCATTCTGAAGTTCCAAACATGCAAGCCAGTTCTCCAAAGGAATTTATTGTAACAGTGGATTTCCCCTTTCTTGTTTCAAAAAGATTAGCCAGATGAGTCAAAGTTTCGATTGTGCAATCATGGGTTTCAAAGAAATAGAAACTACTGACCAAAATAAAGGGAATTTCAAATGACCCAAAGGTTGTAACCATCCAAAAGGGTGATGCTGTGATTTTGAACATTTTTCTGAGAGCCACAACAAACTTTGTTCTGAACCAGTATATCTTGCTTCTAAGATCCTCGTGCTGTTTGCTGGTGGTCTTGTTAGTACATGTTAAAACATCAAGTATTGGTTTAAAGTATTTTTTAACAGATTTTAAATTAAGATGTGTTTGTATATCTTTGACAGACAATGGTTTTCCATGAAACAAGAAGGGAATAGCTTTAGAAACATGAATAGTGATCTGTAAAACAGGTAGACATTTGTTGTTTCCTCCTGGCCTTTTTGCAGGCAAACATAGTGTAAGTGAAATAGTGTCACCTGGTATATTAGATAAGTAGCATGTGTGAAGCAGGCAAAATACATTTGCTTCACAGTCAGCGTTGGTGAGAACATCTGTAACAATTTCTGCAGTGTCTCCATCTGTAGCAAAAATTACCTTGAATTCAATCACAGAAGATTCTATAGATGGGGTCTCACTGGCTTCAGTGGACATGTTGTGGAATATTGCCTTTTGGTAGATCTGGTAAAAGATACAAAAAAATTTTAGATATTTATGAGGACAATGAGGACAGAATCAGAGCTGAAATAGATATGGGTCTCCCTCCTGGAGTTACACTGGGAGACCTGCTTAGAAACCAACAAAATGAAGAATCATTAAAACAAGCTTACCTTCTGGCTGTTCAATCTAATAACATATCAGACTATCTGCGCAGATTTGATACTGTAAAAATTCCACAAAGCTGTCAGCACATTGTCTCTTCACAAATATCAAAGCTGAAATCTGTACAACATATAATATGGAACACAATGATTTCTATTGCAATTGGAAACATTACAATTGATGACTCAACCTTAAAAGCTCTTTTGCATAAGCAGGCTGGTGAGTCTGTTGCTCTGTTGGAGATGGAGAAGCTTGCAGCTGCAATTCATATGGACATGTCTAAGGACTGGGCTGCTGAAATTGCAGCTGTTGTAACAGAGGCCCCCAGAGCAACAAACAATTTTAAAGATCCTATATATGATATTCCTGAGGAAGATGAAGCTACAGAGATGACCCCATTGAAGAAAAATTACAAACCTTTGCAAGGTTCCCCTAGAATGCATGTAGACCCTTTGACAATATAAATAAAAACAGAACTCTTGTTTGTACAAAATTTTTATTAAGTTTTTAAAGTTTTTATTTTCCAGTAGACCCAAACCCACACTCTCCTCTCATCCTCTTTGTCTCTGCTCCACATTGTTCCATATTTTTCTGGTGTGTTGATGCTTGGGAAACTGGCAAAAAAGAAACATCTGTCCAATAAAATGGTAAAGTGCCATTCATGTTAATGTGGGTGACAAAGTATCTTATTGTTGGAAAGTGTTGATTGTGTATGAACACAATCTGGCATATTCTTGTTCCTTTTTTGTATGTCATAGTTGAATTTGTATAATTGTTCAGTGTTATTTCAAGTGGGTTTTTTGACCATTCAGTCACATTAAGAATAAGCCCCTCTGTTGCTAGTCCAGATCTTCCAAATACAAAAGGCTTACAGTTTTCAGTTGTTTGTATCATCTGATCAATACTTAGTGTAGCAGATGTGTGTGGCAAGATTGTAAAATCATTCTGTAGATACATGTCATACCCAGCATCTCCTGGATACTTTGGACTGCTTAGTAAATCCAAGTTTGAAAGTAAAGGTCTGACAAATTCAAAAGCATATATGCAAACTTTTAGCTCAGATTCAAGCAGTGTAACACTGTGTTTAGTTGTATTCATCACAATAAGTTTTATTTCTCCCCTGTATCCAGAGTCTATCATTCCAACATGACAAAGAATTTTGTTTGTAGTTTCTCCAGTTAGAATATAGGCCTGCTTGTCTATAGTGTGTGTTAGCTTTATTCCAGTTGGAATAATTGTAGGAATATATGGTCTTACCACAATTGGATGCAGATTTAGCAAGATAATTCTAGAATTTTCCGGCCTAGACAACACTTCAAATAATGTTGAAGTGAACTCAAAAAATACAGGTAGCCTTTGTGTTGTTGATTCCATTTTATCAGGTGTATGATATATAAGGCCAATGTCTTGCAAATATGTTTTAGTTCTTTCTTGAAGCAAGACAAACACAGAGCTAAAATATGAAGGCACAAGCCAGCCTATTTATTGTGGGTTTGGTGACTCTGATGTCACTTGTTTCTGTGATAAATTGTTCAGTTGGCACCAGCCCGGCAACATCAAACAGCAACAACTTCTATGATTTTTCATGCAATGCAGACACTTACACACCAACTTGGACAAGCTTTGCTACCATCTGGACATTGATAAATGTCTTTGTAATATCAATATCTTGCATTGTCTACTTAATGTTTATGTGTTTCAGTAAATTTGTCAATGCAATGACAACAAGCTAGGAAATTTTATAATTGAATATTTAAGACACCCTGAAAGTCTATATTTTTAGAGCACCACCATGGCTTCAAATGAAGAGAAAAAGCATGCGAGGCGCTCTACAAAAAAAAGTGAAGAAGACCTTTCTAAGCAATTAGAGAAACTACAGCTAGAAAACAAAGCCTTAAAGAAAAAACTTAAACAAGACATGGGTGTTGTTGTACTTACACCACCTGCCAAAGAAGCTATGATTACACATGCAACAAGTTTATTCACAAAAGCTGCTGCTAAGAAAATTGAAGCTAGAATTAGAAGAGAAACAGCAAGAGCTACAACAAAATCTGAAGTGCAAGACATTCTTGCAAACGTGTCTATGAGAATTGACCTTTCATCTGATGACATTGGAGAAAGGTCAACTGGAACAGAAGAAAGGTCTAGAGCTAGATCAAAAAGCAGAGGGAGAAAAAATGAATGACAATGCTTTTAAATTTCAATAAACATTTTTTATTTAAAAAAGTGTATATTCTCTGCGGTGTTTGTTTTGCGTTTGAATCCACAGGTTAATGTTACATAACATCACAGCAACAACAATTAAACATATACACAGTACCATCAACCAGTTAGATTTTAGAGCTAGTTTGGGTGTAGGGCTTGGTTCAGGAAGAGTTGCCTCTGGTAACTCCTCAGTTGAGACGTCTCCTGTCCATAGCTCTTCTGTAGGCGTTGGAGTTAAAGCTGGTTCCTTTGGGGTATGAGCATCATATGTTCTTGACAATTCCTCATGGGTGATGGATTCTGATGAGGAAGCAATAACCGTGCTTTCAGGGGCGCTCCTGTAGTGTATTGTTGGAGAAATAAACTTGGTTATGTTTAGGAGATAAATTTCCATTTTGTTCACTGTTTGCAAGAACATAATGTATTCTGGATAGGGACTTTCCAATCCAGTCATATTAATTGTCAGCTTGCCATTTGAGGACATATGGCCTTCTATTCCAGGATCACATATCTGTGTGTTGTTTGGATGGGTTGAGATCCAGACACATGAGAAATTACCTGAGTTCTTTGTATATATACCACCATAAAAGAAGCTTGTTTTTTTTACTGGAACATCTAGGGTTATTGAGGCATTTCCAGAATGTTCATAAATATCTTTGATTGGAACAATACTGTTATCAAAACCAAAAGGTTTGTGAATATATGTGAGGTTTGTAAATCTAGAACAGTATAGTGTTTTTTGTTGTGGTCTCCCAAGTGTTTCAAATGAAATTAATATGTTCTTGGCTTGGAGATATTCATGAGCACCCTGTATTGTAAGCTTAGACTCAAATTCAGAATGTAATATATTTTGTACTTTTGTAACTTCTGGATAAGATGTTGCTACAATTTTAGTGTTTAGTGTTCCAGAATTACACACAGTGTTCAAAACTATATCATTTTTCATGAGTCTGTCAGAAACTCTTACAGTTAGCTTGCATGTTATGTTATATTTACTAGATATTATATAAATCAAAAACTGGTTTGATGTAGTAGAAAACTTTATCTTGGGCAATGAAACAGAAAATTCTCCATTTGTAATCACTAGTTCAGATGGACTCTGTGTACATTCTGATGTAATTTTTTCCAAGTTAATTAAGAGTTTATTTGGCACATTTGCAGAGGTGACAGTTGTCTTCTTGCACCATGTTACACCAAAAGGGTTTGTAACTTTAACAATAATAGAGTGAGGAGTGTGTGTTTTTTCAAATGGACCTTGTGTAATGATTCCAATTTTTCCATCAGTGCCAAAGAGTGCAATCAGTGCATTTTTGGTAGTTGGTGTTGTGCTGAGTGTAACATTAGAGTCCATGAAATTAGAGTTTATACTAGGCAATTCTAAGGTTTCTGTAGTATATGTAGCAGGTTGTTCACTTGAGTTTGACCATGTTGTCTCAAGAGTTGTAGTGTAGTTACATTTAGAACATATAGGAAACTTTCTAAAAACTGGTCCATTAAAAATAAACCAGTAAGCATAAGATACATAAAATATAGAAACTTGAGTTGTATCATTTAGATTACAAGGGTATGATTCATGACCATCCATTTTTACTGATGGCCTGTAACAGTTGGAGGATTGTATGTAGTTATAGAAACTGACCCCCCACACAGACAGGGTCTGGGGGAGTCACAGAAGTAAGCTGACCACGGTATCTCTGTGTATCTTCCAATGTATGCACAATATGAATTAAATATATCATGGACCGTTATATTTGTATACCCTTTGAGGTCTGTCCATTCATTGGAACTCCCTGTTTTAAAAATACCAACCCAGTATGTTGTAGAGTCATTCATAACACCCCTTATGAATTCTATATCATTTCCAGGGTTTGCAAACTGGTAACACTGGTTTTGTTTTTGACACACTTCAAAACATTCCATAAAATTATGTTTTTCTTTTGTGAAAGAGAAACATCTGTTTGGCAGAGCTATTGTTGCTGTTTCTCTGCTACAATTAGAACACTTGGCCTTATATTTCTCTACATTTGTGTACAGTTTAGGTGTTCTGTGCCTTGATGGCATGTAGTGGCGCTCTGATAGCTTAGTAAATGCTACATTATCCCAATCAATTTCTTCTGGTTTCTCATAAACAGCACCAATTTCTTGATGGTGTGTCATAATAAAAGTTCCTAATGTTACCCCTGATGTATAAAGTGTGACAATGCTTGAGACTGATAAAGTCATGCATGTAATTGCAATAGTGAGGGAGGAGATAAGAAGCACAATTTTGTAAACACTTATATGTTCTGCCATTTTCTAGAATGTAGTGGATGTAAAAATATTAATCCCCTTAATCCTAATGTTTAATAGACCACATCAAACAAATAATTGTTATATTAGAAATTAATCAGGCGCTAATAGAACAGGCAAATATTTCTTCATATATAGATGTTTTTATTGAAAGCATAAAAAGTTGATTACAATAAACATAGAGAAATTGAATTCATTATACATTAGTTTCCTTTACCAGTGGTGGGAAGAGGGTACCTGACTTGGAGACATATAGTTTCTACCAAGCTGTCCTACGCTGTGGGAAGCTTGCTGCTGTGAACCAGGGGTTATCATCATGTAGTTTGAGGGAGTTGTTGCCATCATGCAGCTTTGCTGGCTCTGGTGTATGAGATGCCTGTGCTGCTGGGGCAGCTGCTGGGGTATCTGCTGGGGCAGCTGCTGGGGTATCTGCTGGGGTATCTGCTGGGGTATCTGCTGGGGCAGCTGCTGGGGTATCTGCTGGGGCAGCTGCTGGGGTAGCTGCTGGGGTATGAAGTTAATGGGATTTTGGGGCATATTGGGTGGCATCTGGGCAACCTGTTGCCTGTTTGTCTTCTGGAAGGCAGCATCCACACAGGCTTTGGCAATCAGCAGATACTCCATATGTTCAACCTTGGCTTCAGACTCCTTAAGCTTTCTTGATAGAATCTCAATTTGCTCATATTTTTCAGCCAACATCTACAAAGACAGTTGAGATTTTTAAAAACTAATATACCAAAACAAACAAACAACATCTAACTTGCCCAGAACACACAAAATAACATAAAAAGAAAATTACCTTCTCATATTCTTTAACTTTGAACAGAAGGTTTTCTGGAGAATCTTCTTTAACAGCTGTTTGCTCACAGAGATCAATTATGTCAACATCCTTTAAAAAATTAGAATGCTATTAAAATATGACAATTACTTGTATACAAATAAAACATAAGCTAGTAATTTTACTACATATAATAAAAAATAAAAAACTTACTGGGCTAGGAGACGGCTGTTGTTTTGGTTGTGTCTTCTGAAAGGGTCTTGGAAGTTTGAAAGAGGGCCTCTCTTCACACATCTCCTCCAGAATCCCTCCAAAGTCAACAGTCAGCCCCTTGGGTTTTGGTAAATTACCTTCTTGGTGTTGAGTAGCACTGCTGTTTTCATGTCTCCGTTGTTGTCCACGTGAAATTTGAGCTTGAGACTGTTGATTTTTTATTGCTTGAATAGCCTGATATTCATATTGATTCTTCAAGTGTCTAAGATATTGCAAAAGTTGAGCATTGCATGCCATCTGACTTTGCCTGTAATGTCTAAGACCTGGTGGATCTTCATGCTGGTCGAGCTGTCTGTGGCGCAGGGGCTGCTCTGGCTGCTCAGGCTGCCGGGGCTGCTCAGGCTGCCGGGGCTGCTCAGGCTGCTGGGGCTGCCGGGGCTGATCAGACTGCTGGGGCTGATCAGGCTGCCGGGGCTGCCGGGGCTGATCAGACTGCTGGGGCTGATCAGGCTGCCGGGGCTGCTGGGGCTGATCAGGCTGCCGGGGCTGCTTGGGCTGAGCAGGCTGCTGGGGCTGAGCAGGCTGCTCAGGCTGCCGGGGTCGCAAGGACCGTATAGGCTGCCGGGGTCGCTTGGGCTGCCGGGACTGCCCATGTTGCCCGGGTTGCTCAGGATGCCCGGGCGCATAAGGCTGCTCGGGCTCCTCTTGTTGCCGGGGTAGTTCAGTCTCACCTGATGGCTGGTATTGCTCTGAAGCTTTAGATTTTTTCTGATTGGTCTGCCGCTGATTAGCTTGCTTAGACTCTTTCAGCTGATTCTGCTCTCTAGGATGCTGTGGTTGAGATTGTGGTAAAAGCTGTCCGGTTTCGTGTTGAGGTTGCCCAGAATAGCAAAGTTCAATGGTCGGGTAAGAATGCTGCTTCATTTCAGTTTGAGTCACAGGTAGTTGCTTCTGAAGCATTTCATAAAGCATAGGATGAGATACAACCTGGGAGCTGGTCTGTTCCTGGACAGGATGCTGGATCTGGGCCTGAAGATGAACTGGAGTTTGAATCTGAATCTGAAAAAGATGTGGTTTGTCATTAGGCTGTACCTGGAGAAGCAGGTTCTGAGTATGAGATTGAACATCAGAGGGTTGATAATGAAGTTGATAATCAGCATTAATCAGCTGCCCAGGCACCAACAGAGTACCGGTCTGCATCTGGGGATCTAATTGAAGTAAAGTTTTAGATTGTACCTGAGTTTCAATCTGAGTTGAAGTTTCAGGTTGTCCGGGAGTTTCTTGTTGACATAAACTCTCCAAACTGGCTGCAATTCCCTCTTGGCCCGGAGTTTCTGTTGTGTCTGAAGATTCCACTTTAACCTGGACATCCATATCTATATTTTCTTCAAGAAGAATTTTTTTTGAAGATTCTTCATTTTCATGAGCTCTTGATCTTTTGTTTGTATTTCTTAAAGTTCTTCTAGAGATGGATCTGGTAATAATCTTCTTAGGGTTTAGTTCTTTTAGTGATCCTTCTTCTTTGCCTTCAGTCACTGGTTCCTCAGAATGTTCAGTTTTTATAGGTAAATTCTTGGTGAAGAATGTAAGTCTTTCTTGCTGTGAAGCCACAGTAGCTAAGTCTTCTAAATTCTCCATGACAATCAGGTTCCCCAGCAAAGCTGCAGAATAAAAATCTAGGGAGGAAACTTTGGACTTTATAGAGGCTGAACAATGACAGGATACGGTGAGTCACAGATTAGTTGCTGGCTACTAAGAGGAAGTTAAAGGAAAATCATCCATTTGAGGGAGTGGTTACAGAAGTTGCACAAGGATTCCTCTAGTTGGAGCAATGAGTCATACACAAAAGGGCAAATAAAGTTTCTTGAAAAATGTGGTTGAATAAGAGGTTATATTATAAGGATTAAACTTTCTATGTGACTAATGTTAAATAAAGTTTAAGGAGGAAATATTACCTTAGACAAACAGTGTGTTGTCCAGGTGTAGGTGATGCAGAGAGAGAACATCTTGAGTTATGACTCCCTGGCTTGGAGCATTGTCTGGTGGGTTTTGTATTCCTGTCTGCACATTTGACTGTGTCACTGGAACATTAGTCACCTGTATAGTTTGTATTTCAGAGTATGACACTATCTCCTGACTTTGATAAGTTTCATTTACAGATGAATACTCCTTTAAACCATACAGGTTTTGTATAATTCCATCTAGGACTTTCTGTTCTGGATCTTCAGCTTCAGATTTAATTTCAATTATGTCTCTGGTCTCCTTAGGGTCAGTAGTTGACGTAATTTCATCTATGAAGTTTTCTAGCCAGGCATTACAAGAAAAGTCTGGACTTGAATTTTGTCTTTGTTGTATCTGGGTTTCATTTTTTTTAATGTCATTGTATTTATAATCTTCAGATTTGAATTCTGTTGTTCCTGAAAACTGTTGTGCATTAACAGCCTGGTAATTTGTCTGACTGGAAGAACCTGCAGCAAATTGCTTTCTTTGGGAAAGTTCTGAAGTGGAGTCTCTCTTTCTTTTGTTAGATTCTGGTTGTTGGGCAGCTGGGAAAAATTGCTGAGTTTTAAACACCGTGTCCACCCTATTTTCAATAGGTGTTTGAAAGTCACGTGTTGTAAAAAACACCTGCTGTCCCATAGAGGGATCTTGTGTTGACATGACAGTATATTGTATAGCTGTGCTTGATTCCTGGACCATGTCTGCTGTTGAATTTGGAATATTAAAATTTTGATATAATTGCACAGGATGAAGCCCATTTGCAAATACACCATGTGTATTTGCAGAGGTTCCCTCCATTGGATTGCTCACTGGGTGCATAAAAGTATCTATGGAAGGCAAGATGCATCCTGTATTTTCTTCTGTTTTATTTTCATCATGTTTTTTTGTTTTGGTCTTTTTACATTTGATCCCCTTATCTTGAAATTGTTCAATATATTTAAAATAGTCTGTTTGAAGACACTCTGTTGGATTGGTCAGATACATGCTCATATCAAAAACATCACTATCAAAAATTCCTTCTGCATTAAAATCTGTCAATAAAACCTCTGGAATTGGAAATCCTCCATTTGAAGTAATAAGCCCAGCAAATATGCTTGGGTGTGGGGCTCTTCTTTTGGGACGAAGAACATTCAAATGCTTCATACTAACAATCTTATTAGTATGAACCTTTTGAAGAACTTCAATTATTGTTTGAATTTTGCATGGTGGAAAAGTAAGCTTTAAAAATGCCTTTGTTCTTGTGGGTATTTCATTGTTCTTGTCTAATAATGTAAAGCATTCTATTATGTTTGCCCCTGTCTCCATAAGATTCTTCCTACCACCAGACAGAGTTTTCCATGACATCAAGCATTTTTTTCTTAATTCCAGTTGTAGCTTGTAAAAGGCAGTAGCTAGTTTTACTGGCAGTACCACATTGGAACACTGAGCTGTGGTAAAAAGCCTGTCACAGCAGTACACAAGCTTCTCAGATGTGTATTTTAAAAGTGGCTGAGACAGCAAAGCACAAGGAATTTCATTAGCATGTGGAGCATTCTGTTTGTTCTTATAGTTTCTTAAAAGATTCCACATGTTGAACAAATTCAGCTCAAACATCAAACCTCCAAGAGGTTCAAATGCTTTCATTTCCTGTTCTAATGCCAAGCATGCCTTGTAGACATTATTCATAAAAACGCCAACATCACCTGACTTGATGAGACATTCATGGTACATTTCTATAACAGACAGTAGCTGTAGTCTCAAGCTTTCAGACAGTCCAAGGAACTGTCCCACACACAGGGCTTTTGGAGCCTTGATTGCAGGCTACAAAGAAAAAGAAATAAACAGATATAAACATGCAATCAAAAACCATACTCAACTCTTTACACTTTTACCACATTCCTCCAGAGACAGAGGTCATTCAAGAACTAAATTCATTTACTTCTAAATATGCTGAAGAAGTTCATTTACAGAAAATAATATTCCTGTTAAAGCTATGTGAAAGAATTTTTCAAAACAAACAAAATGAACCTCTAATTTTAGAAGCAGTGACACGGAACATAAACCATTCTCTGCAAAATCTATTGGAATATACTGAAATTGAAGATATTGCCACAGATGTCAAACATATCTTAAAAATTTCTACACGATACTCTAAGGAATTAACAGCAGAGCTTGATAAAACTTTACCAAAAATAGTAAAAAAACAGTATCCTCAATCTGAAAAACACATCAAAATGGACATCTCTGATAAAAATTTAAACAGCTGCTACAGCGCATGGGCAACACAGTTAATGACAACAATATCAGATCCTAGAGATATTATTGTTAAAAGCTTAAAGAGAACAGACACGTCAATGTTTTCTTTACACAAATTTTGTGGCATTTCTTTACATTTTCATAAATGTATGCCTGTCTATAGAAATTTTGAAGATGTGGACTTTAATGAACATTTCAACCTAATAGTTTTCTGGACAGCAGTTCTCAAGAAATTTGAACATATTCACTACTCTTCAACTGTTGATGAATATTTACTGGAATATATTGCTCTGTTAAAAGATGAAGCTAAAAAACTATCTAGACTGTTAATGTTTGCTTACCAAATGTATAACATTGGACAAAAATTTATACAGACAGCAATTCAAAAGGTGGAAGACCTTGAACTAGATACATGTGGAGTTTTTGCTTCTGAAGCAGCAGCATTTTTCTATGATATTAAAAGGTGTGTAACAAAATTTAACAAAGACATTGACAGTGATTTTTAAATAAAGAAATCTTACCTGAAACTGCTTTGGCTTCATTGTTGTTTTTTGGGGGTTGTGGGTTGCGTCGGGATGAAAATCTTCCAGTTGAGAGGTGCTGGAGGATATGAGTTTGTTTTAAATCTAGCAGGGTCTTTTGTGCAAATTGAAGTCTCAGTTTATTTCCTGATGTTGAGATCAGCTGGTAGGTTGCAATGGTTTTCAATGAACTTCCTGAAGAGGTGACACAGGGGTGAGAGTGATGTGGTGATGAAGACAGCTGGTCAGGTCTGATGACTTTCAGTAATTTTCCAGAGCAGCTGAGCAGTCATCAGTATTGTGCAATGCACAGTTTCAGCAAATTTCCAGAAGAGGTGAACCAGGGGTGATCTGGATGATTCAGTGAAATTTCTTCTGCTCTCCAATGCCAGTGTGTTCCTCTGAGAGCTCACTGAGGAACTAAAAAGTTTTGACTATGCTCTGTTTAAATGCCAGTGAATAAAATGGGTTGGACTTTAAGGTGACTAGTCCCTATGACTCTTAGGATACATGGTGTAAGTTTTCATGTATTTAAACACAGATAAAAGTACTGAATATGAAACCTAGACTTTTAGGAGCCATGGCTTCAAACATTGTGCACCTAGCTGTTACTGGAGTTACTGAAAGTAATTTTACTGAATGGAAAGCTCACATAGATACATTTCTAAACAGAGAAAGAGCTGCTGCATCTCTTGCATGTCTGAGAAGATTTTTTGGACATGAATCACATCCAGGATTGCTAGCATCTATTACAATTTTAAAATGCATGTTTGGGAAATCTCACAAATTTTCACACAAGAAGAGTGTTATAGAAAATGCTCAACATGCAGCAAAGACAGCAAAAACAATATATAGGAAACTTAAAGATCATGCTCATGAATCTTCTATGTTAGAAATATTTCAAGACTGTAAAACACGGATGATATTAATTTTAGACAATACATGTAACTGTGTTGATTGTACAAGGCTGATACAAATTCTAAAGGGGGCACCTGCTATGATGAGACCCCCAAACCTAAACCCACATAAAAAATATTCTGATGCTGCTACATCACTTACATGGATATACAACCAGGTAGTTCTGAATCTAGATGTTGCTTTGGTTGATGAAGAAGTTACAAAAATGTTTTTAAAACCAGAAGAATTTAATTATTTTGGAGATACTGCAACAGAGACAGCTATGGTTGCAACATGTTTGAACTTTTGTTGGCTTTTCTTTATGCTAGAATTTTATATATTGAGTGAATTAAGACTGCTACAAAACCAGATGGAGAAAACATGTTCAATGTTAGGAATTTCTGGAAATGATCATGTTAATGTTTGTAAATATTTGTTCAGTTTAGAAACACACAATTACAAGACACATGAAGTTGATTTTACCTTGGCTAATTTAGATCTTTTTGAAGAAACTCAAAAAGATTTAAATAAAAAATATAAGCTGACACCTCAGTCAGAAGCTAAGATTTGTGAAATTTCAGGTGTATCCAGGAGGTCCAGGCAGTATATTGAACAAAAACTGAGCAAGTTTATTAGACCTCGGCATGGACAGGGTCAAGAAGTATCATGTCTAGAAAATAAACTGGGGAATTTGAGCCTGGAAAGAACAGAAACTAACTCAGGAAGGGCGAGTACATCCTGTGACATTTTTATGGAAACTCCCAGTGACTCTTTTTTGAAAAATGTAGTTACACCCATGGATATAATCCAAAGTTCAACTTATGGTCAACAGGAACTGAGTTGTGATAATAAATTAGAATTAACTTTTCATGGAGAAGTTTCTTTAGAAGATGAAGAAATAGAACTAGAAATTTCTGATGAAGAAATAGAACTAGAAATTTCTGATGAAGAAGCAGATCTAGATATCTCTGATGAAGATCTAGATATCTCTGATGAAGAAGCAGATCTAGATATCTCTGATGAAGAAGCAGAGCTAGATATCTCTGAAGAAGATAAAAATAATGATTCTGATGATGATGAAAATAAATCTGGAGAAGCATCAGGAATATCTCAACATGGTCAAAAAACTACAAGATCTAAAACACAAGAAGATGACAGTTCAGAAGATGAAGATGATCTTCCATTTTATGAAATGCATGAGTTTGAGAGGATGTTGTACTCAGATAGACCAACTGCTCAAAGACAAACAGAAAAACAATCTAAAGAGGAAAAGCTAAAGTCAGAAGGATATTTTAGGGTTTAACCCTACCATGTGGATTAACATGTTATTAATATATAAAGGCAAAACTTAAAAATAAAAATCAGTTGAATGAACCACGTCTCTTGTGCATTATGTCTAAAATAGTTATTGTTCTGTGGGTGGTTGCTGTGCTGTGTGTTGTATATAGGCCTGTAAAATGTACAAATATACACCCATGTTGTCATATATCTTTCATAGACCCAAGTGAGCTTTATTCTGTTTTCAGAGTACAAAAAATTGTTATAAACAGCCCTACAATCTGCAGCGGGGTCAATGTTGGCCAAATTATGGTTAAAACTAAAAATGGATCTGTAAAAACTGTCTGTGTCAATGGGTTTAATGTTGTGTCATTCCTTTTAAATGTTTTACAAAGAGTTGAGAGAAAAAGTCCCACCTCTCATGCAGATCTAATACAGATTCTAGAGACATATAGGCAGAAGTTTATAGAAGATTTTTCAGTGAGAACAGCAAACAGCTCTCAGTTTGCATCCTCACTGACATCTATACAAAATAATCATAATGGAACAATGGCTAAATGAGAACATATGGCAAAACTTGCAGCAAGAAGAAGAGATACTAGATGAAGATCTTCTCATATCATCAAAATGGCTAGAATTTTTACAAATGAGTCCTTTTCTTAAAAAAAAATTGTTAACTCTTCTTAAAACTGTTTCTAAAATGAGAGCACACTCTATTATATACCCACCAGAACATAGAATTATGTATTGGTCATATATCTGTGACCCATCTGATATTAAAGTTGTTATAATTGGTCAGGATCCTTACCATGGAGGTCAGGGGACAGGATTGGCATTTAGTGTTTCAAAAGAATATCCAATTCCTCCAAGTTTGAAAAATATATTTTTTGAACTAACAAGATCTGACTCAAGTTTTTCCACACCCAACCACGGGTGTTTAGATAACTGGGCTAAACAAGGTGTTTTACTATTAAACACAATACTCACTGTTGAAAAAGGAAAGGCTGGTTCTCATTCCAGTTTGGGGTGGTGTTGGTTTACAAATTACATCATAAGTTGTCTGTCTGAACACCTTAAAAGCTGTGTGTTTTTACTCTGGGGCTCCAAAGCTATTGAGAAGGCTGGATTGATAAACACTCAGCAACATCTTGTGCTCAAAGCACAACACCCATCACCACTTGCAGCAAATAACACAAGGCCTTCAAACTGGCCTAGGTTTATTGGATGTAACCATTTTGTGGAAGCTAATTCTTATTTAAAACTTCACGGAAGAGATACAATTGACTGGAATTTAGAATAAGCTAAAAATGGCTACGCCTGAGAAGAAGCACTCTCGCTCCAGTGGTTCTGGTTCACATAGAACTTCTCAAAATACACCACACACTCATAATAAAACACCTAGAAGATCAACAAGAGAATTTACATTTTCTACATCTGAAATACAAAAATATCTAAGTGAACAAGCTAAAAATCCAGAAGATTTTGAATCAAAATCTAAAGATCAATTTAAATTAGAATCAGCATTTGGTGGACACAGTGGCATTAAAAAAATGGACAAATATGGAAATTTGCGCCCATGTTCCCACAAAGACAGAGCATCCAAATTCAGTTCTCAAGATACAAATCACTCTAACTCAAGAAGTTCTAGAACTTCTAATAAAAGTGACAGTGACAGTGATGGTGGAAGTGATAGTGATTCAGACATATCTGCATGGACATATGATGATATTTCCAAAGGTTCCTTCAGAAGTTCCCAAGAGGATAGTTGTAGTTCAGATGACACAGAAATGTATGGGTCATCAGGTGACGATTCTGTTTTTGAAGATGGAACTATTCCTCTTGATATGTCTAAGGAAGCTGTTAAAAAAAGAAGAAAGATTCAAGATGAAATGAGAGCTATGTGGAGTACAGATTCTGAACATGTTTCTAATAAAGTGCCAGTAAGGCTTTACAGAGCCATGCTTGAGGACATGAGTAGCAGTGATGAAGAAGATGAAGAAGATAAAACATCTAAAAGAAAAAGAGCAATTAAGTTTAAAGAACACTCAGACTCTTCAGACTCTACTGAGTCTTCAGACTCTGATACACAGTCAAAAACTAACAAAAAAACAAAGTCTGCTAGCTCTACTGGTAGTCAAGATCATCAGAGAAAAAAACATAAACATAGACATTCTTCTCATTCAAGTAAAAAATCATCAACTGGATATGAAAAAAATGATGATGGTGACAGTGATGGTCCTAAAAGACCATGGCTAAAACAAAGAAAAAACAAGCGACCTTTAAGCAGTTCTTCAAGTAGTATTTCATCACAGGGACCCAGCAAAAGGGTCCCTAAGACACAAAACACAAAAGTTCTAGAAGTTATAAGTTTACTGACAAGTTCATCAGAGGATGAGGGCCCATCATGCTCTACAAAAAATTATAAAACAAAAGACAGAGAAAGAGATGAATCTGAATCAGAATCTTCTGATTCAGATTCATCTCTTTCTCTGTCTCCAAAACCATCAGATCTTGGTTCTGGTAAAAAAAGATCCACTACATCTGCTACTCAAAAGAGCAAACCAAAAACATCTGGTGTTATCATAATATCAGATGATTCTGATACTTCAAGTGATGAAGAAAGTTATACTGATCCGGCAAATAAACCTGAGTCTCAAGCTACAATATCTCAAGAATCACTTTCACATATCATGAGTAAAACTCCCCCAATTGTGGGTAATGATCCTTACCCATGGCCCTGGAAATAAACTTTGAGATGTGTATGTGTTAGCTCATGTTACAACACCTTTGTTACTTTCAAATGTAAAAATAAAGACAACAAAAAAAATTACTTGTGATAGTTTTTATTTAATTAATATACAAGAATGGTATTGGGGTTATTTAGAGCTTTTACAATATGATAAGATGATGTCTGGGATGGTTCTTTTTCATCAATAATTTTGAGAGGGTTGCAGTCTATAACCATGTTCTTGGGGTTGGTTGCTCTGGAAATTGCAACATACACATGACTTTTTTTAATGAATTTGCTATTTCCAAAGCATACAGCAACTCTGTTTAAGGACATTCCCTGAGCTTTAACAATAGTCATTGCTAGTTTTGAACTTAACCCATAATCTCCAGCACTGCATATATGAATGAGACTTCCATCCTCCATGATTTCTGTCATTTTATTAATGTTATTTTCTAGACAGGATATAAAACCAGATGAATCTTCAACAACAATAGCTGGCATTTTTCCAGATAGTTCTCTGCTCAGTGTAGTTTTCTGGTTTCTCCCAAAGTTAAGATTTAGAAATGTGTATCCTTTGAGCTTGTAGGACTCAACATTGGAAGCATAGTCCAATAGACCAAATATCTTTTCTGATGAAGATGTGTAATCAACTCCTCCTCTTATAATCATATTTATTGTAAATGTTGTAAATTCCTGGTTAAGAAAGCTGTTTCCAAAGTACTTTACAGCAAGTGCTAGACGATTAAGAAACACCTCTTTTAGAGACATGTAAAATGAAATTAGATTTGACAATGAAGCAGATGATGCCGAAGGGGGAGCAAACACAACGTGATAAAATATATCACTTTCAGGGTTAAGAAAAGCAGATTCCATCTCAGCACTGAATTCTTCAAAATTGTCCACAGATACAATGTTTGAGGGAGTAGGTAACTTTACAAGGCTGTCCATAAATTCCATGTTTCCAGAATCCATTCCATATTTATGAAAGGAGTACATCCCATTGTATAAAAGAGTGTTGAGAAAACTGTAAACATATTCTGGTTGGTCATGTGCATGACTATCTATAAAGGATTCACTGTCTAAAATAGCTTTGAATTTTTCAAATGTCCCAGAGTATCCACAGGTGCACTTTTTAGTCTTTCCATTTAAAGACACATAACTGTTTTTCACATATTTTACCAAGTATGTAACTTTTGTAGATTCTTCAGAAGTTTCTATATTTGTTGCTGTTAGATCCTGGTCAATAAACTGGGAATAATTACTAAGCCTGCATAAATTTTTATGCAGCCATTCTGTCACTGTCAGACTTGGAAAGTGTACAGCTTTCTTGTATTCTTCAAAGGTCTTTGTAAACACCTCACAAACAATTGGACATGTAAAAAGTTTAGATTCTGTTTCACTGTTGGTATTTAGACTTAGAGTCTCATGTAAAGATGTAAGGTATGCCTTGACCTCGTTGTGGGAAATAAATAGTCTTGTCCATCCAACATACTCAAGTGGGTTCAAAATTTTGCTTTTGGGGACAACAAATCTATCAATATAATCTACAAGATCAGGTGTTATCTCCAAATTATATTCAAGTGTTTTTAGAAGGTGTCCAAATTCCGGATCAGTGCATCTTTTGTTGTTGATAAATAGTGCCCAATTATTATTTAGATTTACATAGTTTGATACAATATCTCTCTTCATCAAAAAAGTTAACATGTTATCACATTCTAAAATTTGATGTTTTTGCTTGATGTGGTTGTATGTAGATTGAAATGCATCTGTTTGAGTTGGAGACCCAACACATACAATGCATGGAATAGCTCCCATTTTATATAGAGGTGTTTCTAACCAGCTGTTATAGAACCAGTAAAAATATACAATAGCTGTTAAAATGTGAGATGATAATGTTCCAGCTTCATCTACAACAATTGTATTTGTTGTCCAAAGTGAAGCAGACCCCATTTTCCCCAAAGCTTCAAATGCAGATCTATTTAAGTCTTTGTACATTCCCTTTTGCTTCTTCTTCATAAAGTCTTGACTTATGTCATATATAACAGGCCAATACTTGCAGAGCTCCTGGTGCTGGATCTGTTCCATGCTTGTTGTAGCAATTTTTGGTACCTGTTTAGGTAATATATTGATGTGTCTGCTTTTAAATCCAAATGCATTGTAGATTGTTGGACAGTATGCTCTGAGGCTGTGAGACAGGTTCTGTGCAGCTACTGTTGTTGCTCCTGTTATCAAACAGTTCAGGCTCTGATATAAAGCAGATATACTCGTGCTTTTGCCAGCTCCAGCAGTTCCTGTTATTAGAAAAACAGAAAAAGGTAAAAAGGGACCAGGGCCATCATCTGGATCAAATTGAGAATCAAACCAGCTCATTTCAGGAGGGTTTGTAGTTAGACTTGATATCTTCTTAATTTTTTTAACTATAGACCTGACTTTGGAGTCAGAAGTCATGTTTAAGATAAACCCAGGACCAGGCTCCTGCATGTTGGTTCACCCAACAAAGTCTTCAGTTCACTTATTTGAAATTCTTCAAGGAAAATATTCTTATGTAAAGGGACAGACTCTTCACTCCAGTTTAAGAAACCCTGGAGTGTTTTCAAGACAGCTGTTTGTCCACCTATATAAAACTGCACTGTCAACCTGCAGTTATGATGAAGTTATATCAGATTGGCAAAAGTTTGAAAATGGTATCAAGGCCAGATGGGATGATACAATGTTTGAGAAAGAGACTTTTAAAAAATCTACATTTCAATCCTGGGTGGAAACAATGAAAATGACACTTGATCAACTTCTTCTTAACAACATTTACCACATCCTGCACACTAGAACAAATTTATCATATGAGAGGTATGTGGACTGGGTTGTGGCTGTTGGAATAGTTCCTGTATTTCATACAAAGCCTGACTCAGACCTGGTACAGAGAATGACCTCCAAGTTTTCTGAGTCATTTAAATTTAATCCTAACCAGTACAAGACAATGAAGACAATTCTTACAAGTTTTACCCTGGAACTAACATCTGTTATTGAAACTCTAACATCAATATACATACCAGACTTTTCAGAAGTAACAATATATTTTAATCAAGAAACTACAAGTTATTATGGGGTATACAATAGTAAAAAAATAGATGTTGAAATAATTAATAGACCATTTATCTTTAATGAGAACATCACATTTGATAGCCCTGTTCAAAGACTATGTCAAAACATAATGTCATGCTTTAGAACAACAGAACATGCAAAATTGTGTCAGTTGCTTAACACTGCTCCAATGAAAGCTATAGTTGGAAACACAAGCACAAATTTGTATAAAGATATACTTGCACATCTTGAACAATCTTCTCAAAAAACAGACCCCAGGAGAGAAATGTTGCAACTTCTTATAAAACTTGCAGAAAACAAAACTGTAAGTGGGGTTACTGATGTTGTTGAAGACTTTGTTACAGATGTGTCTCAAAATATCATAGATAAAAACAAAATTTTTGGGACCAATGCTGAATCTACAACACAGGGCCTTAAAAAACAAGTAGCTGGGTCTGTTTTTAAATGCCTGACAAACCAGATAAATGAACAGTTTGACACAATACACCAATTAGAAAAAGAAAGAGATTTATTTGTTAAAAAAATGCAGCTTCTTGAGTCTCATCTCTCACACTGCCAAAATGAAGACAAAAAAGATGTAAATATGCAGTCAAGCCTGTTAACATCAGACACACTAAAGAGCCTTACAGACATCAGTAACTCATCATTAAAACTTTCATCTTCTACTATTAACAAAGGAGAGACTGTTATGAATAGTTTTTTGACACAATATGTTCCTCCATTTAGGGAGGTTACAAAGGACCTTACATCACTATGGGAAAGTGAGGTGTTTGAGACATTTAGGCTTACCCCTGTTGTTGACAATCAGGGTCAGAGGTTGTATGTGAAATATACACAGGATACTGTCTCTGTGCTTCTTGGTCCATTTACATATATAATAACAAAGTTGTATGGAATGGAACTTATAACAGATGTTTACTCTTCTCTAAGTCTCAATGAAATAGCAGAATGTCTATATAAGGCAAGCAGACTAAATGTGTATATATTAGATGTTGGAGCTAAGTACAATCCAGAAACACAAGACTCTGAAGCTGAACAGAATGGAACAAGCAATCAATATGCTCACTGGACAAATAACAAAACCCTCTGAACCTGAGGTTCAGAAACACATAAAGCTACACTATCCCCATCCATCTTTACCAAGAATGGTGTTGGAGGTGAATAGGACCCAATCTCTGTGTTTGGCCATCAGCCCCACACCAACATGGAAAAATGGTGAAATCCATGTGCCATCTCTTGTAAATTATGTTAAGAACAAGATGGACTCTGATACATTCTTTGGATTTGTCATGGTTAGTCTGCTAGAATGTGAGGACCTTGTAGACAGTCTTGACATATACCCTCACATATTTTCCCAGAGAACTTTTTTGTTTTATCCTTCTAATGCATGTATATTTGAATTGTGTATTTTAACATCTATTTTAGAAAATATAAAAAATCCAACACTGAATTCTGTTTTGAGTCTGCTAAAAAGAGCTAGATATATATACTCTAAGAACCCATCTTTAGACTGTGCATTTATGCTTCATGGTATAGAGGTAATTGGATCTACAATTTTGCAGTATTTTGACCTGGACCCTGACAAGAAACACACATTCTATCCTGGACTTTTACTTTACAAAATGCATAAAGCTTTAGAGAATGGAACAATTGAAAGTAAAGGACTACTCAAGCCAATCTATACAGATTCATATAAAATGATTACTGACACAGACTCCAGCTTTGATGATAACGAAGAGATGGACTTTAATGTGTTTTATTCAGATACAATTTTTACACACCATTTAAAATGTGAAACAGTTCTGCGCATCTTTAAGGATGTTTGTGTATCAGGGCACCCAAAGTCCCAGATTTTATCATAATAAACATAAAACTGTTTGTAACAATTCTAATTTATTATCTACTTTTTCTTTATTTCCTGGTTTCATAACAAAACATAAAAATTCATAGGTACTCTTCAGGTAAAACATGAAGTCTATATTAACTGGGTTATCCAATGTGTTGCGCCAGCACATACAGCCTTCTTGGGTAAATATGTATGACAAAGGTTTAAAACAATCAATTGGGAGAGGTGGTCTTGAAACACATTTAATAAAATCCTCACCTACTAGCCAAAAATCAACATTATTTCTGTGCTTAAAATATAATGGGACTAACATTTCAATAACAGAAAGGGGATCTGTACAGTTAGGTAAAAGAGACAGGGATAGACAGTTGTTTAGGGATTCAAGCCATGTTGTTGCTTCCATCTTATCAACATTAGGCAATGAGAGCCCTCCTGAAAAAATTGTGTTGCAATGTTGAACAAATATAGATCTTTCATGATTCTGAAACCATACATCAGCTGTTGGCTCTCCACACACTGCACCAGCTTGAAACAGTTCACTGAAGTGTTGTAGTAGTTTATTTTTAGCATCTGGAAACACCTGTAAAGAAAAAACAAATGTTATGGTATGGGTAATGTTGAAGCTTTTTGAAAGTTTGAACCAAAAAAAAACACTGTCTTACCATTTTATGGTCAATGTCTTGTGCGATGACAAAAATTTTACATTTATTCATAGCGGCCCAAGCAAACCCTGATTCTGAAGACCACTTCAAAATTGTAGCAATCAGCGTGCTGTATAACCTGGTTGTTGTTTTCACAAGGACATTTGAGCCAGTGTCTAATATGCATTGTAAAAACACTATGGGGTCTTTTGTTTTAACCCCTAGAAACCTGCACATTGTTTGTGAGAAATCCACTGTAATCAATGTATGTTTATCAGACACTGTTGCCTTATTGAAAATGTCATCTTCCCCCAAACAAATATTAGGATTTATATCACATGTCCAGAGAGGCCATTGCAGACATTGATCTGACAGTGGGTTGGTACAAATGTTGGGGGCAAGAATAAAATCTGCCAAGTATGTTTTTAAAAATGGGTACATGTGAAGAAAAATTTTTTCATTTAGAGAGCTGTCAAGCTGAGAATGTGTTATTTTTTCAGGTGTACCAAAAACAATCTTGGTAAATGGAAATGCTGGAAAATAAGGTCTGAAATAAGAACCAGAAGGGGTTGCCCCTGGAAACATGTACATGTAAGCAGGAGGGAGTCCTGAAAAGCCAGACATTAGCTTACCAAATAAGGCTCTAAAAAATTCAACCAGACAGCCATTCCAGTAGCTATCATCATTAGTCCACAGGATGTGGAAATTTGTATGTGTGAGATTTAAAGCAATTGTGTATATGCCCCATTGGAATGTGTGAGTAACTGGTCTAAATATATCTGTAATTTGTAAGACATCCAGTTTAGCTTGTTTAGCAGAATAATTTTCATTTCCTCTATGACTTGCTGTTGCACAGGAATACAATCCATCTTTTGTTTTTATGGTTATGTCAATGTTAGACACAGACATGTTCTTAATCATTGTGTGATACCATATTGTATTTTTTTCTTCTTTTTCTTCACTGGATACATTAAAATTAAAAGATTGGTTACTTTGAGAGAAAAGGTATGCCCCTGACAGGTGAGCTTCAGGAATATTTGTTGAAATATCTGCTTTTAAACCAACCAAAATTTTAGATGCATTTTTCTCAAACAGTAGAGTTCTGTGCTGATTTTTATAAAGTTTTCTGATCCATTGGTTTTGAAGTCTCACTTGCTGCTCCCACAAAATACAATTTAGCCTGAGTTCTTGGGTTGTTGGTTTGTTGGTATCCAGTGGCATAGTATTTAGGACATCCTGGCTTAGTTCACCAATTACTAAAACAAAGTCTTCAGGACCAGTAAATGGATATGGGATGTATGTAACATACCATATTATTATTTTAGCCTCCTTGTGAACATTATAAAAGTAAATACCCATTAGCTTTCCACAGACCACTTCAGTTCTAGACATCTTGGCAGAGTAAACAGAGAAGTAAGCTTCTGTTCTCACTATTTAAAAGTTAAATAAGTGGGTGGTTCTGTAAGCTTTGTAAGTTGTGTTGTTTTACATTAACCTTTGTATTTAACCTTGCAATTCTGAAGAGGGAAATAGATTCACTCCTTGAAAACACTGCCACCTGCAGTTAAAACAGGGAATTTTATCACAATGAAGTCATCTAAAAGTGACAAATACATGTACGCAACATGGGTAAAACTTCTAATTCTTTATTTTGTTATGTTTGGTATGTCAGTTGTTATACCCATAGCAGCATATTTCCCAGATCTTGGGTTTCCATGCTATTTTAACGCCCTTGTCAACTACAGTGACTTTAATCTCACACAGAGAAATGTGGCTAAGCATATCACACCAACCTTGTTTTTGGAGGCTCCTGAGATGTTTGCATACATTACAGTATCTTTTATTGTGGACTGCTGTGCAGCTTGCTATTACTTTTTTGGAGCATTTGCCATCCTCAGAGCTAAAAAACTACATATTACCACTCTTACATCTTTGTCCCAGTGGATTGCATTGGTGGGATCTCCTACCCTGATTATAATTGGACTTTGGAGGCTATGGACAATTCAACTGTTTATTCAAACATTGTCTTACAAACACATATACCTTGCTGCATTTGTGTATACCATACATTTTATGCTGTCATTTATTCACATCCAATTTCACATATCCAGAAATTCTCAGCTATGGGCTATAAAGGCACTGGAACAGTCTGTTCCAGCTGGAACAATGCTAGAAACTGTGATATTCAAAATTAAACCAATTATTGCAAACATGCATCTATTCTGCCTGGCTCTAGAAATGCTGGTGTTTTCACTCAGCTTTATGATGGCTATTGGCAACAGCTTCTTTATACTGGTTTCTGATGTTGTTTTTGGATCCATTAATGTACACATATTTCTGATAATTTTATGGATCCTCATCACAGAACTATATCTTGCAAAATATATTCAAATTCAATTGGGATTTCACATTGGAATTATAATGTCATCAGTTATTCTAGTTTTGCCCCTGTTTAGGTATGAGCAGATGTTTGTGGCTGCTAACCTTCACCGGGCTGTTACCACAAACATTGCAATGATTCTTGTGATTGGTCTAGTTTCATCTATTATTAGAATCTTGAGGCTTTACTGGACAAGTAGAAAATCCAAAGTAATGTATTTTCCTCTATCTCAACACTCTGGACCACGAAGAGCTAAAAAATCTAAAAGAAATCACAGGGACGGAAACATCATCATGGAAGAAAGTGAAACAGAAGAACTGTAGTTATTCAAGTTCTATAATACAATATTTTTTAAAAAAATATAAATAATTACAAAACTCGGTTTTTAATAAAAAATCTAAACTTTATTTTTTGTTGTGTGATTTTTACAATACGACAGACACTGTATGGGGGTAAAATATCTTTATTATTTATAGCTTTTTCGCTTGTATCTGGCTGGTGATTTTGGGTTCCGTTTTACATCCAATATAACATTCTCTGCAGAAAAATCATCATTTTCTTCAAATTCTTCAAATTCTTCTGTAACATTGATTACGTCCCCGTCCGTTGTTCTTATGGTGTTAGATCCCCGTCTGCAAATAGAGAGGATGATACCCATGGTGGATTCTTGAATTCAGTTTCTGCACAGGAACTCCAGAATTTAGCTGCCCTTTGGAGACTATCCACTGCAACACTGTTAGGAATATACACAGGTGTGATAATTATAAACACAGGTATTTCTACGCTGCTATCAAGTGTTCCAGATTCTCCAATTGTACAAAGGATTGGGTCAGCGTGGCTCCTTTCTCTAAAGAATCCAGATACAATGTAGTTTTTTAGTCTTCCTAGCTGTGATGGAGAATGATATTGAATATAGTTTGTAACTACTTTATATTGCAAAAGAACTTGGTAGAAATAGCTATGATCAGGATTTATAAACACATCTAAATCTAACTTAGCTTTAATATCAATTTTACCATCAGATTCAGATGGATCTGTAAAGATGATTGCACGTGATGTCACATATTGGTTAGCTTTCATGCATTCAAGTAGGTTCTTGTGACATGATGTGATATTTCTTTTTCTTTTTTGATTTAGATTCCAGTCACTGTCAAATGTCAATAGGTAGTCATTTTTAGTTGGTAATTTTCCAGGGGGTACATATTCTATAGCAGGCTTATTTATAGAGTGTATGAATTTTATAAGAGTTTGTTTACAGGGTTTATCATATAGTTCTTTGTATCTTTTGTAGCTCTGGTCACATTCTGTTTTAGAAAATTTATATTTAAATCTACATTTGATTTCATAGAGTTCAGTATCAGCCTTAAATTCTATAATGTCATCTTTAATTGTGGATGCATTGGCACACATATCTAAAGACACACCTAAAATTCCATCCTTTGGACTCATCATGAAACCCATGTCACACAGAACATTCTTTTTTTTACATACAAACTCAGAAATAGCTGTTTTAATTGCATTTTCACATCTTAATCCAAATGCTAGAGGGCTTGCCACATAATAGTTGTTTTCAATTGGCCATGGATCAAACAGTTTCTTAGAAAAAGATTGTTGTTTAACAGCATTGTAGAACTTTGATGAAGAGATAACACCATCTCTAAGAATGTCCCATAAAAAATTTGTATGTTGACCTCTTGTGATACATTCAATAGCAAGACAGATGCTGCATTGGGTGTATGTTGTAAGATTATCACAAATAGCATATATTTCTCTTATATTCAGTATTGTATCTGTGTTGGCATTTGTAAGTTCTTGAAAAATATCTGATATCTTAGTATCTCCAATATAGTCTCCAATTTTGTTAAAAAGGTAGTAAATGTACACATACCTCATAGTAGGAAGTCTTGGGTTTTTACAGCTTGTAAAAATAAAGTTTTGAACATTTTTAGTTTTGATGAATTTAGAAAAAGTAAGTTTTTCTAGTCTATTTTTAGCTTCCTCCATAGATAATCCTTCAAGTTCCTCACATATAGGAGTTTCAGAAAAAAGTTCCATTCTAATCCCCTCTGCCACATGCAGAAAAGCTGTCCAAACTAAGAAGGTTGCTCAGACAGTCTCTGAGGTGAATGTTGGACAGCAAAATGTTGCTGTTTGAAAACAGATCAGTGGTGTAAAGAGCTTTTATGTTTTCACACCAGCTAATAAATTCCTTCTTCAGGGTTGGGCTTAAAATCACTGAATCAAATTCTCCTTGGCTGTTAGCTCCAATACTTAGGTGAGTGTTCCACAAACCTGATAGAAATTCAAGCAAAATCACCTTGTGTACTAGACACTTCACATAGTATATGGGATTGTTCTCAGCAAGTGTGCAATTCAAATAAAACCTGTCTGTTGGGGATGATTTTGATACATCCATGAGCTTTTCTATGACATTTAATAGACAGTATGCCAGACAGGAAATATCTATGACTTTTGCCATGTCTGCACATGCAGGTGACACACTATCTTCCATGTCATCATCTCCTGTTGCAAGAATAAAGCATCTAAACAAAATACAAGCTGGTTTGTAAGCATCCTTGCATACAAGAAATGGGTTTCGGTTCACAAACATATCATACAGTGGTTTTCCATTTAGAGCTTTTAATGCTAACTCTGTTTGAGGATTTCCTGTGTGCAGTGTGGCTAAACCCATGTCTGTCAGAACCAGTTTTCCAAGGTGTGTCTCATTCTGAGTAATCCCAACAAGTATGTTACAGAGGCTTATATCTGAATGAAATAAACCACAATCTTCATTTAAAAATACAACTGCATCTAAAAGGCCTTCAAATCCTTTAACAATTCTAGGTATATTTTCAGATGTCCAATGAGGAAATGTTTCTAAATTTCCCCTATATCTTGGGAAAAATAGTTTTTTGCATGGTATGCACACAGAGTTTAAAAACATCAAAGACATACTTTTTTCTGGACATTGGCTTCTTAGTCTGGCAATATCAATAAGATCACATACAATCATTTCATGGTAAAATGCATTTTGGGACTCAAATGTCTTGACACATTCAGTATCTGAAATTCCAAAAACTGACCCATACTCTCCCTTTCCCAGAATATTTTTTTCAGAGTATTTATCATGTAGACAAACTGTCCATTTTACAGGGGGCATAACTGTAATATTACTTGTTTTTCCATAACAAATAGACAGGTGACTTTTCTGTTTTACAAGAAAGTCTAGAATATTACATCCACAATGTCCCCCACAGACCATGTCATTATCTCGGGATATTGGGGAGATTTTCTGTTCTCCACTCCATGATGGTATTTGTAATAGTTTCAAGCTCAGGTTGTCCATGCTCTGGCTCTTCCTCTTCAGGGTGTAGTGTTTGCATTTCAAATTCAAACTCATCTTTGAGTTCTGATACAGTTTCACAGATTTTTTCAATTTTTGATATCTTTTTCTTGTTAAATGATGATAGTAGAGAGAGTTCCTTAGTTTTGTTTTCTAAAGTCTGTTCTACAAACTTTAGTGATGTTTCTATTTGATTTTTTTGTTTAGATGTTTTGTATTTGTTCACAGATATCTTTGTATCTTCAAATTGTTTTGTAAATAATGGATTTTTTCCTCCAAATCTGTCAAAAATAGAAATAGCTGCTCGTTTATTAACTTCTGCCTCGAGTCCCTTGCTAATAAAATCTACAGAAGCTTGTTTAGAAGATGCCATCAATATCTAAATCTTTTAAGAGGAGTCCAATGTTGTACGAAGGGAACAGTACAGTGTCTCCAAGAGATAGACACCTTCTGGTCCCAATGTCAGAAGTTATATATTTTTTCCCAGAGCCTCCCAAAATTATGCTCCCGCCCACGTTGTCAATTTGCCTCAAACTCATCATATTTTGCCTATGTAGAGCACATAACATGCACGTTTGAGATACATAAGTTCCACAGTCCTCAACAAACTTTAGTTTATCCAGTGCACTCACAAATCTGTCTTGGGAAACAGGAATTTCATCACCAAGCAAATCATCTGACTTAAAGGTACACCCATATAGAAATTTAACATACTTGCACACATTTGTCATAAATGAAAGTACATTGTTAGCTGGTTTGTACATATGTGGTGGCCACAGAACAGGACCTGCGTGTTTAAATTTTTCATAAAAAATGCACTCTCTGGCAGAACAAAATGATTTCTTTCCATAAAACAAAAGCCATATAAGAGGTAATGGATCTTCCATAACAATACCTTCCCAGTTTTTTGGATTGGCCATATGAGACACAGCTTCTTGAATAATATCTGTTTTATTTAGTTTTAAGGCTCTCTGCCAAGACCAAGTATCATAAACAATATAGTGAACTGGCTCTTTTAGGTCAGTAGGTGGCGCTGTTTCCTTAGTTTTTTCACATGTGTTCCACCCTGTCATATGATTGAGTTTTTTTAGTCTTGGTAAATTAATTCCATTGAAATCTAACCCTCTGGGATTGTAGCTACACCATGGTCTTGTATCATTTGGCATAACATTTGTGACTAGTAAAAAACTGTTGATTGGAGTTTCTATTAACTTGAACTGATTTTGACTATTTTCACACAGGTCTATAGACATTCCAACACTTTCATAATACTTGGAGCCAACCTCCGCGTTGCCTTCAGCCATCAGAGAAGATAAATTAAACATGATTTTATCTGGAATTAAAAAAACTTTGTTAGAAAACTATAACAAATCTATAACAGATGAAAAAACATCAGACCTTGTCTGGGTGTCAGATATGCCAGCTATTATCACAAAAAGAAACAAGTCTGAGAGAATGGCTCACCCATATATTGGAGTAATTTCAAGAACCAACTTATATAGCTCCGTGTTGGAGTTTTACTGCAATTCATGTAATCCTATATACAAAGAAAAAGTAGAGTCAGACATTGGAACAATGAGACAAATTGCACCATTTTCACCAACCTTAACACATGATCTCTCAGTTTACTTAAAATCCTTATGCTCTAATTTAAGATTTACTGACTCTGAAGCTAAGGTAGAATTTTTTTCATCTGTAATGACTCAAAAAACAATTAGGGGATGTCCAGTTTTTAATGAGTTAAACAGGTTCATTATTAATTTATCATCATTTTTAAATGGCTGTTACTCTACCAAATCTCATACAATTGAGCCATTTCAGAAACAGCTAATATTGCACACATTTTACTTTTTGGTGTCTATCAAAGCACCAGAGGCAACAAACAAACTTTTTGAGATTTTTAAAGACTATTTTGGATTATATGAAATGAATCAAGAGACACTTCAAACTTTCAAACAAAAATCAAGTGTTTATTTAATTCCCAGAAGACATGGAAAAACATGGATAGTTGTTGCAATTATAAGCATGTTACTAGCAACTGTTGAAAATTTACACATAGGATATGTAGCTCATCAAAAACATGTTGCAAACTCTGTGTTCTCAGAGATAATCAACACACTTTACAGGTGGTTTCCAACAGCAAATATTTACATTAAGAAAGAAAATGGTACAATAATGTTTACAAATGAAGGAAAGAGACCCAGCACCCTCATGTGTGCAACATGCTTTAACAAAAACGTAAGTTATTGTAATGTATGTCTCTTTAAGAAAACACATTGGTACATAAGACATCTTGCGTAAAATGTTGATAGTTTTATCAGATCAAAGTTTCCTGCAATTGGTTTGACAACTTCTCCATCATAAGTTATCCCATGTATAACACGTGAAAGTTTAGCTGGTTTCTTGCGCGGGATCATTCTTAATGATGCAATTTTTGTACAGTTTTTGGGGCCAAACAAAATTGACAAATATTCCCTGTTTCCAGTAATTGGAGCGGTGTCATTCTGTAGAATATTACATGACAACAGACATGGGCACGTTATGCACTGCCAATTAGATGACTGGTCTGTATGTCCCTCAGCAACATTTGCATGCATGTTTTCCATATTACAAGGCAAACATATAGGATCAGAACATTTAGTTAAGTTATTTACAAAAGCTCCAAGATATGGAACTTTCCCCATTTCTGGGCAACATGCAAAATATTTCTGAGAGACAAGAAATAAAAAGAAGGTTTGTCCATCAAACCATACAGCTCTTCCAAGATGTCTAAATTTTGTATTTGCTACTTCTTGTTTAATTTCATCTTGTGAAATAACAGTTGATGTGCTCCATAGAATTGATGGTGTAATGAGTGGAACACTTTCTACATCTGGGGGCAATGGTTCTTCAGGTGTGCTGAATGAACACTCTACATCAGCAAATTGTCCAAAATATATCAGGAATAGTCCAACAGACACTGGAACTTGCTTAATAGAAATTACTTCAGGGGTACACTTATCTACTAATTTATTGTTTACGTAAACAACAATACTTTTGTTGCCATGTTTTGGCCTTACAATGATAAGGCTAACATTGTATGCTGAATTTTGAGGGTTTATGTCTGCAAACTTAGATGCACATGAAGTTGTTGCATGAAATATCTTTACGTATCTTGTAGAGTTTGTGTTTCTTATCCACATGCATTGTTTGTTTAGAAAGTTTCTTAGTTGTTCTCTCGTATCACCTGTTTCAGAACTAGCCATATCTCCACTTAATAATTTTTAGGTCTTCTTCAGAAATAAAGTATTGTCCTTTAATAGCAAATCCTCCAGGGATAATTAACCAAGCTGATAAAGAAGTATCAACAACAAGACATGCACACCCTTCTCTCTTTATAACTGTTTGTACCTCAGGACAATCTAATAATGTAATCCAAAACGTGTTATGATCATAATTGTAACTAGTATGATTGATCTGTTTTCCTAGGGTTGGTTTACCTCTTTCCCACAGATCTAAAACATCTACCCAAATACCAGTTTTTTTATTAGTTAATGCTAAACAGGCTTTAACCCATGAACATGACTCAGAAACAGTCTGTCTCAACACAAAACAAGCCTCCTCAAAGTGATCATTTAATATATCACGTGTATATTTTTTATTTTCTATGCAAATGGGAAGTTTTTGATAAATTTGCATTTCATCATCTGAACATGCATGTTCAATACTGTGAACACACTCTAGCTGTTTAGTTTCTAGAAATGTGTTATTTAAAATTAATGCACCAAGAGGATTAATATTCTGCATCTCTTGAAGTGTCATTAAATCTAGAACAGAGTTACATGATGAGACATTACAGCAAGGAAAATCAATATATGTGCAAACAACAAATGTACTTTTTGATATAATATGTGTTTTTGGCGTGTATGTTATGTTGTATTTTTTTAACAGCTTATATTTTAAAAGAATGGGTTCTTTTTCATTTTTTTGGGAAATGTCCTTGGATAATTTCTTCTGAGGAGCATCTGTTCCCCGGACAGCTCCTGGGTTTTCAAGGGCATGGTGATGTCTTTGAACAGAATTAATTTCTGTATGTAACAGTCCAGATAGAACACTAAGAGGACTGCAGCTTCTTTTGTCATTTCTAGAACTTTCTGGAACTATAGACCGAAATATTTCTTCCAGTTGAGTTGTTTCTTCGTTTTTAGATGCTTCCTGTTGTTTTTTCTCATTGCCTATTTTAACTACTTCTTTTTCTTTCTTAAAAGTGGTTACTAAGGACATGTAAAAAAAATCAATGAATATCTTTTCTTTTGTAGCAGGGTCTTGAATTTTCAAAGTAACAATATCCAGAGGATTGTACATTTCCCCACAGTCTAGTACAATGGGGATGCTTGTAGCCAGACTCAAACTTTCCCCACCAAAGTTGCAAGAATTTGTATCAAAAAACTTACACCATACTCTCAAGTTGGGAGTACATCTGAGAGAATTGTTATATCTAGTTTGTGCATGTATTATGAGGTTTGGTGTCTTTGGTATGTTGTTTTCATAAAGAAATTCTTCTGGAAATATAACATGAACTAGAAAGCTGCATTTTGAACCACAATGTCTCCAGTTACTAATGTGGACATCCATAGTTCTCTCATTTTTTTTAACACTGAGTCATACCTTTTGTTTCTAGTACATTTAAATAGGAGACTGTTGTATACAGTCTTAGTAGAGTATATGGAAATTATTATTTGTATGTACATGCTACAAATTAAATCATATCCATACTCATGCTTTCTGAATAAGTGAATAGACACATTCAGAGTTACATCTATAAGCTTATCCACATCATGTTTGAGCTCTCCATTTTCTAGAATAGATTTTTTAATTTCTTCAAAACCATTGTTTTCTCTGTTAAAAAACACTTTTATATCTTTCTTAATAGCTTCTGCTATTCCGTGGTAGGTGCATTCATCATATGTCTTTTCTAGTCCTTGGTGTGTTTTAGCCATAATTGTAGTTATTTGTTCAATGTCATCAGAGACACAGTTTCCAGTAAGTAGGCAGACAATATTTTCTCCAGTGTTTATAACAATACACTCATCCCCTCCCTCACACACATGGTAGTGATCACACCCATTGCAAATATACAAGCTGTGTATATTATGAAAATTACAAACAGTACTTTGTAATTTTATGAATGTGCATCCTTCTGGTCCTTTGCATCTGGATTTTGCAGGGAATGGCACTTTGCAAGAGTCACTTCCTTTATACATTCTGTTCCAATTAGATCTAAAAACATTCCAAGTTTCTCAACTTGCTGGCTCACAGACTGTCCATGGTCTATATCACTCAGAGAACTTGCAAACTGGGCTATAAGATCTGGTAGAGACTGACTAAAAAACAATTGGCACTCTTCAAAGTCCTCATCAATCAGAGACATTATGCTAGATGTGTATCTAACATCAACCTTTTATATTTTTTTCAACAGAGCATCAGAGGCCAAACATTTAACCTGCTGTATATTGATGAAGCAAATTTCATCAAAAAGGACTCTCTCCCTTCTATTTTGGGGTTTATGCTCCAAAAGGACGCTAAGCTAATTTTTATCTCATCAGTAAATTCATCAGATCAAACAACAAGCTTTCTTTTTAAATTAAAAAATGCAGATGAAAAAATGCTCAATGTTGTGAGCTATGTCTGCCCAGAACACAGAGAGGATTTTAGCCTTCAAGATGCCATAGTTTCATGCCCCTGCTACAGGCTTCATATTCCAGTCTACATAACTATAGATGAATCTATCAAGAACACAACAAACCTGTTTTTAGATGGTGCTTTTACAACAGAGCTAATGGGAGATGCGTCCAGTGTAACCAAAACAAACATGCACAGAATAGTAGGGGAGTCTGCAATGACACAGTTTGACTTATGCAGAGTAGAAATTACAAATAATACAGCCATAAGCAATTTAGATTCAACAGTCTATTTGTACATTGACCCTGCTTACACAAACAACTGTGAGGCATCAGGAACTGGAATAGCAGCTGTAGTGACATTGAGAAACAATAGAGAAAGATGTATACTGTTGGGAATAGAGCATTTTTTTCTTAAAGAATTAACTGGAGCATCTACCATGCAGATTGCTGGTTGTGCTAATGCTCTAATCAAGTCAATTATGGTTCTTCATCCATTTGTTACAACTGCCAGAATAGCAATAGAGGGCAACAGTAGCCAGGATTCTGCTGTTGCAATAGCAACATTTCTAAATGAATGCTGTCCAATTCCAACAGAGTTTTACTTCCATGTTGACAAAACTACAAACCTGCAATGGCCCATCTACATTCTAGGAACAGAAAAAACCAAAGCATTTGAGCTTTTCATCTATGCCATGAATTCAAACAGCATAAGCTGCAGCCAGACCATTATATCAAACACAATTAAACTATCATATGATCCAGTTTCATATTTGCTAGAACAACTCAGAGCTCTAAAAGCATATCCACTCAAAGATGGGAGTTTTACATACTGTGCAAAACAAAGACTGGTGTCAGATGACACTCTTGTTGCAGTTGTAATGGCACATTTTCTCGCTACAACAGACAATCACACATTTAAAAATTTTACACATAAACATACATGATTGTAAAAAATAAAATTTTATTTTCATAATAAATTTGTTTTAATTATTTGTGGTCTCACTTTTAATCAGGCATGTATATGCTCTGTGATGGTTCAGCTTTTTTATTTTTTATCTTACATTCAGCTTCAACTGCTCTGTATATTGCAGTTACTCCGTATCTTCTTCTTATACACCATTCCTTTATATGTTGAATAGCAACAACAGTTAAAATTACAATTATCAGTGCTATAATAAAAAGTCCAACAGTCCATAAAAAGATAACATATGGATCCTTCTTTGTAGCTTCAGGTTGGGGTTGTGTGGTAACTCCATCAGATTTTTCTATATGTAGAAAAAGTCCCCCACACACCAAGAGAACCAATCTCAGTTTTTTATTGAGTAGCATTTTGAGAAGCATGTGCCCACACTGCTCAACACGCTCTGTTTTATAGTCACATTTAAAACCACAAAGTATTACTTTTTAAATGAATTTTATTAATAGAAAATAAAACATGAATCAAGTTAATGTCATAACATGAAATAGCTTATTACAAATACAAAAGGTATGCATAGCTGAGAGCATTCAGTTGCTGACAACACTATTATTCTTTTCTTTGAGGATTTGCAGGTACTGTGAAATCACAGTGAGTCTGTGACACTCAGACTTAGTCATCACAGGACAATACATGGCAAGAGTGTTGTAAAAATCTATGGATTTTTTATCAAGTGTACAATTTTCCAGGATTGAGACACGGGGTTCTCCATTGACATTTGTTATATTGTATGTATTTTCTAAGGTATTTTTATGACAGCACTTTGCAAACTGTTCTTGTATACTTGAAAATAATATTGTGTCTTCAGAGAAGTGTGGGTTGATAGCCCATACAAATATAGCACACAAAACAAAATATAATACATATGAAATACTTTTCAATACATATATAATGGGGGAACATTTCTCTGTTCTAGAATACATCTTTCTTTTGTTGTTTGGTTTAGGCTCAGGTTCAGTTGAATGTTTTAAAAGTTTTTCTTCTACTGATGTTCTAAAGTATGTCTCTGATACAATACCTTCTTCTACTGCAACTTGTTGAATTATTCCATCTTCAAATCTAGTAACTTTTAGTATTTTTGGTGTAAGTTCCATTCCCAGGCAATAAAGAAATTCTAGTTGTCAATCACTGAGAAATTAGCCAGCATGTGCCACTAACAGTATCTGGAGTATACAGTGCCAGTCTAAGTTTTGGAGATAGATTAAATACAGAGCTAATAACTTGACTGAAAGCTATAAAATGTTCCATGTGTTGTATGTCAGTATCTATGTCAATGTCCTTATTTTTTTCAATTTCAATACCCTCAAATATTTCTAATAGCTCATGTTTGTCTTGCCTCATAGTTGTTGCAAGTAGATTTAAAATAGCATTAGGCAACACTCCAGCCAGTACACATGAATACATTGCAACATTGTCCATTATCTCCAAAACACCCCTGGGGTTGCTTTCAGAAATATCCAAAATATATGTCCTTCCCATGTGATTAATTGTTGTTGTCTGTAGGCGTACATAGTCCATATTAATTTTGTCAGGTTCATCTTCGTGAAGCTTAGCATAAATATTGTAAAGCAGTAGTTTTTGAATTACCATGTTAGCTATGCTCTCTGGCACTACCATTGGAAATACAACATTGAACCCATTGGATTCAAGAGCCACTGTGGCTTTTTCAATTCCAAAAACAGGTGGTATGACACTTAGAGTTGTGTGAGAATCCCATTGAAAAAATGGGTTGTAGACATTTTTAATTTGGTAGTTTTCCAAAAAGTTTATTCTGGTGAAAACCAGACTGTCTGGTGTAACTTCTTCTAATATTGCCAATGTTGCACGAGAAATGTAAGAATGAATCTGTACAAAATCTGGAGCCACGTTTTTTTGACATACACTGTAGAGTCCTACAGAATTAATATTTTGTAATTTGTGTGGATCCTGGAGAGTCAACAGACTGCCAACTCTTTCTTGTAACTTTGAAATTTCATCTGCAAAAAGTCTTGATGTTAGGGACACAACAATCTTACTGTCAACCTGCATTGTAACAAGTTTAAGTATGCAATCTAGTACACCAGCTTGTTTCCGGCCTTAAATATTCTTTTCAGAGGAGCAACCTCTTCGATTATAAACTGACTGTGATGAACCGGTGTGTGTGTGTTTTTATATGACATGTACTCATCCAAGAGTACCTTGTGGCTTGCTGAAAGAGTAGGAAATGCCTCCTGTAAAAACAAGCAGGGCTGTTCCAAAAATACATCAGTTCCATTTATGACAACATATTGTATGTCAGTTCCACTTGTAGCAGGCGTTCCAGTCAATCTGCTAGAATATTCATTTACTAGACTAAACAGGCCTTTGTTGTTTTTCAATAGCTCATCCTTTGTAAAAAATTGTCTACACGGGCTGTATATTCCAGGGGCTGTCATTTGCCTATATGAGCCATTGTACATAACATCTCCAAGAGACCCGATTTGGGATGCCCATGGGTTGATTGTATTTCTGTATTCATACACAGGGTCTGGAAGAGAGTGGTCATACAGAAACTTTTCTGCACTTTCGTTGCTGTATGCATTACAAGACACTACACACGAGCCTCTTCCCCTAGGACTGTTAGATGACTGAAAATAAGAAACATCAGCAGTAACTGGTGTAAGAATAACCTCACATGAAGCCAGTTGTCCATGACACAGACCAGGTGGAGTATTGGGCAGATAACCTCCACCAGCATAATTTCTTGGGTCTGCAGCATTAGTAGCAGTCCCTGTTATTCCAATCTTATTTTTTATATAATTTTGCACATCTCTGTTTCCAAAATGCTCACTTGGATACATGGAAAACAAGTTCTGACAGTGAATTCCCATATCAGTTGTTATAGCTGCAGCATGGGCAGGTGTGAGAATAGAGCTATATCCCAAGCTGGTGTTAAGAGAAGCAAGTTCATGGTTAATTTCAAAGGTCACTGCATCTGATCTGACCTCCTTTCTAGTTACTGTGGGTTGGCCAACAAACACAGATGTAGATGCTCTTGAACTATACAGAATGTTTTCTGAAAGGACTTCATCTGTCCTAACAACTGTAAGTGCAACTCCTGGATGTATCTTGTTTTTTGCTTGATTTATAAATGCAACAGGAGATAGCTTGTTGTGCATGGACACCATTGCACTTAGAGAAAGGGGAGTGTGTGTGCAGTTCTTTACATAATGAGCCATTGGAGACTTGTGCCACTCTTCATATTCAGCCATAAATGTTGGAGGAACATTAAACACAATACTATCTCTCTGTGATGGAATTTGGTTGATATAATCAGCAACCAGTGGCTGAATAGTAGCAGCTACCATGGGATCACAGTACATCTTGTTAAATGGAACAGGGAAAAACATGCACTCGCATATAACCCTGTTTCTTTCTGAAACTGCAAATGCTGCAAATCCATTCACAAGCACGGTCTGGCTTACTTTGCGCCCTCGTTCATGAGTTATAGCTGCCTGGGCGGGGTCTCTGTTGGTGTTCACTCTAGCAGTTTGTGTATTGATGGGACATGTTAAAAAAGATGTGGAAAGGGTCCTAATCATGTCAACTGTTGGTGCAATATCTGATGCCTCTAGAATATTTTTTAAAGTGCCATTTTCTAGATGGTGCATAATATTTTCATCTCCATCAATTATGTCTGCAAACACTGGACCATTATATGTGACCGTGAGAGCAACATTGTTGTAATCTACTCCCATTCCACACACGTGACCATTAGTACACACTGGTAGAAAAACATAATAAAATATTTTCTGTAACACAATGGAACTTTCGTGCTCTTCATGAATTCCAACATCAAGTTGATATCTATATGCATGGTCTTCATCTACTCTGTTGTTGTAGAGATTTGCAAATTCATGTATATTGTTTTCCATAACATCTACAAGCCTGAGACCATTATCCAGGTCTCCTTCATTTTTTATCTTATTCATTCCAATCACAAGCTCTGGTTTTCTATCAGAGTGTTGAAACAGGTTCTTGAACACATTGTTGTACACAAATGGAGGTAGAAGGTTATGGTCTAACAATGAGTTCACAAACTGTCCAACATGCCTCCTGTTGATGTTGTCATGACCAGCCATCTTTATCAAAGCCTGTTCTAAAGCAACCAATTCACCATAAATTTTTCTGTAAAGGCTGTAAACCTCCTTGGAAATAGTTGAACCTCCAAGGTGAAGACATATAAATTTAATCATGTGAAAACTGTTCACAAAAGCAAGTCTTCCAGTGTTTGTCCAGTATGTTTCAATGATGAGTGCAATAAGAGCACTATTAAGTATAAATTTATCTTCTTGTCCATGAATCAAAGCTTCCACAACATAACAGATAACTGGATAATTGGGATCAAATGCACTTTCCTGTACAATCTCCATAGTAGCAGAATCAATCACATGGTTTATGTGTGTTGCTGTCTCAAATTGATATCCTCTTGAATCCTGAAAGCTCAGGGGAGCAAACGGGGCTGGTATATTTCCTACCATGTTTCTATGTGTTGCCCTATAAGCTACCTTAGCTCCAGGTTGTTCCATAACATAAAAATCAAAAAGAGGATGGACCTCTAGCTTGAGAATGTTATTATTTCCAGGATGTAGTATGTCATCTGTAGTTATTGTAGCCTTTTTAGCTAAATCTGTCTCAAATGCATCATTTTTGTTGTTGTAGTAATCATAGAGCTGTGCATACAGGTTCATATGCACAGGAGCCTGAAATTCCTTTCCATAGTTGTTTCTGTTTTCAGGGAGTTCTGGAAATGCATTTTGGAGGACATGTGCACACAGTACTGGGTTGTGTACTCTTGGGTGACATGTGGACTTTAGGGCTGTCTGATAGCTGAAGCATAACAGTGTATTGTTCTTGTTGACAATCCATGCTTCTGTTGGCTGATAAAAAGGATTTTCTGCTCCCTTAACAACGTTAGAGGATGAATACTTGGGATCAGACATATGCAACCCAACAGGAAAATAAAAAGAATACTGCATTCTTCTGTTTAGTGGAAAGGGAATCTGGGCCTCATTGTACATTTTTTGTAAGCTTTCTATAGCAACATTCTTATCACCAATTCGTACAATAGATGATTGAATAGCTGTTCGTGGAAGGTTGTCCTGACCATCTGATATAGCACTCAGGTCATTTTCTGTAGTAGCTGTTCTGTTTGGATTGTCAATTATTCTAGCAACAAACTGGTCAAATGTCTTCATAGCTTTCCCATAACTTAGAGCAGTCACTAAATTATCTCCCCTAACAACATAGTTAGCATATGCAGCTGGTCCAATAACAGAATTTCCACTTGTACCAAGCAGTGTGAGAATTTTTCTCATAACATTATCAGTAGTTTCAATAACACCATCAACAGTTTCCCCACTTTGTGTTGTGTATGTAGACACACCTTTAAACACAGTCTCTTCACACACAGACCCAATGATGTCAGAAAGCATAGACATGACATACTGTGTACCTTTGTTCATAAATGCAGCCTTGTCTAAAAAGAATGAATTTTCCAGCAGATGAGACTTGAACATGGCAACCAGATCAGACTTAACTGTTTTTTTAAGTCCCCTTTCAACATATGTGGGATCTGACAATGTCTTGTAAATAAAAAGAGGAGGTGCACACCTTATTTTTACATTAAGAACAGTGTCCACAAGTCCTCTCTCTAAAGCATCAATGCCAAATTGGAGAGCTGATGTTAGAGTTTTGACAGCTCCAATGTATTCAGTTAAATCAAGAGGAGTTTCTTGAGAGGCATGTAAAATTTCCAGATCCAATACAGCAAGTTCTATCTCAGTGCTTATGTGATGCTTGTTGCATGCTTTCATAACCAAGTACTGTCTCTGTTTAGTTGGTCTTCGCCCATCACCGTGAGCAATTGTAGGAACTGATATCTTAAATTGAATTTTACCATTTGTCATTCTCTTCAGGTCTTTAAACTCTGTGTTAACACAACTAACAGCCAATGAGGTTTCTAGAAACTTAACAAATTGTACAGCGCTTGTATAAACACCAAGCAGCACTTCAAATTTTACTCCATTTTCTCTGACATCCTTGCCAAGCAGCAACTGGAAGCTCTTAAAGAGACCTTCTGCAGCAGATTCCTTTACCTGCTTTAGAAGATTTGCTTCTGTTACAAAATAAGGATAAGGTCTGTTTTCTATAACTGCTGCTTCCATAATGGATTTTAAAGATTTTCTGTTGTTACCAGCAAGAAACACTGGACCTCCAAGATCCTTAAAAACAAAGCTCCAAAAAGATGAGCACGTTGGCTTTCAAATAGATATTTTTAGCTGCCTTGCTCTTAACAAAACTCTTGGTGGTCTGACAGCAAACCTGGATAATCTTGATTTAGAAATGAATCCAGAGGCTGTGTTCTACACGTGTAGAGCAATAAGAAGAATGCTTCTTGGAGTCCACTGGTATCCTGTAGTTGTTCAGCAACAAGCAAGAGTGAGTACTGTGCAGGGAGAGCCTTACACAGGTGAAGGTTTAATAATTAATTCTGATGGTTTACACCTATGTAGGCAAATTGAAACACAGAATTACATACAAACTGTTTATAGCATGGAGGTAACAGACAATATGCTAATTCAATGGAACTCAGAAGCAAGAGTTGTCTACTGCCCTTCTCTTACACACACTTTAATAAACCCCCAAATTATGTTCAGAATTATTTCTAGATACATATCTATGTCCCAGATGGAATCATGTTATATGGCATTTGATCAAACTCTAAAAAACAAGTCTCTGAAAAAAATATGTAAGCAAAACTACTTTCTATTAATAGAACATCTTTTATACCCAACACTTACTTATATGCCAAAGTTATCTAACATGTCACAAGATTCCCAGCTACAGTTTTACCAATTTAATGCTAGATCATTTTTGGATGATTGGTTTCAATCTCCATCTCTTTTCCTACTAAAAACAAAAATAATTTCTAACATGTATCTATACCCACACATTTTAACATGGCTCTGTAGGCTTCCAAAATGCTCAGAGATTCCAGTGTTGCTTTCAGAGCTTGTTGCAAACCAGAAGCTTGCTAGTGCATCAATACCTAATTTAAAAGTCATATTATGTAAAAAAAACCCTGGAAACAAACCTATGAAAGTATTAGTTTCAACAGCTGATCTTCAACAATGGCTTGTATATCCCCCTGAATTGCCAATATATAGAGTTGTCATGTGTATGACAGTAGCAGAAGGATTCTTAAGAAATCTATCTAATCTAACTGACTTAAATACAACTCATCAACCCAGACCGCCTTTGCCTGAAATTGTAGCTTCAATGTTTAGAAGAGGAATGTATGCTCCAAGGGAAACCAAAAAAACACAAACAATAAATTTTAGACATGTGTTTCAACAAACATGTTCACAACCAACAGGCCCAGATAGCCTTTTCAATGATTTTTCTCCAATGGAACACCTGTCTGTCAATGATTTTAAAATTAATATATTCAATACAAATATGGTTATTAACACTAAGATTACATGTGTTGGAAACAGTAACAAATACAACACCATTCTAGACATACCAAGGCTGACAAACAATTTCGTAGTAAAAAAATATTCAGTAAAGGAACCATCATTTACTGTTAGTGTTTTTTACTCTGATGATTCATGCTCTCACACAGCTATAAATATAAATATAAGTGGAGATTTAATGACCTTTTTGTTTGCCATGTGCAGTTTAAAATGCTTTTTACCCATACAAACAATTCTCCCAATATCTATAGCCAACTGGAATTCCACCCTAGACCTCCAGGGTCTTGAAAACCAAAATATTGTCAGAAGTGGAAGAACAGATGTGTTCTGGACTACAAACTTTCCATCAGCAGTTTCCACAAAAAAAGGATATAATGTTTCGTGGTTTAAAGCTGCTACTGCAACTGTCTCTAAGATTCATGGAGATGCACTAGTGTCTCAAATTCACAATGAAACAACACAGATTCTTAATAACACATCTGCTAAAATAAACCTCAATAAAAACCTTATTTTCACAACACTTGAAAACAGAAACAGGGCTCAAATTCAGACAATGCACAAAAGATTTTTAGAATGTTTATATGAATGCACTGCTCATAAAAAACTGAATGTAAACACTCTTAAAAAACTTGCATACAGAGGTTATTTTGATTTTTCTAAAAAAATTATCAGCCACACAAAAAACAAACACGAATGTGCAGTATTGGGGTATAAAAAATGTAACCTTATTCCAAAAGTTCTATGCAACAGAAGAAAAATTAGATTGGATGAGCTTGGAAGGAATGCTAACTTCATGACATTTGTATTTACACATTACTCCAAAAGTTCACCAGAAAACATAACAACTAATATCCCTTGAAGACTTTAGTAATAAAACACATTTAAGAGCATATAAGTTGTAGTTCAGTTTCAAAACACATATTATATGTATAGAATGACAGAGAAAGCATATGGTCTAGAAATCATGGAGGAACATGCAAAGTTTACAAATGGAATGGTACAACTTGCTGACAAGAGCTACATATTTCACATGATACACTCCAGACCTCTTGCAGTTATTTTGGGAATCAGTGGAAATGATGTTCCATCTTCAGTTCTGTTTTCAACTTTTTCTGACACTGCATCAAATTGCTTGTCTCTGTATTCCCAAAGCAAACCAATGCTTTCCATGGTCAGATTAATTTTATCTGTACATCCATATGCTCTTAACAGCCAGTTAATGGTTGGGTTTAAGCAATCAAATGGAGTGATGGTTATTCACAGAGATCCAGTTATTACATCAAGTGATCACAAGGACACAATTATAAAAGTTCCGACAACTGTCATGTCATGTTCAAACAGAGATATGTCTGATGCAAAGCCTCTATCTGTATCAATGTGTGGAAAATTGATGTTCAGTGCTTCAAACAAACAAGTTATTATAGATGAATCTCTAAATGAGTGTTTCACATTTTCTTCACACAAGCCTGTAAGTAAACACAAGATTAAACACAAATCAACTGCACTTTTGAAACCGATTTTAAAAAAGCCACTGGTCCATGACTCATCACATGTCACATCATTCAAGAATGCACAGATATTTTTTTCATTGCAAGATTTTTCAAATTTGCAAATTGGGACGTGTCCAGTTGTAAGCTTCAACACAATTTTAGTGATGGCAAGATCCCAAAATTCTCTTGTAATATGTACAGATGATTCTATAAACAGATACCAGATGCTATTTTTGAAACATGTTGTTCTAGACAGTATGTGTCTAGAAAGCTGCATGCAACACTTTATGGATATATATGAAAACAGGGTTATACCCATAACTGCTGAACAGCATTTGTCATTCAATAATATGGTAAAATCCTTAAAGGACAAGCTAGAGGATGCAACATTTGCCCTTAATTCCATTGAAGATGCCCAGTTTCATCAAAGGGTTGTTGCAAACAAGTGCCACCCATCCAATATTTTATTGATGGAGAAATATTTTTTAATGTTTCCACCTAAAGATAAAAAAAATTCCATTAACTTCGCAGCTGGAATTTTAGAGATAATCTTCAGGGGGACTAGTTTCAACAAAGTTGTAACTTTTTTGAAGAACTACATGGAAATAAAAGATACAACACCTGAGAACAACATGTTCAAAATTTATGCTTTATTGACAAGTTAATGACAGTACATGACCAACTTGTACACAAAATATCCCCCAAAAATCCATGAAAGAATAAACAGTGTTATAATAATAAGTCTTGTTGCTCTTTCTCTGTATTTTCCTCTGATCTCTATAACAGTTCCGTTGTTGAAAAGCATTAAGTAGTGTGTATGTAGGTTCTGGTTGTCAAAGAATGGAGACGTGTCCAAAAACAAATTGTGTTGAACTTTTCTGTTTGTAACAAACATCATACTCTCTAGTCCGTCTCGTTCATCATAGCTCATAAAGCTTGCTTCACAAAGTGGACATTCTGTTTCACTTCTTGTAATGTTGTAAACTATAGGAATGGGTATATTTCCTCCACTTTTCCCAGCATCCTGAGTTAGGTGACAGTCAGATTTGATTGCAGAAATAATAAGGTTTTTCTGAACAAATGCTTCAGCAACATCATAATTTATTGCACCCTCTATTGGAGCAGATGTAATTACATAAGTTACATTGATCATAGGAATTATCATAAGTATTTCAGATAAGTGATTTTTAATACAAGTAGAAACAGGTAAAATATCAAAATTAAGGATATGTCTATCATGTAGCAGGTTAAAAAAACCAATTGCTCCCTTTGTTGTTTGCAACAGAGACATGTTTGTGTTAAGTTTACTCTCAGATATTATTTTTTCTTTGGAGAAATCATACCTAAGGCTCATGAAGCATGGGGAAAAGGTGTCATATACATTAAACTTATTTCCTGTTGCAAACATCTTTGCAACTGTGGCTATTTCCATAGAATTGCACATTGAATTAGCAAGAAGATATATAATTATCAGGTTATGGTTGTTTACTATCTTATGTTCATTTTCTTTGTCTCTTAACAACATGTGTATGTCTAAAAGGTTTCTTCTATCTCTGGCTGTGAGTCTAAATGTTTCAGTGTACCTGGTATAAATTTTAGTAATCACCTCAGCAGCTGCCCACAGTATTTGGCTTGAAAGGGGCTGAATTTTGTCAGCCAGTTGAAGCGTTATTAATAGGTTTTCATATTGCTGGTCAGTAAATGTTTTGATAGATGAAGCAGGAATTTTATTCACTATGGCCCCAGCAACAAGGCTCAGAGACTTGGACCCAAACCCTTTGAAATAAAAATTGTGAAAGCATGTGTCCATCAGAGATCTGAGCAACTCAAGTTCATGAATAAACTTAGAAAAACACTTCATGTTAACATATTCAACATCCTGTAGTCCAGCAGCCACCATAAAATGTGTAAATGCAAATTCCATGACAAAGACAAAAGTTTCAGGATTTGCTGACTTTGCAGGACACTTTTTTGTAGCTTCATAGGTCACAACTTGGTTCTGAAGCTTCTCAATTGTTTCAAGAGGGGATTTTTCTGTCATGTCCTTGAAAAGGCTCACATAATCAGCTGTAAGTGTGGCTGTCAGGAGTGCATGGTCTAAAAATGTTGAAAATACTACCATGCTAAATTTATCATTTTGTGCAAGTATGAAATCTGTCTTATAAACCAGATTTCCTTTCAGAACTGGCAGCTTATCGGTATATCCCATCATTATGGTCATAAAATTAGATTTCTCGCCTTCATTATTTTTCATAAGGGTGACAAAAGCAAAATCTCTAGTAATAAACCCAGCCATCTCGTTTACATCATCTTCAAAAGATACAGAAAAATAAGCATTGTAGTCCCTGAGTGAATAAAATATGTTATGTGTAGCATGCTCAGGTCTTAACACATTTGCAATATTTGAAAATAAATCCCTCTGAATGACATCAGATGAAATTCCAAATTCTCCAAAACAGTTTTTGATTTTTTGTAGGCCATATGTAGACACGTTGTAAACAGGTAATGATTTTGAATTTTCACACACATTGTATCTATAGTTTGTTGTAATTTTAGAAGGAACTGTTTCTTTTTTATAAATGTTAGAATACTTATTGAAAGTCATCATAAGAGACTCTGTTATGTTTGCTTCTTCCCACATTTCCTGTAAAAATTCAGCTTTAAGAATACCTGTAATTTCTGCCCATGTTAAAAACACTGAATTTTGATTGTTTGGAACATCAATAGTTATCATAGGCTGGTCCTTAATCAAGGCATTAAAATCTAATTTTCTATCTGGTGGTTTAGAAATTGTAGCATAGTGTGGTGCATCTCTTGTAGTTTGACAAAATGACATATTACATAAACAGAAGAGCAGAGCAATGCCAAACACACACAACTTGGCTGCATTTTCCATCATGAGTTGAATGATGCAGAGAATGTTGCAAGTCCACTCCAATCCACCACTTGTGTTTTAATAGCAGGGTTCTTCAATGATTGTCTGAAAATGTCACTCCACATGCCAGGAACATTATTAATATAGTCTGATGCATTAATAACTATGAACTCAAGCTTCTTCAATTCAATACAAAGAGACAAACAGATCTCTATGATGGTGCAATTGCTTCTAAATGGCTCTATCATATCCATAATAATTGCAAGTACACTTCTATGAAAAAGCTTTTTAGCAGTTTCTGTTTTTTCTTGGTTCATGTCATTGATGAAGCACAACTCATTCAAACTAACATCACAACAGCAAACACTGACAAGGTCTTCAGGAGAAAAGTATTTCAGTAGTAACCAGGTGTAGTAACATGAATTAAACACAGAATTTACTTGCCTCAGGTAACTTGAATTAACACTTTCTTCTCCCTTTCTGCCTCTTCTTTTTAACATTCTTAGATTGTCATGTTCAGACATGTACATAAGACAAATAACATCTCCTTCAGATGCTCTAAATGTTGAAATAATGCTGAGGAAATGGTGAAATGACAGAAGTCCACTCCTTACATGAAGAAGAGGAAATACAACAGTTGATGACAGTGGATGTCTATCAAAAACAATCCAACTGTCTGACGCGTTACTGTTCTGCAGTGGTGCATCATGCTTTAAAAATCTTCTTGTAGATGTCTGTAGGCAGGTAATTGGTGTGGCAAATTTTAGCTGACATGCAAGAATTTTAGCAGATACTGAGTTTTTCCCAGCATTTGAAGGTTTTACTATATCATACAAATCTTTTATACAATCTGTGTACACATTCCTCCAGTACACCATAGGTTCCGGAAAACTGATTACTGTATCAGGACTTGTTTCTTTCATAAAGTTCAATAAAGTTGTTTTTCCAACAGCAATACACCCTTCTAGAAAAAGAAAAAATGCATGTCTAAAGCTTGGACACTGATTGCTGCCAACAATAGTCTTAAAAACAATATTATCAATAATATTCATATCTTGTTTGGGTAGGTCCCGTTTTATATGCAAAAGATTTTTGAAACTTCCACTTAGCTCTTTCATGGATTGCAATTTTCCTCCAACCTTTGGAATTTTCATGTGAGGTTTTGTCATTTTCTTTGTAAGCCAACCCTTGGACTTAGAAACAATCTTAGGCCTGACATCTCTGCAGTAAGTACCAACGTCTTCATAATCATCTCCAGTTTTTTCAACATAATGGCGCTGATGTGGCACATGGGGACTTATGTCAAGACCGTGCCTTGTTACAAACGAAGGCCTATTTTTTAAACCGTGTCTATGTGCAGTATTAGAATCTTCATCAGAATTATCTTCTTCATAGTCTGGTCCAGGTAGAGGATTTGTACAGGAATCAATAACTGATTCTGGAAACACTATTGGTTTGTCATACAGATTTGCAGTATATTTTACCAAAGATCTTGGTGTTCTTGGAGGTTTTGGAGGAGCTGGAAGAGGCCTTCGTGCAAGAAAGTCCTTTTCTTGCACACTGTTTTTCTTTTCTGTTGGTTCTATGGCAACTCCATCCCATTCAAAATCTTCCCCGGCAGATGTGCTGCCAGAATCATCAGTATCAGAATCTTCTAGCATTTTCAAGCCATTCTTGGCCGGGTGCTTTGCTGGAAGGTCTTCATCTGAGAAGGAATCATATCTTCCTCTTGCTGCCATGTCGTATATGGGACGGGTTTCTTACAATCCCTTGTCAAGTCTTCCAGCAAAAAGAAAACAGGCTGGCCACAAAGCTCACCTTGGAGTGTACAAAAAGATGTGTAAATTTTCTAGTGTAGCGTATCTGCTCAAATTTTTATCAATAGGACACCCGTGGCCCGGTAAAACTAAAGCAAAGCTTTTCTTCGAAGTCAGTTTAGGGAACAGAATCTCAGACTGTGTAGTCCTTCTAACCTGTGGAGAGAACAGAATCTGTTATATAATAGAGCTTAAAACCTGTATGAGTGGAAATACAAACATGTTCAATGAAATCAGGGTATGTCAGAGAGACCAGGGACTGCACCAGCTCTCAGATGCATTTAAATTTATATGCTCCAATGCTCCAACAGGAAGACAGAAATGGAATTTGGTTCCTCTTTTGATATTTAAGTCTCAGGGAAGCCTAAAAACATTGTATTCAGAAACGCCCTATTACACAACAAATATTATTCACACACATTTTAAGAAACTCAGTAGTTTCTTATATTCCAGACAAGACAAGAAAGTTCTTAAAACTATACACTGTGATGTACAAAAAAAGGTGGCCCCTAAGCGTGGCATATTGGGCACCAAATCCACAAAACAAACTTCATATAAACAGAAACTCATTAATAGAAACAAGAAGAAGTGCTTTCAACTTCAGGAAATGTGTTCAGGCACAGAAAAATACAAAAATAAAAGCATGTCTACTGAGAGCAGAGCTGGACAACTTAGCCCAGACTCACATGAACAAAACCAGAGACATTCTTAGCAATTTGAAAACTTTAGAGCAACTCACAGCTACTTTAGAACAAAACCCATGTAGTGTTCAAAATTCTATTGTTCAACCTCAACCAAGTCCCAAAACTCCACCACCATCATCAAACAGCAATATAGCATACAATGTGGGAAATACTGGATCATTTATAATTTCTATTGTTCCTGGTGACCCAGGCTTTAATGTGGACAACGACTTTAGGACAGAGTTTGTATCTGGTCTGTACACCAGACAAAGTCAATGGCTTCCATTTTATGGTCAATGGTATTCAACATTGACCAATACTGCCATGCAGAGAAGGCTCTTTCCCAGAGAGTTGAAGGGAAATGCTAATTTCCAAAATTCAACATCTCTTAAACTTATGACAGCCATTTTAGATACAATATCTTCAGTAACAGAAAATTTTTACACTGATGTTAGGAACCTATCAGATACAAACGCTGCTCTCTGTCTTATAAATGGTTATTTTTGTACAAAAACAACAGCTGCTATTCCTGCTACATATGATGAACTGCTTGAAGGCTTGGATAAAAAACTAGATTTTTTAGTTACTGACCTAAGGCAACATAAGTCTCAAGATACATTTGAATTTGTTTTTTCCAACCCCAAACAGGTAGAGACTATTATTCCATTAAACAAACAAGGGACATACTCTAGTGATTTTTTCAGCAGTCACAAAATTTTCTCCATGTTTGTGGATGCTGGAATGTTTGCATCTTCAAAACAGACCATTCATTTTCAGGACAATAGCCAATGTGATGTCATTTACTTAATAACAAATAACATATTTGGTGCTGATATCCCACCATTTTTTACATATCAGTTGAACCTCAGGGTTGGGATTAAGGCCCTTGAAATGTTTGTCCTAGTATACAGCATGCTAGAAAATGTAAGATCTCTAAAACACACAGCACATAGAAGACTTCAACTTTCATCTTTATTGGGAATTCAACAAAAAAGAGATGACGACTCCAGCCACAAGTTTCCTTTCAAGAGAGGGTATTTGTTTTCTTTTCTAGTAACAAACTACATCATCCCAACACTCTCACATAACCCAAAGACTCCTTCCTCCTCTTTATTTCCTGGAATTGTGCTCCTGGCTATAGAAAGCATGGACATTGGATCAGCAGATACAAATAAACATCTTATTAACATGTCTGCTAAAAAATACAATGAGATCTTTGAAATTTTAAACCAAAAGCTTATATTCAAAAATGCTGTGGCTATACTTCAAGCACAGACATCCCTGAGGCGTGTTACAGAGAATGGGTTAAACTTGCTTTTGTCTAAAGCATCCCCAGTTGCATCTGCAACAGAAATAATCAACACACAGTTTGGAGGAAAAGATGATTATGATAATGTTTATTTTTTAATTCTTGCATGTTTACCAGTTACACTTGCAGCTGTTTAAAATAAAACATTGTTGTTAAAAATAAAAAGGTAGTCCAGTGGTTCTATGTATACATTGTGTTCAGTCAATGAATTTTCTAACAATGTTCCGCGCATTGCTCTAATATCATCAGCTATTAGTTCTAATGGTCCAACATATCCCATTGAAGCTGATGTCAACAGAAGTGTTTTTTTAGGCTTTATGTATCCAGTAACAATCAGGTAAAAAATAAAAATCTTTCCTGTAAAAAATCTAACCCATGACTCACAATTCTGATTTCCCCAGTTTAAAAGACAGAATGCAATAACCATAAGAATCCTAGATGGTAACACAGCCCCCAAATTATAGAGGTAGTTGCCATCTGTAATGTTGTTTGGTAAAATATGGACATGATGATACACCCCTAACCTATGTGTCACATATGAAGTAAGTCCTTCTAACAGTTTTGGGTGTGAGTTGAAATGTAGCCATAGTGCTGCCCTATGTTCTTGGGTGCTCAGCATGTCATCAGTGACTCCCATGTTCTTACAACCATCATATATAAGTTTCCATATCTCCAGTGGCACTTTTCTAGACAAGACAATATCATTTCTACATCCGGTGTTAGATATACTTTCCCGGAACAACAGACTGTTTAGACAAAAGTTATACATCTTACACATAATCATATGTATAAATTTAACTTCTGTGCCATTATAATTATTTAAAGTTTTTTGCTGTAGAGTCTTTACCATTAGCTTCTCAAGTCCCCTAGACATTTTTTTGTTGAGGGTTACATACTTCCCCAAAATGTCCATTGTCTATGTTGGTGGCTTTGTAGACGTTTTTAACTATCCAAAAAATAGCAGAGATCTGTATCTAAACCCAGAAGAAATTTCTAAATATCTTCCTCTTGCAAGCCCAATACCACTGAATGTTGAACACCTGTCAGATGCACAGGTAGGATGGACCCTGGGGCTTCATCTGAGCTCTTATGGGCTATTTTGTGTTGGGGTGATAACTTCTCCAGATTTTATGAACCTTCTTGAGAGGCTGTGCACTCAATCAAGTGTTGCTCAAGTTACAACGGACAAGCTACCCCCACACCCAACACTTGACATGCTTCACACCTGGCTTCCAGAGCTTTCTCTCTCCTCTGTTCATCCAGACAGCACACTTGATACTATTCCAAAAGAAGATATATTTCAACATGTTTCTCTTTGTGCTCTGGGGAAAAGGAGAGGAACAGTAGCAGTATATGGCGCCACCCTAGAATGGGTTATATCAAGATTTACTTCATTGTCTCCCATTGAAAGTAAGACTATTTTAGAAGCCAGTCAATCTAAAGACCCACAATCCCTTCAAGCACCATCATTTGTATGTTCTCATGAAGTGTTGATGGCAAAGGCCATAGATGCTGGATTCATTAAAAACAGATTAGATATTTTAAAAACAGACAAAAGTGTTGCTGACCTAAAGGCTCCAACATATTTAAAGGCGAGTGTGCAGGCTAAACCAGCACACACAGACCAGCATCTAACACTGACAAATGCTAAAGAGTTCATTATGAACCCTAACACATTCTCAGGTTCTGCAAACACACAACAGGAAGATCTGATCAGTGTGCCACGGAGTACATTTATGTCTATGCTACAGACTAATCTAGATACCATGAAACAGTCGGCATTACCCAAAGCAAGTTCTCATCTAGAATCTCACCAAATTTCTCAACTTGGACCCAGGCCTGGCATACCAATGTTCCAAAATCCAATGAGCTACAATCACTCAAACATGCACATAGACCCACAGTCTGGATTTTTACCATACATGCAACATCCCCACATTGTTCCACATTACGTGCCTTGGAATCCAATCTCCCAAGATCCTTCTAAGTTTGGGGCATTTGGCTACATGGTGGGTCCTAATTACATTCCCGTACCCCATCCAGCAAGGCCAAACAAGAGAAAGAGGGATGATGATGAGACTATAGAGGGTCCAGTGTTCCCAGGAGAGAATGTTGGGCTTCAAAAGGACTTCCAAAACCTAACAAAGAGCATTGCAGCTATTCAGAGTGAAATCAAGGACCTTAAAAACTCAACACTGTCACACCAAAGGCCTCAGCTACAACAACCAATACAGCAACATTGGCCATGCCAGGAAGCTTTGTATGATGCTACACCCGGAAGACAACATCAAGAACATGGCAGGTATTTTATAAAATATTTTAATCCTGAGATGCAAGAGGCAATATCTTCTGGACAAATCAACATCTGTCCTCCCCCACTGCCCAAAAAAGCTGCAATCTCAACAGGAGTAAATGCACCTAAGACCAGTGAACAATCAAGAATGGAAGTGGAGACATACCAGAACACTGGTGACTCTCAGCAAGTCCAGACTTCACCTGCAAATGCTAATGAAACTTCAAATGGCAAACCATCCCAAGCTACTAACAGACCAGCCTACATGGAAGCTAGCACCAAACCGTGCCAGGCAACCCAATTACAAAAAATTTTCTGTGATGAACTTTTAAACAAACAATAAACTCTTTAAGCATTATTTCCAAGTTTTTTTATTTTATTTTTTTATTTTATCTTAAGTTGTATGTTGTTTTTTAAAATCTTCCAGGAAATGTTCTCAATATAATAAGAATCAGAAGTAGTGTTGTTGCTATGACAAACATAATCATTGTTTCAGTGAATGTAAACCTTCTTGTGAAGACCAATCTCACGTCTTGTTCTTTTAGCCCCCCAAGTCCACCATATCCTGCCACCAGGTGTCCAAAATGGGTCTGCATGACCACAGCCGTTTTATGTACTAATTTTTTAAATTCTCTTCTAGACATAAAGTGTAGCCAACTTCTTAGTACAAACACAATGTATGAGAGACATGACAGAAAATGTCCCATGGACTGCCCGCCTGCAGCTGCTCTTTTGACAGAGTTGATCATTATTGTTCTGGCTCTAGGAGAAGCCATGGGCATACATGCAACAAAATGTTGCATGTATGCCCCATGAATTTGAATAATGTGTTCTACTGCTTCTAGAATAGACATAATTAAAGACTCTGGCAAATCTGCCCCTGATGGATCTTTTGTTACAAGTGCCACCAGAAGTTGAGACCATGCACGTGTCTCTATAGGACTACCCATATTTCTGTATCTATGCTTCTTCAGAGACCTGGTGTATAAAGCACACGCTTTATGGTTTTACTTGATGTGTTCTTATGTTTTAAATAATGTTTATATTATGGTGATATTTTTATACAAGCCACTTTAATTTTATTCAAATTTATTTCGTTCCCCAAAAAAAGACATAACAAGAAAAATCGTTTTAATTTTTTTATTGATACATTTTAAAAAGAGGAAAAAACTGTCTTGTAAAAGGCAGGAAAAAAAGTCTTTTCAAAATGCAGTTGTATTTATAATTTTTAAACTCCAGGTTCTGTTCTGATGGAAGTCAGATTTGTAGCATGTAATGTTCTCCACCCAGCATACTCTTGGAATTTTTTTGACACAATATAAAACATTAGGATAAAGCAGGTTTACTGTATTAGTTTCAAACATTGTCAGAGTTTCAGTCTGTTTGCGATCTGTCAATATTACATGTAAGAATACACAATAGTTCTACCAACATAACATTTTTTCACTTTAGTGTTTAAATGTCTCAAAAGTATTTGTACATTAGACAAATAAGATGCTAACTGGTTTTATGCCAAGTTCACAGACATAACAAACATAAACTTAAACACAATTTCTCTATCACAAATAGCCATTTTTCAATTTGCATAAATACATTTTGTAGTTTCAATGGAAATTTTCTAACACACTTGTCTTAGTGACTACTCCCAGAATTATTGTCACGAAAAAGTATAATTGTAAAGATAGCTAAACCCCCAACTGTAATTTTTAAACTCTGTATACATTCAGTAAGCTTTTACATATAGTATAATGTATCCTGCCCCAAAAAACCCAGTTGAAGAAACCATGAAAACAAATATTGCAGAAATGTAAAAGTGTAGAAAATGCCAAAAAGCCTATAAGATTTTATTTTTAAGTGGTTATTCTGTATAATATTGTCCCTTACACATTCAAGAGTCAGATAAAAGCAATTTTCTTAACAAAAATGTCAAAGAAAAATCAATATCAAACCATGTAAATTATGTCATATGAAAATCTAATCTGTGGCTCTGAAAGTAGCTCAAAACTGTAAAGATATGAAATTAAGTATTTCAAATTGAAAAGTCAATGTAAAAATCTAATCTGAAATTAAGTATACCCAGTGTGAAAATCTAATCTGTTGTTCTGAAAGTAGCTAAAAACTGTAAGGATGTGAAATTAAGTATGTCCAGTGTGGAAATCTAGTCTGAGGTTCTGAAGGTAGCCCAAAACTTTGAAGATATGAAAGTTTTTCATATGGAAAAGTCAATGTAAAAATCTAATCTGAAATTAAGTATGTCCAGTGTGAAAATCTAGTCTGATATTCTGAAGGTAGCCCAAAACTTTGAAGATACATGAAATGAAGTATGTCCAGTGTGAAAATCTAGTCTGAGGTTCTGAAGGTAGCCCAAAACTTTGAAGATGCATGAAATTAAGTATGTCCAGTGTGAAAATCTAGTCTGAGGTTCTGAAGGTAGCTCAAAACTTTGAAGATGCGTGAAATTAAGTATGTCCAATGGCAACCTTAACCAGTGTGTTTATTTATCAGTTTATATAGTTTTGTGCAAAAATAAGTATTCAGTGTAAACTCAAGTTAAAAGACTGTCTTTTTCTAAAAATTTAAAAAGATGTGCAGATTTCTGAAGTTTTCAGTGTAAAAACTCAAGATTGATGCTCCTTCAAATTCAATATTTGTATGTAAAATGTAGTTAAAAATAATTAGAAGTGGAAAAAGTGCACAAAAAATCAACTCAAAGTTAAGTTTACACTAGAAAACCAAAATTCAAGGTTACTCAAAAATAAATGTTAAAAGCTAACATCAGAAAATCAAAACTAAAGAAATATGTTAAAAAATTCACACCAGAAAACTCACAAATAAAGGTTAAAAATTCACACCAGAAAATAAAAGCTCAAAAAGTTAATCAAAAATAAAAGTTTAAAGCTTAAAGTTACTCAAAAATTGGTTAAAGATTACATCAGAAAATAAAAACTCAAATTGGTTAAACTCAAAAATAAATGTTAAGAGCCTAAAGTTACTCAAAATAGGTTAAAAACTCACATTAGAAAATAAGTTCAAAAAGTTACTCAACAAAAGTTAAAAGCATTAAAAACTCACATCAGAAAATAAAACTCAAAAATAGGTTAAAAACTCACATCATAAAATAAAAACTCAAAGTTACTCAAAAAAAGGTTAAAAGCATTAAAAACTCACATCATAAAATAAAAACTCAAAAAGTTACTGAAAAAAGGTTAAAAGCATTAAAAACTCACATCAGAAAATAAAACTCAAAAATAGGTTAAAAACTCACATCAGAAAATAAAAACTCAAAAAATAGGTTAAAAACTCACATCAGAAAATAAAAACTCAAAAAATAGGTTAAAAACACATCAGAAAATAAAAACTCAAAGTTAATCAAAAATAAAGCTTAAAAGCTCACATCAGAATAAAAACCCAAAAGTTTAAATAAAAACTAAGTTGTTTTTAAAAATGTTCTCAAAAACTACAGTCGGCAACATCTCAAGGAATCTGAAAAAGAAAACAAGATGTTAGTACACAAGCAATTGCTATAAAGGGACAGTACTTCAAAAATATTTGGTAATTTGGGGCTGTTGTGTAGTGCTTGTGCAACTTCACCTGAAAAACCTCTCTATTCTGTAAGCTTGTAGTGTCACTTGACAGCACCTTTAAAGTTAAAGCCTAACACTTAAAAACTTCCTAAAAACACATTAAAAATCCTTTCAAAATCCCTAAAAAAGTTTTCAAAAATCCTACACAAAAACAAAACATATCTACACTAAAGCCACGGCCCAACTATTTTCTAAATTCAATTAATATCATTCATAAAATTTAAAAGCTGTATAGTAACTAGTTTTTTCAAAAAAATTAGATTCTTGTATAGGTCTAGTAAAATTTAAAAGGTCCAGCCAGTGCCTATAAAATAAGGGGTCTAGCCAACACCCTGGTAAGTTTTAGATATTATAGCTGTGTGAAATTCAAGGGTCTGGCTGGGCTTTTTGTAAAAATTTTGGATTTAGCTTTTTTGTAAAATTTCTGGATTTAGCTTTTTGTAGAAATTCTGGATTTAGCTTTTTGTAGAAATTAAGGGGTTTGGCCAGAGCCCTGGTAAAATATCTGGATTTAGCTTTTTTGTAAAAATCCTGGGCCGTGGCGCCCTAGCACTTTTGGATGGGTGCAGTGAATGCTTTCTAGCTTGTGAACCAGTTGCTTGCCATTCCTGGCTGGTCTGGTACCCTGCTCTGGTTCTGGTCCTCTTTTATAGGACAAAGTCAAAGGAGTTTCTCTTAACCACACCTCCCACGCACTTGCAAAGGGGGGTGCAAAAGAATGTTTTCTATTTAATCACATTTAGCTAACTCAAACTGGTTAGTCAGCACTGAAACCTGGTCTGAAAAACAGCAGGGATGAATTCAGATGAATCATGGGGAACTGGTTTGGCTGCCCGCCCTGCTGTATATATATATAGATATATATAGTATATAGAATAAACCCCCCCTACCCCCCCAAATCTCAGCCGAGCTCAGTGATTGGCTGCGTCTGGTTGGACCAATTGCTGATGCGTTTACTGGGTTTTGACCAATGACTGTGGCTCTCTTTAAACTTCAGCCAATGAAATGCAGTCTTTTGAGCTATCCCGCCCCTTCAGGTTACGCCCATAAAGAGCTTCTGTCCAATCACAGCTCTCTGCGGCTGGCAACTGAAACCATTGTCTTTATGGCTCTGTTTTGGAGCTTGTTTGAGGAATTTGGATTAACTATGATGACTTTGTTGAAACCATGCAACCACGTGACATTCTGAGTCAGGTTATTTCTGTCATTCTCAATGAGTTTCGATTTTCACTAAACTGGGCAGTTGGGTGTGCTGGGTTGGAACAGGTGAATTTGATTGGAAATGCTGAATCAGTTTAAAGTTGTTGTTTACGATGGTTTGGCCAAATTCACTAGAGTTTCTGTTTCATTAAGAAAAGGTTTTGTTTTTTTTTGTGCCAGATTAGTGAAATTTATATTCCACGCAGCAGAGATCTCATTTCAGTTTTCATTAAAGTGAACACTTCATGGAATTTTATCTTGCATGGCCCCTGACTGACCTTTAATAGTTTTATGAAAAAGATTCTTGGTCACTTTAATTTTGCAATTATGGTTCAAATTCACTAGAGTTTCTGTTTCATTAAGAAAAGGCCTTGTTTTTTTTGTGCCAGATTAGTGAAATTTATATTCCACACAACAGAGATCTCATTTCAGTTTTCATTAAAGTGAGCACTTCATGGAATTTTATCTTGCATGGCCCCTGCCTGACCTTTAATAGTTTTATGAAAAAGATTCTTAGTCACTTTAATTCTTCAATTATTGTCTACTTGTAGAAGAGCAGTGCTGAGAGACTACATAAAATTCCAAATTTTTAAGGTTTTCTGCTCTTTCAGTTCATAAGTGCTTCTCATCTGTGAATTTTCTGGTAGAGTGTGACTATTAAAGGGGTTTTGTGGAAAAATTACATTTTTTTTTATAAAATTATCCTTTGGAAGTAACAGCATCAGAACAACGAAACAATTTTGCCTCCTGGGTTCATTGAGATGATAAATCATTTCAATATCTATATAGAGAAATGTGAAAAATCTGAAAATTGAACATGACAGATATTTCCCACAATGTTTAATCACATCCCACACCTAAGGTCCCAAGAAAACATGTTCTGAGTATTTGCTTTTCAACATAGAACATGGCTTATTCTCACAGCCCAAAAGTTTTAGAAGCATTTTCAACATCTACATGGTGTTCCAATTAACACATAAAACCTTCAGAATCTCCATGACAGCCAGTGACCAGCAGAGAAAGCATCCCATCCAAGAAGCAACCATAAACCCCCTTTAAAACACGCACCCAATCAGACAACACTCCTCTCCTGTTTTAGAATAGAGCCACAGCATTTATATATTGAAATTTTCATATTGAAACACAACACATATTTTAGTTCAAATTTTTTATTGAATTTTAAAACATGCAAATAAAATTAAGTTTTAAGAAACAGTTTTCATTTTATTTTTTTCAGTTTTGTAGCATTTAGAGTAAGTCCTGCAGGTAAGCATAAAGCTGTTGTCATGTTGTCTCTGTATTTTGCTGGAAGCATATTTGCTAGATGAAATTTTGGCACAATTAAAAAAACTGCATAACCCAGATAGTCTCCAGTGTGAAGGAGCTTTAAAAAACATGTCTTGTTAGTTACAGATATTTTGGCTGAATTTTTAGGAGTCCATTCACATTCAGAAATAAAATATTTTTTGTTTTCAGGATCATTGAGAATAAGTGCAGTAATATCTGGAATCAGTGGTGTTGTGTAACAGTTGTTGTAGGTAACATGGATAGTTTGTCTAGATGAGAGAATCATTGGAGGCCCAACATAGTGAATAGGTATTTTGTATGCTGCCCATTTCCAGCCACTAAACACATAGGGATTAAATCTAAAGGCTAAAATTGTTTCATTGCATGTTGTCATTGCCACCTTCAGGCATTTTGTGGAGTTGCTTCTTAAAACACTATGTTCTACGGATACTCTAACAAAGTGTTTTCCTGCCTTAACAGCATTTACAGGGCATGTTGTGTCATGTGCCACATGAATCCTACAATAAGTATTTTTTAGAGGCCTTGTTTTTTGTGTAAGTAGAAATGGAAGTCTAGAGTACTCTCTGTGAAGAGTATGGCCGCAGATAAACACCTGTGGTTGTTTAGATGTAAGCATTGCCCCCTCCTGAGCACATGTTACAGTTGCATCAATTTGCTTTGTATCTTTTAAAATTTCTAAATATAGTCCTGATGGTTTAACAACAGTTACAAAAAACATGTAAAATGTTAAGGTATTTTTAGGAATTGTATCTGTTATGAGGACCTTAGACCTGATAGCAATGTCTTCTGAAGATGACTCAATAAAAAAAATATCTGTTGGAATGTAATTCTTAACACATCCAGATATCATGAACATTACTTGACTACAAACACCTCCAGATGTGACACTTGTGAAAAAAAAGTCAGGGTGTCTATTTTTCAGTATATGACACAGTCTTGGAACAAATGGCAATTCATGCATTCCCTGAAGAGGTGGTTGAATGTTTTCATTATTTGTAAATTTTATGTAGGTATCATAAATTGTGAAGTCCCAAGAGCTTCCAGTAGGACATTCTGAAAATGGTGTATGTCTATTTCTTGATCTGAAAGTTCTAGTAAGTAAGCTTCTTGAAAATGTGGGTGAGGAGATCATTGTAGCAGGATTTCTTTCAAAAGAAATAAATACCAGGAACACAGTGTAATTATATGTAATCTGGGTGAGATGCAAAACTCTTATATGCCTCACCCAGACAGAGAGGAGGTATTAATATTTCCTCAAATTGCCAGCAGAAGGGTCTTGATTGGTTGTCCAAAAACACTCTAACACCATCTGAGTATTCAGGGTTTCTGAGAACTGCAGGAACAGCAGCTGCAATTATTGTTCCAGCTTGAATAGTTAGGTCATTTTCTGTACAGTTTAACAGAGACAGTGTTATATCTGAGTGTTCAGTCCAGGTAACATCTTTGACTGCAAAGTCTTTCTCCATGTTTGTGCCCCCCACAATAAACACAAGTGGCTCCTTAACTTCAGGTGACTTGTAGAAATTGTTATTTATGACAACTTCAGCACTCTTGTTCTTTTCAATAAATATATCTTCTTTTGAGCTTAGTGGAACAACCCATCCCATTTGTTCAGTTAGTTTCAGATATGGAAATTTTGAAAAAACACACACGTTTGCATTGCTGTGGCTGCTGAGGGTTGATTCAATTATAATGGTATCTGGATACTTGTCAGATGTTACAGATATAATAATTTGATATATCTTTTCTGAAACTTTGTATATTGAGCAGTCTCTGAACATCATAGGCAGCTGCTCACATTCTTCATCAGATTGGTCATATTTTTCAACTTCATAAAATTGCATGTTTTTAATTTGCACAAATTCATTAATCTGTGGCAATGTACAGAACAGCTCATAAGTAAAAGGAGCAGTTTTTGTAGCTTGCCCAACAAAAAAAAGCCTATATTTGCAATGCTCCTGTAGAGCATGTACAACTTTTATGTTACTTGTATTAACATCTTTCTTTAGCTTAATTTGGCTAGATATATCTGTAATTTCTAAAGGATATACCGGAGTTAGTATAATTTCCAAGCCTCCTGGTGCAATTGCATCCCCACCAATGAACTGTACTGAAATGTTGTTGTATGTGTCTGCAAGAATTGTTGGTAAGATTCTCTGGTTTGTTTTGTTTGCAGCAATAATAAACACATAACCAGATATAGATTTCCATGTTCTGTCAATGTCACACTGATAAACTACTTTTTCAGCTACATCTTTAACATTAAATCCAAGATCTATGGTTTCAGGGAAATGTCCTTGAGAATATATGGGAAATGTGTTAGTTATTAAAAAGTGATCTCTGCAGACATCAATTAGCCATCCTTTGATTGTAAATTGTTTTCCAACATTGCTCCTCATCTCCAAGGCAAGTTGCCTTGGACTGGGTTTAGAAGAAAATTCTCTATCTATAAGATTCATTAGTTCCATTTCTTCAGATTATACAAAGGTTTAGAAGTATTGTAGCAAGTTCTCTTCAGTAAGGATTGTAAGTGTCTTCAGATCTGAGCAGAAGTGGATGAGCTCTTGAAGCAAACCTGTGTGGTTATATTGAGGATACAGGGCAGCTGAAACAATGATTGCCTGTAAATGAAATGGTACTGGAACTTCCTGATTCATTGTTAAAGGCATTGTTCAGCCTGTGACTGGCCCGAAAATAGAGAAGTAAAATCACTAGAATAGGAAGGGCGGCCAGATAGATAAATATGTTCTGTGTTGGAGGTTTTGGGCAGGAAAAGTTATGAAATTTTATTTCACTTACTGCCAAACCAGCAAATGCTATCCAAATTGTGGTTACTGGTGCAACCACTAAAATAACATTGCAACATATCGAAACCTTGTTGGTCAGGTTTGTCTGTAAAATTTTAATGACAGTTAGCAATGTTGTCACAATGTTGATCACTGCAAAGATTAGATTGATGATACACTTTATTATAAGCTTGAGTTTCTGAATTTCAGCTGTAGAAGATTGATAGCAACCTTCAAAGGGGTTTTCCAGGTATTTGGAGGTGCTTGTAATTTCCATTGTGTTTCCAAAGATTATTACACAGCATATACATAGGCACACAAGAACATAAATAGAGATTCCTTTTAGTTCCATGTGGCTGTGTGGTTTGTGACTATAGACTGCTCTGCATCTGTCTACACACATGCCAACATTGAGGAAAGAGCCAAACAGTGATGTAAAGATTATTAGGTTTCCTATAGGCACACACGCTTGCTTACTTGTGAAAAAATCTTCACATATCTTTGCTATTAGCCATAGAAACAGATCAATACATCCCCAGAACAGCCAAAAGTTACACATTGGTCTAAACTTTGTCTTGAAAGAAAAGTAGTATATCATAAACAATACTATAACAATAAATACAGATTGTATCATTGTCCCCTTAAAAATAACATCGTCTTGTCTCTTGGCAGAGCAATTCAATTGAAAAAAGTCATATTCTAAATTTGTATCATAGTATGACTTATCTGTGAGTCCTGGAACTGTGCCAGAGGTGAAGGTTTCAGGCATTGTGTCACCAGCCAAATCCCCAGAACTTTAATCCGGTTTTAGGTCTTGATGCTCCAAGAGCAAACAGCACAATGGGCCTGTGTTAACATGCACACACCAGAGTAATATGAAATGTAATACATTTGGGGCACAGTGTGCTCTAGAGAGTTTTGTTTTCCATTTGCAAACTAAAACCCACAATCTGAGGGGGATACTGTGATATATTGGGCTTTTGAAACCACAGGACCGGATGAGGTTTCCAGGGTCACCCAGAACCTCTTGAAATGTGTCACAGTTGGTTTATGATAAGATTTAATGAATTTTAAACACCAGTGCAAAGAAAGCAAGCTAATATGAAAACCCAGAATGAAAACAATACACAGAATAACTTTTTGAATTTTTTTATTACAGAGAACAGGGCAAGTCTACAAAATTATACAAAACCTTTACTGCTTTATCACTGTCATTTTCAAAAAGACATTGAAGAATGTTTGCTGCTCCGTGTATGACTTTATCAAAGTACAGGTCAACTGCTAGAGGAATGTTGTTTTGAGAAACATAACCAGGATCTTCTGCCATATCTGATTTTAATTTACACTTGCTGTCAATAAACACATACTGGATTCTATCATGAATCTGTGGCAGTTCTTCATTTCTTGAGAGCATTTTGTTGTAGACTGCAAGGTGGGGTAGATTTGTTGTCTTGTAGAAAGATATTGGCCTGCTAAGTTCAGTTGAGAATGTGAGGTGGTTTATGGGAACATTGTTGTTTTTAAGTTTTTTATAGCTTTCATTCAAAACATCAATGACTTTTAGAAACCCTACAGGTAGGCCATCACTGTAGAAATCAGGCACTTTTTTGGAGCACATGTTTTGAGCAGCTGATCTTACATCATTGTCCTGCATGACAAGGTCCAGAATGACTTTTGTTGTAGTTTGAACAAACTTACATGCTGTTTTTCTGACCAGGTCAACCCCTTTCATGAGAAGTTTTCCATTAGTCATAATTCCAATGTATCTTTTTTTTGTGAGTAGAATTAGGCATTGAAATGTTTTTTCTGCTTCTAGCTTTATAGGGCTGGTAAAAAGTGTCTGTGTTATGTATTCTGCAAGTCTGTCACAAAAGCTATTTACTTCATCTGCTGTAAACCCTATACATTCAGAAAACAGAGAATCTGTGTCACCATATATTACTTTAAAGTGGGCATGTGGTTCACATTTCACAGGCCTTGATAGTATTCCTTCAAGAATTTCAGGAGTTATAGACTCTATTAAATCTTTTGATTTTTCTAACATTTTTCGTCCCTGAAAAGTGACAGTTTCAGCAATTTTTAAACATGGGAGAATTCCAGATGCAACCCCAGTAAACCCATAGACTGCATTACATGTTACTTTGATGGCTAATTGTTGTTTATCTAGAATAGTTTTGATGCTAGCATTTGTCTCTGTGGCAAGAGTTTTTCTAATAGATCTTCTTTTATCTAGCCAGACATTTAACAATGTTGCAAGCAGAGACACAGCCTTATGTTTTTTTACAAAATGAACAGGACCACTGCTTAGATTGAAGCTCTCATAGTCACCAGGTTTCAGGTCTGGGTAAAGGTGCAACTTCTCATTAAGAATCATTGTAGAATAACAAAGGTTGTGAGCCTGAATAACAGTTGGATATAAACTAGCAAAGTCTACCACGAGAACAGGAGTATTGTAAAATCCTGGAATTGGGTCTATAACAGTAGCACCCTGATATGTTTCATTTTGAACATTTTTATTTACAGGAAGAATATAGTTCTGTTGCCTTGCAACATCCAAGAGGCAGGAAAAAACTCTGATTTGTTGTCCATCTGTAAGAACTCTCCTTGTGGGTATTTTAGCAATTTTAGCAATCTCTGAAATTTCTACATGGGTCATGAAAAATTTCAGCAAATCCATTACAAGAACAGAGTCCTTGACACAATACAACCCAAGTTTTGCCCTTCCTTTTGGTCCTTCTCTAAAGAGACTTGGAATTTCTTTGTATGACACATCTTCTTTCTGTTCACCAACACATTCCTTAGCAACAGTGTTGAGCTTGTAATTAGACAAACTCAGTTTGTCTTTGCATACAATGTACATGTCAATGGTTACCAGGCCAGAAATCTTTATTTTTGACATAGCTCTCATAAATCCAGCTGTGCTGTTTCTTGGTTTGTGTACCTCAAACATTGAAGATGATTTTACTCTTGTAAAGTCTTTAAGATTAAAATTGTATACCTGTGTTGCTCTGTCTATGAGGTATGTGAAATCAAAATTTGATATGTTGTATCCAGTAACAAATTCTATGTTATAGTCTCTTATTAAAGTAAAAAACAGATAAAACATATCTAGCTCAGAAGGACATTCAAAAACTTCAGTGTCTTCAATGGGGTCACATGTGCCCAAGTTCAAAAGCATATTTCTAGGTTTCTTAGATGTACCTGCTTCCCATAACACGCATGATATCTGTAGGACCATGTCTTCATCTTTTACAGCATTGGGAAATCCATTTTCTCCAATACATTCTATATCAAAAGACAAAATATTGTACATTGGCCATTCTGTTCTTTCTGGAAAGAAGGTTAAATCACACACATGGCAATCAAATTCTAGATCAGTCCATGAGTCCCTATGTTGAATTCTTGGAATAGCATTTGGGCAGTGAAACCACCCAAATGTGGAAAAATTGTTGTCAATTATAAATCTTCTTGCAGCATCCACGTTGCTTTCAAAGATTTCACACCCAACAGCCTCAAGCCGGTCTGTTATGAGATTTAAGGATACAGTTGAAGAAAGAGTAACTTTAAAAACTTCACAATCTGATTCATAATATTCTCTTAGAATTTTTTTTCTAGTTTTTGTGAGTTGATATGCAGATCCATTGTTTCTATTAAATCCTCCATTTATAGCTTGTTGAATTACAAAGTCAATGTTTATACCAGGTTGAACTTTCACATAAAAATATAGTTGTTGTCCAAATACATTTACACATACACTAAAGTTGTCTTCTGTTCGTCCCAGTAACTTTAGCACAGTTCCACTTGGAATTATCTCAGTTTGAAATTTAAATGGAACTTCTTCACACTTTTCATAAGTGTACACAGTGTCAATTATGTCATATATGTGAAAAGTTAGTGGTTGTTCATCTAGTGTTTGTATAGTAGCCTTGGGTTTCATGGATGTCCATATGCTCTTTTGTCCTTCATCATATAAGATATTTATTTGTTTGTTGTTAACAAAACAAACAGGCTCTGCAGTGTTTGTAATAGATATAATTCCGCTTGAATGTTGTTTTCTGAAGCATTTTGGAATAATTCTTGTATATTCTGTTTTTGGTTTTAATGAAGTCTTCTTTAGAAATGTCTTCTGTGTTAAGTATGGGTTAAAAAAACTCATGATTTATCTATGTTTTCCAAAGGTCCTGTAAAATGAGAACCTTCTTCAGAACAGAAAAGTGCTTGAGTGTCCCAGAACATGCCTTTTAAACTTTACCTGAAAGCCCATTCACTGTAAAAACATCAGCTTGTCTGATAAATCAATTGCATAAAAATGAATCACTGAAATAACACACAGGAAACTCTATACATGTAAAAAAAAACTTTCAGTTTTATTAAATTTCACCACACATTACACAGCTGTTTCTTTGGGTTCTGATGTTGGTAATTTTACATACCCATTTCTTTTTCTAAGAAATTTTGTTGCTATACCAGTAACAGATGAGGTCATTGATGGTTTTGTATTTTTTTCTTCTGTTGCCTGCCTGTTTAAATTTTCTTGTTGAAAATTGTGCATTGCTAGGAGAATGCTTTTGAGTTGTTCATCATCTATGGGCTTTACATTGCTTTCTTTTGATGCCTTGTCTATATTTGGGTAAATCATTTTGATTGGAGCCTCATACATTCTAGAGGTTCTTCTTGTCAGTATGTAAATAAGAAAAATTGCTCCACATATTAACAGAATTGTTAGCATTCCTCCAAGGGGGTTTTTGATGAAATTAATTATGCCTGATACTATGCTCCCAAATAAAGAAAATACCCCACTTGCAATATTTACAACAACCTTTCCAATTGATCCCAAGTCTTGGACAATGTCACCAAAGAGCCTAATAATGTTGTCTCTGTTGTTGTCTAGTGTGTTGTCAAGATCTTTTCTCAACCCACTTAGTCTCTGTGTATAGTAGTTATATTCTCTAAACATTGTTTCAATATCCAATACATTAGACAACCTTTTTTCATTTTTAGAGTAAAGTTCTATGACTTGGAAGTCAATATTTTGAATAAATGATAGATTGAGAGTCATTATTGTGTTTAGAGTAGGAATGGAAGACATGTTCACACTGTTAACATAGACATAATCCTTATAGATAAACATCTGGTCTCCAACTTGAAAGTAGTGTTCTGTGTTGGCTCTGCAGTTCTCAACAAGAGATGTTGACAAGAGGATTTCATTTCTACTTCCCATCTGGCCACTAAAAGTGTCAGTTCCATTTATAAACTTGAAACTGACACTTGGTCTTGTGTAACATAATTCATTTTCGCCAGGAACTCTTAGCCCTTTTTGTACATAGACACTGTTTTGGTCAACAATTACACAGTCAGACACAGACAGCACATCTCCCAAAAACCTGGCAGCTACAGGTTTTCCATAGATTGCACTCATTACACTTGTGGGGTTGATTTTGCTGAGTTCAAACCACATCATTGAGGCCCTGTGTTGTTCCCTGCACCAGGCTCTGGACAGTTCTTCCAAAACTTTGTTTATGCTGTTTCTAAGGCTATCATATGCAAACTGAACCTGAGATGCTGCAACACTTTCTTCAGAGCTTCCTTCTGTGCCGCTTACACCAACAGCCTCTCTTTTTCTACGGACCAATGCCATAGGAGTAACAGTAGCATTTGATGATGGTTGTGTTTGAGATGATGTTGCTTCTTTGTGTGCCTTGAGAAGGTTTATCTGAATTAGTGGTTGCCACGCAATGTAAAGCCCACCAGTTGTTTTAAAAAATTGCACAGTTCCATTTGGCACATGAGTGCCAGATAGGGCTTCTGTTCTTTTTTTAATTTCTTCATTTATTTCAGTCCATGCACATGAATGTGTGTCATTAAATTCATTATCTTGTTCCAGGGGTGTTGTAAAAGAAGCTGTTATATCATTGGCTATGAAATGATAACTCTTTAAGTGTTGTGTCTGAATAGCATTTGAAAATCCTTTCCAAAATGTCAAGCCACAATGGCTCTCTTTTTCATTTACAGCAACCCATGACATTGAATAGTCTCCAAGATTTGCAAAAAAAGTTTTTGCTGGGGGATTGGAGACTGATGCTCCCATTCCATATGTAGCAATGCTGTAGTTGTGGAGCAGGTGTAAAGAGACTGGATATTTGTTTATGGATGCAGGCTCAGAGCCATTCTTGTTTAAAAATGGAGACATTTCTATTGTGTCTCCAACAGCAGTTACAAAAAATTCAAAAGGTTTAACAGATCTAGCAATCATTTCTGTCACTTCACAGTTTACAGTAGTTCTGGTTCTATACATTCCAGGGAAAGCTCCAGGTGTAGCATATATCTCAGTTTGACTAGCATATCTTCTGATGCTTGATGTGAGCCCATCTATGGGCTGTAGAAATACTGTTTCATTATAACCATCCCTGTCAGCATAAAAGTTTATGTTACCATTTTCATTTACAGAGATTGCACTAAAACATTGATATGTGCTGTCTATATGCCTTGCTTCATATAAAGGAATGGGATAGCTGTTTGTAAACTGGTTAGTTATAGCATTTGTATTTGCAAACCATCCTCTATACACGGTTGTAGACGTGACAAGCTTTTTATATTTTCTAATTTTGAAGATATGAGGTATAATGTTAGTCTTGTAAATGAGGGCTATGCCTTCAGAGTGAGTTTTGTCTTCAGTGTCTGGACATTTTTCTTCCAATGGAAATCTAAAAATTTCTCCTGTTGATGTTGCACTGCATACCCTGAATGGCAGAAAGTCTTTAAATGCCCTTGACGGGTTCAAAGAAGGGCTTGGATCATCAAGTTCCACTGTAGGGGTTGTTGGTGGAGATGGGGTTGCAGTTGTTTCTTCTGTAATTATAGGACGCAACAGAGCTGCCAGCAATAGGTAGGCACAAAGCACAAACATGATTTTTTTTATCTGAAAGTTCTATGAGATGTGCTCTTGTCCACTTAACTGTAAATGGTAGTAGAGTAGTGCATACAAGTCTTTAAATATGAACCCCTTTCCCTCAAATATTAACATCAGGGGAGCTGAATCTTCATATGTTAAATAAACTCCAGTTGGATAAGTTTCCACATCTCTGTTTGGACAGTTTTCATACAGTTCTGTAACTGAGAACAAATCCAGACACTTTTCCCAGGTTCTGTTGTATAGAGAAATGGAGAGAACAGCTTCCCTGATATACTGCCATGCCTCCTTCTGTATGCTGTTCAGGTCACTAGATTTAATTGTATAAAATTGGTTGAAGTTTGAGTCTATCCAATCCTTGCTTTGGATAGAAGGCCATATCATTTCTGTGAGAATGAGTTTTTGATGGGGCATGACCCCAGCAGCATCAAAACAGTATGATAGAGAGACATTGTCAGGTACAGGAAAAAATGTCTTATTGCATGACAAAGGTCCAGTAACAAGTTTATAAAACTTAATTATTATTGTATCTATGTGCTCATTGCTAAGTTTTTGAGAATGGAGAGCATTTTTAATGTATTTTGAGTTGTCAAACCACTCTTTGGAATTTGAGGAATGGTTGGTGCATCCAGCTGAAACAAATTGTGACCTCAGTAGGAAGTGATTCATTAGCTTGGATGCCTCATCATACACGGTACTTCCCCAAACCCTCAGGGATAATGTGTTGTTTAAAATTTTACTTTGAGCTTCTATGCAGTCATGAAGTTTTTTTAAGCCATCTCTTGTGATTTTCTGTATATAGCAGTCTTTTCTAACCTGTGCATCAGATATCACTTGTTGTGGGGTGTTGTCTTTAATCCCATTTCCAAGAACACTCCCTTCAATAGAACATGAATCATCTTTTTTATCTGGTTTCCTTTGCTGAAGAATGTTGTTGAGGCGAACAAACAGCTCATTTTGTTTTTTTATTAAGTTTTGATAGTTAGATTTTTTAAGAAATGTCAATGAACAGTCTTTTTGTAAGGCTGATATTGTATCTTCAATTGAATTAAATATACCTCCACAAAAGAGAGACTCCAAGGGACTTGGACTGAAACTGTCAAAAAAATGTTCAGTTTCTGTTCCTTTGTTCAGACCATTAGTAAGAAATTTTCTCATGGAGTGCATTTGACTCTCATGAGAGAGCAGCTTAGTCATATGTGATGTTTTTTCAGTAATTTCTGCTTTGTTTGTTTGTCCAGAACTCCAATACAGCAAATTTGATATTTCTAAAATAGATGTTGAAAGAGATTCAAAAATTGTATGATTTTTTAACGTGTTTAAAGAAGTTTCTTTAACTGAGTCATATTCTGTAAGCTCTTCTTTTTTCTCATTTTTAGCAGTTAAAAAGTCACATGAGACACCCATCTGTTTTAGCTCATTTTCAAACAGACCAATTATTGGATCTGGCTTTACCTGCCTACAGACATGAGTGCAGTTTACATCTCTTCTAAGTATAGACAACACACAGTCTCCCTGGTTAGGGAGCATAGAAGATTCTTGAAAACAGTTTATACATGGAATAGATGTCAGATATGTATCAGGGTTTGGTATTGGACTCAGGTTTCTAAGCCTGCCCAAAAACAATATAGTGTCTGTGAGGCAAGCAATAGCTTCTTTTGAGGAAATGCAGTAAAACACACTATTAAGTCTCTTAAATAAAATTTCTATGTCATTAATTAAAGAAAGTGAAACACGCTTACAGAAACCACCATAGAAGTTTATGTCAATTTCTATATGGTCCTCACATGGACCAGACAAGTGAAGTTCTTTAAAAAAACTGACAGGTGTATGGTTTTTACAGAGACTAGAGTAAAGTTTAGAAATTCCATTGTGTATGTTGTAAAGCATGTGTTCAAGTTCTAATGACAGGCTAGATGTCTCCTTTTTATTTTGGATGCTCAATAAAGGATACAAGTTGCTAAATAGAACAGAAACCTTTTCTTTATTCTTGAGCACTGTTTGCTTGTTTATGTGCCTGGGGTCACAAAACATGGAAAGCTGTACATCAAAAGCCAGGTCAAAAAGCTGAGAGTACACAGCAGCCAGCTCCCTTGCCATGGTTTAAGTGACCTTAAACTACAAAATGTGGCCTCTTTTTGTAGTTTAATGTGCATTCCCAGTAAATGAAACAAGAACAGTCTAGTTTGTTTAAAATAGTACCCAGTTGGTATACTATCTCTTTAATTGCAGATAAAAAAGAAAGGCATGTTACAGATCAAGTTTACCCAAAATATTGGCAAGTTTCCTCTTCTTTGGTGCCTGGCAAGGGACAGCATCATTAGTAGAGAATTCATCTGTATCTGGAACGTTTGAAGATGATTCTTCAAAGTTTTCAAACACCATGTTCTCATCTGTATCCTCTTCACTAGGCAAAATAGACATAGCCCATTCTTCTGTCCAAGGACCACCAACTTCAGCAAGCATCTGAATTCTATTACTTATGTCATCTGCAATAATGAAAAACTTTCCCAGATAGTACTCTAAATCATTTTCTGTGATAGCTTCACATGCTGACCCTAAACTTTTAACTAACTGAATAACAACATCTCTGTACATATTGGGATTGTTGCTGTTATGTAAAATGTCTTGAATCCTTTTTCTGATTGTCTCGATTTCAAATGTAATAGTTCCTGTTCCAACAAGCTTTTTTACAAGGTTGTTTATAATTGGTGTCATGAACACGTGCCTTCTCCTCATGTATGCCATATTTCCTTGCCTTTTAAATGATTGACTTTCTGGAATTAGACTTTTATCTACACCCCTACCTAGAAAATATCCAAGGTTTGCACACTGAAATATCTGAGAATTTCCAGTAATTCCTGTATACTTGTTCACCACGAGAGGCACTGTTATTATGGGCCTGTCTTTACCCACGTTGCATATGTTGTCTCTTGCTGTTGACTGTACAGTGGTTACACTTTTATTTTTAACACTTTGCAGGTATTCCTCTTCATTTGAAAATGTAGCATTCTCCAAAACATGAGGATATTCTTCAGCAGCCACAGTTTGTAGTTTTGGAGTAAGACAGTGCAGCGTTGTAGCAAAAAATTGAGTTTGTCCACACCCTCTAAATATGGCATTGTTCAGTCTGACTCTTGCATAGTTACACAGAGTGTCTGGTAATACATCAAGAACATTCATCTCATCATGCATTCTACTGTTGTAGTCAATATAGTTGGCAAGTTCAATAACATCATTTCTTGAAATTCCTTGAATGACAGGTATCTGTCTTTTTTTAGAAAAAGTGTGCCATAAAAATAAGGGTGAGATTTTGGCACATGGAAACAATAATTTGTGATATGTATTGAGAAACTTCATGTATGGTCCTCCTACAATATAGTTTTCATTCTTAGATGATGGCTTAACAAATGCATTCTGTATAGATTCTGTGCCAGATGAGTTTGAAAACATGATTCTATTTTTTATTTTAATCATCTTAGGTGCTGTAACAAGTGCTCTGGAAATCTTAACTTGAGTTTTGGTAGCAACATGAGTATTTTTTAGAGCAGCATCAACATCAAAAAAGTCACAAAATGGTTCACTGTGAGTTATTTTGAACTCCATACCAGTTAACACTCCCTTATCAATACATGCCCCTTTGAAATTACTCCACAGAGTTTGATAGTGCATCTTCAGCCATTCTCCAGGGGACATGCCCACTGATGGATTCTCTTGCTCATAATTCATACATATAGGAAGACATATGTCTTGAATCACAGTCAAAAGAGATCTATAGTACAGGTGTAAAAACACTGAGCATGGTGGCTGCCAAAACACATTGCACACAAACTGCAGAATATGATGTATTGATTTTATGTTCTCTCTATAATTTATGTTATTTTTAATCATACTGTTTATAAATTTAGCCACTTCAGTGTCCACAACAGTATCTATCTCTTTAAACACTTTTAAGAAGCTAGATATGTCAGTGATAAGTCCATTTGTAGCTTCATCTGAGTCAGAAATACCCTTGTCTGCAAGACTGTCCATAACTGTTTGTGTTAGTTGCCAGTATGTATATTTTTGTGTAGTCTCTGCTTGTGGATTTTCTTCATCCTTGTCTCTGAAGTTTGCAAAATTTCCAGAGTAGTCAAGATCATTGTAAGAACCAGCCACACCAGTGATAACATATGGATCTCTCCTGTTCTGAGCAACAACAGGGGGAAATCTGTCCTTGAGTCTGTAAAATAGAGTGTTTATGCAAGCAGCTGGTTGTTGCCCGGTGCAGACATCACACATTGTTGAGTTAGCAGCAGATCCCATGTATTGTGCTATATTGTATGAATGGTTTGATGAACTTTTGTGATGTTGTGCAAATTGTAGGTAATAGCAACACCTTGCAAGCAAATTAGGAGAAAATGATGCAGCATACACAAGGTGATGCAATGTGTAGCTGCTTCCTGCAAGCTCAGATGCAGGAATGCCTTCAAATGATGGAAGGCCATTTTCTTTCTGCGTAGGTTCTGATAGTAAAGATAGCCCATGTTGTAAAAAGTAGCTGTTATATGCATTGTCAGTAGCCCTTGCAATGTTGGGACTTTGTTTGTGAACTCGTGCTATATGCAACACAGAGTTTGTAGAAAAAAGCTGGGCATGTATATGTAGTGCCTGTTTAGCATTCCAGTTTTCAAGTGCCAACAGTCTAGAATCTTCATCCTCACACCCTTCAAAAATTGGCCACTTATTATATTCTATGACATCTGTTGATTCCTGAGGAACTTCAAGAAAAGAAAGTCCATAGCTGACAGCCAGTTCTGTTGCAACACTATCAATTATCATGAGTTCTGAGCCATTTCCTCCCTTGAGTGACTGTACAGGAAACTCTCTACATGAATACAATTTGGGAAGCTTGTATTGATCATTCACAGATTGTTTTTCCAAAGCAATAATCAGAGAATCAATGTCCCTGACTCTCAGAGCCTGTGCCAATCCAGTATAATGAGAATTGTAAAGATATCTGCTAACTTCTGGATAATAAAACACTTCTAATTCTGATTTGTTGCAACTTTTTGAAAAGAGCTCCCTATCATACAGTGGAATTTTGAAAACTTCACAGTTTCCAATCTGAACATTTTGTATCTGACATACAATTGGAACAAGATTGCCATTGTATAGCCTCTCCTTAAAGCTTTCAGTTATTACAACTGCACTAAATACTTCACCAATGTTAGGAATTTGGCTGTATATTTCCTCAATATTAAAGATTTTATCTTTGATTGGAGTGGGTTTAAATGATGAAAACCCAAATAGCCGTCTTGTAGTTTCACACAGGGTCTCCAAACCCTTGCCTTGGAATATAGGCTTAAAAATAGAAGCATTTTTAAATACAATTACTTCTTTATGGTAAGCAGTTGCTCTCACAGAGATAGTAGATGTATCTAGTTTTCTATGCACAGCTTTTGTATTTAGTTGAAAGTCAGATTCCACTGTAAGTCCACATAGTAGAGGGAGAGAAAACACATTTCCATCAGCATAATAATCTCCCAAGAGAGATGCTTCTTTTATAGGAAAAGTTTCTTTAGAATATGTGTATATAAATCCAACAGGTCCAATTTGAGCTTTAGTTCCAACATTGTCTTCAACTGGTCCGTTCAGTATTTTAGAGTTCATGTTTAAAATATAAATGCTGTAGTAAAAAGTGTGTAAATGTGTATAGAGTAATCTTCAGACAAGTCTGAATGCTTTGAAGTCCTTCAAAAGTTTGAAGTGTTAAACCCTACCCAGACAGTGCCTTTTAAAGAGGCTGTTGAAAACCCCAAGTACAATTTTCATTCACTAACATCCAAACAGTAAAGAACACAACACAGTCATGAGATTCAACAATTTCTTTATTTAAATGAAATACAGTCACTTGTGGAAGCTGATAAGTTTAACCCACTTTTGCTTCAGGGCAAAGTAATTCCAACATACAGGAAACAACCTCTTTAGACATTTAGGCAATTCACTCACAGTGGCTAGCCATACTGATCTTTCCGTAGTATATATCAATGCAATTTGTTCAGCCAGTCTTCTTCTTACACTCTCACTGTTACCACAAATAAAATCAATGTAGCTAGCTGTTAAACAGAGAAGTGAAATTAGCTTAGAGACCTGTTCAACATGAGAAATTGAATTATTAACCATTTCAATAATGTACCTAATCACAGATTCATCATGGTTTTGTCCAAAAACAGGAACTTTGTGGACCATATAACACAGTTCCATGAAATAGTCTTTTCTTGTCTCTGTGACCAGCCATGAGAGCAAGGCTTCCTCAGTCTCCAGTTTCAGTCCATGTTTCTTGATCATAGAAGAAGTTAATACATTGTATATGAACTCAGTCATTTTAACAGTCTCTTGTGAAACACCAACCCCAGCCAGTTCATTTCTTAGAACCAACATCTTGATATCAGGCAGAGTATATAAATTTTCAATATAAAAGGCACCTTGTAGTTTTGATAGTATCTGAAATATGAAACTCTCACAGGCAACAGGGCCTTTTATTTACATTCTGAACAAAGATAAATCTGTTTAAATGCAGGGCATTTAAACAAGCTCAATGGTACAAGTTTTCATTTCCTTGCGCTGATACACCAGCTATGTAGGTTGTACAGCATTTGTTTCCAAGGTGACACTGTGATTGGAATATTTGATTCAGGAATGTGCTGCCACTGCCACAAAAAGTAGCTTGATGTTGGATCATGAAGCAGGGCTAGATGACGCCCATCATCTGAACAAATTCCAGCCAGAGGTGATTCACATGTTGGGTTAATGGGATAGTTTTTAGCTGGCCCTGAAGATAGAGTTGAGCCATAAAAAAGAGATGCAGCTTGTCCATGTTCAGCAATTGTTTCTAGAACATCTTTTTGGGCATGTGTGAACCCAAGGTGGGTTCCTTGTGCCCAACATGGAATGAGACTTCCTTTTAGTGTTGTGAATGCTATAGCTTTTGTGTTTTCTGGAATGTGGAAGTTAAGCCATCTAGACTCAAATGTTTTACTTATATTTTCCAAGCACTTTATGGGTTCTTCATTGTTCCCAGGACATTTGATAATATTATTTGAAAACATAAACTCACATGCCATAGATCCCAAAGCCAGAGAAAAAGTATTTTTTCTTGATAAAAGTTCAAAAATTGGATTTTTATAGACAGATGACAAAAGCTGGCTCATTAGCGTGTCTCCAAGCTTGGTATTTGAAACATTATTGCAACCAACAATACAGATCCCCATGGTATCAGAATCAAACAATGTTTCTTCTTTTAATGTTGTAAGTGGAATGAGCTGAGCATTAAACCCACTTTCATAAAGAGTTGTAAGTAAACCCTCTGGAATAGGCATTCCAGGGAGCATCAGGACAACTACTTTGTGGGACATGTTAACAGGGCCTACAAGTCTGTAGGGATCTGATGTAAGATAAGCAGTCTTTGGTACCAAGTATGGTGTTTCCAGCAAAGACTGTGTCACAAAAAAACCACGTTTTTTTGATTTTATGGAGTAATTACACCACATTTTTCTGACATTTTCCAGAGTTTCTGTAAACTTTATACTGCTTCCATGGTATATTCTTAACATCATGTCATAGTTTTCAGACTTAACAATGCCAATTGTCATAAAATTAACAGACTTGAGACGAAGGTAAGACTTTGTTGAATCAAACATCTTTTTTGGAATTTGTAGAATGACACCAGGTGTTTCTGAAGCAAGAAATAACAGAATGTCTTCACTTTGTTTGACATGAATATCAAGAGAAACAAGCCCAGCACATGCCATCTCTACAAGTGTTGTCAGGGTGCCTCCATCACTTACATCGTGACCAGACAGGATAGCATTGTTTTTTCTAAGGAATATAATAGTTTTAAGTAATTTTTTGAGATACTTTGGACATATGTTACAAACTGATCCAAAGTACTTCTTACTGAGTTTAACTTGTTGTAGGACAGACCCAAACAAATGCATCACATTACTTGCTGGCAAATAAATCAGAAAAGAATCTGCTCTTTTGAGATCTTGAGAAATGGCTGTTTTTATGTCTGGTGATGAAGCAACAGCAGATGCAACAAATGATCTCATGTTTGTTTTAGCAGAGAAATCATTGTCCATTATTTGTGAAGATGTACATGAATCTATGTTACATGCAATTCCAGCCTGTTCACAAAAGAGTTCACATTCTGAGATCAGGTACACAATATGTTTTTGTGAGTCTTTGTCATGAGGTATGCTAATAGATAGACCAACTATAATGTCATATTCAGATTCTATAGGAGCCATAGCCAGACTTAGGCAGCTCTCAGCAATAGCTATTTTTGCAGCATTCAGTGGAAAAAATGAAAACAGTATGTTTTGTTCTCCCAGGGCAGTGCAGATACCTGACACTGTTTCTTCTGTTTTTACTAAGTAGTCATTCATAAAGGGATCATCATCCCAATAATCTGACTTTGTCTTAGGAGAGGTATATGGTTGAGTTACCATTATACTAAAATCAGAGATTGGTGTGTCTATGGGACCAACTCCCTGTTGCCGTGCAACTCTTCCAGTAAATCCATTTCTATCTATATGTTTAACAATGAAGTCCTTGGACCCTGTAGTTGGGTGCTGTAAAATTGCAGATATTATCTCTTCAAATTTTAATGGAACTTGAGGTTGTTCTTGGTAAGGGTCAACAGGGGTTCTTGGAGGACAGCTTATATCTACAATCTCCTGTGTAAGTGGTAATGGAAATTTAGGAGTGTACATAGCAAAGGACATAAACCTCTTTTTCTGTTGCTTGTAGGTTCTGTCATCTAAAATTGTAATTTTTCTTGGGTTGCTCATATACCCAAGTTTTGTTACAGAGCATCCAAATGCTTTACAGATGTCTAAAACTATGTTAGGGTATCTGATAGCCTCAAGTTGGGTATCTGCCACAGCAACAAACACAACTGAAGCAGATATATTCAAAAATGTGCTTCTGATAATATCTTCATTGATTGCTCTTGTTTTATTTATAAAAGGGTGCAAATTAGATGAAATTTCTACTGGGAGGCTTCGAACAGGAATTGTTATGCCCAAGGGTCCACATAAATAAGAAAGCTTTGCATGGATAGTATCTGAGACAGTGCATGAAGATACACCCCTAATTCCTTTTTCACCCACAATTGTTGTGATAGTATCTAGTGAATTTAAAATAGATGCAAGAGCTTTTCCACTATCGTGAAACTCATGAGGAGAATGTGTGTCACGGTAATACTGGAAAAGGTCTCCAAGCATATACACAGATATGTTTTTGTCTGTGGTTGTTTTTTGTTTTTTGGGAACATTTGTGGCAACGCATGTTCCACCTATGTAGTGAACAGGGGTAATTAGTGTGGTGGGTGGTGGCATGGTGCTGCATGTCATAAATCTTGTGAATCCATTCAGTGTAGGAATTCCAGAACATCTCATAGATAGCATGTGGGCTTCAATGTATTCATGCAATGCCTCTTTATTGATATCTGATCCTAAAATTCCCATGTGGAATGACCAAATTTTGTTGACACCCCATGTTACTGGAGTTTTTGTGAAAAGTGCAAGCTCTGAGGTTGTTGAGGACAATTCTCCCACAGTGAAACCCATAGCATGAACATTTTCAAGGATATCTATGTGTTCTATAGGGTCTATAAACACCATTTTAGGAACACATGTTGAAACAGAAAACAGATGTCCCGTTTTTCTAGTTGCTGGATCAAAAAACCTAGTGCTGTTCTCAACATAGTCACATTGTGGTAATGCTTTGTTGTTTCTTAGCTTACATATTAGCTTAGAAAGCATATCAGCTTTGGGATGGCATTTAACAGGAGAATGTATTCTTTTGAACTCAATTACTGGTTCCTGTTTTATAGGTGTTGCATTTCTGTATCTTCTTATTCCTGGAGTTTTAATGTATTCAATGTCAGAACTATTTTGAAATAATGGACCAGTTACATTTGACACATTGTGACGTGTCCAGTAACTGGTAAAAAAATTAATCTGTAAAATATTGACGTGTCTTGAATGTTCATTTTGTTGCAAATAATAATCCAATATATCTTGTACTGTTGGCACAATATCTCTAGACAGCGTTGTAGGCACACAGTTGGCATCAAGATGATTAGAAATAAAAAAACCCCAGTCTGTTGGAAGTTGAGAACCCGGGTGCAGTTTTTCTGGAACTGGTAAAGGTTTGGCCAATGTAGCTGATATTATTTTAGATATTGTGTGATTTTGTATCTCTGTTTTAGCTTTTTCTGAAAATTTAACCATTGTAGCAATACCAATTTCTCTTAACATTGAAAAAACAAAGTTTTCAATATAAGGTCCTTGTGGCGGGCGTTTTGGAAGGTGTCCGGGAGATAAGTTGTTAAAATAAAGATAGATTGTAGCAGTGTAATGTCGTAGCTTTTTAATTTCTTCATTTGTAAGATGTTCAGTAGCAGGTTCTTCGTTGTCTAACTCCATTCAGTCTATAGAATTTTTTCTTAACAACAGTTAATATTTGTAACAATTGAGATTTTATTGTGTATAGGACAAATCTTTAAAGATCTGTGTACACAATAAAATAAAATGAGAGGGGTGGTTGGTTTTATATCAATGTTAAGTCTAGATGCACCTCCCAAGTTCATTTTTTAAAGCTTTTTTGTCTTTCAATGAATTTTCAGATCTAATAAGTTTAGTAGACGGTCTAAAAATAGAATGTTGTAGCTTTGGCCAGTGACTCACAGGATGCTGGTTTCCTGTCCCAACAGGAACCGAAACTTGGCACATGTCCACATTCATTCATATGTGTGTCATAAAATCCTACCTTCACACAGCACATATCCAAACCACAAACCTGACACCTGGAAAGGTGAGGCCCTGTCTGCACATTCCTCAGACAGACCACAAATGTGTCATTAGGTAGGTGTAATGCATTGAATCTCATACCTACCAGTTGGTTAAAACAGAATTTAGACTCCTTCAAGTCATTATCCTGTGTTTTGTGTTGCACTTTGCCTGAGATACCTGCCAACTCAAAGAATATTCTATGATGGATGTTTTTCACACCGCCTCAGAGGAAGATTGCTGTATTATCTGCAGAACAGATACCAACACTGAAAACTTTAAGCCTTGCAGATGCAAGGGGTCTATGGCATGCATCCACAAGGAATGTCTGATGGACTGGATATCCCACTCTGGTGTTACAGCTTGTAATATATGTAACACCCCCTATCTGGTAAATAAGAAGAAACTTTCTATTTTAAAGTGGAAACTTCCCCCACTTACAACAGATGAAAAAAAAGATCATTGCTTGGAAATTTTTCTGTTTTGTGATTCTATCTTGTTAGTTGTTCTTGTTTCTGTACTGATTACTATGCTATTTTTACCTGCTCAGGTTTTATATCTGTCATTAATGGCTAGAATTTGTTTTTTTATATTTGCTATTGTTGTTCTTGTGGCTACCCTGTTCATGTATAATCTAGTAAAAGATAATGTTTTTACTTTTATTGACAGGGTTGTTCAATTTAACACCGTGGTTGAAGTGATGTCTATGTGAAATGTACTTGTAATGATTATGTTTACAGAACAATAAAATAGACTTATGAACATAAATAAGTTTGTGATTTTATTTTGTTAGCGCAACTACAACTCCAATAACAATTAACATAAAACAGCACAGAGAGAACAAAATTAAGGGTGTGAAGAATATTTTTCTAGGCTGGGAAGGAAATGAAATTCTTGTGGGCCTGGATGCAATTAGAACTTCCCCAGATGTTGAGTCTTCTGGTGTTGGGGTAGCACCTGAAAGAAAAGGCGAAACATCGGGTCTTGGTGTTGGTAAAGTGTCATGGGTTTCAGTAGTCAGGGTATTGGGTTTGTTTGTTTTAGTGAAAATAGTAGCTATATTAGTAAATTTGGATGGTGTGACAGAGTTAATGGGAGGATTTTTTTGTGTACTACTTGGAAACATGGGACTGGTTTGGTTTTTATGAATATCTAGTTCTGTTGGATTTTCTAAATTTGGTATTATTTGAGAAGTGCTAGGTGGTTCTGGGATATTTTGGGTAGACAGCTCAACAGAATTATTTGAATTTGGGGTTATTTTTGGAGTATGTTCTGGAAACAGTATGGTACTTGTGAATTCAGATGGGTTTGGTGTTACAGAGACTATTGCAGTTGAAGCAACAGTTGTAGTCAATATGGTAATTTTAGGCACAGTTGAAGAGTTTGGAGACCCAAACTCTTCAACTGGAGTTGTTGGGGCACTAGTCTTATATTGAGCTACTGTGGTGGTGGGAACATGAGGATCAGTGGAGGTAATAACAGAAGGACTACCTTCTGTTGGTATAGATAGACTGTCTGAAGAACTGGGTTGTGTTTGATTATCTATTTCTGAAACAGGTGTGTCAGTGAGAGAAGAAGTAGCTGGTTCAACTGTACCGGAAGTTGAGTCTGGTGCTTTGGGTGTGGTCATTGCGGGTTCAGGCGTAGTTGCGTCCCCAACAGCTCTTTTTTTCCTGCATGTTGGAATACCTGGAATCCAAGTACTGTTTCTCCCACATCTAATTTTTACTTCCCCTGTTAATTCATATTCTTCATTACATTCTAAATTAAGTGTATTATTGTATGTGAATGATGTGCCAATTGTTGTAACTTTTCCATTTTCTACTGTTGGTCTTGGACATTTCACTAACTCACATACAGGACCAGCTGAATCCCAATTGCCTTCAGTTGTACATACAATCATATTAGGCCCGATAAGAGAGTAATTACTATCTGTGCATGTACATGTGACAACCTCATTGCTGTCATATTCTTCTTTTTCACTGCTGTATGTCACTCCTGCAATTTTAGTAGGTGGTGTACATAGAACTTTTGTGCATACCGGAGCATCATCTGACCATTCTACACCCTTTCCAGACTTGCCTTGACATGTAATCACACTAGTTCCAATTATCTTAAATCCTTTGTTGCATGTGAAGGTTGCAGTACTGTTATAAAATGTTCCATCTGAGTAGGTTGTGACCCCATTAACAGGGTCACCCAAGTTTTCACATTTTCTAGGATCACATATGTTAGGCTCTGTAAGTGTTCCATCATCTTTACATGTTGCCTTTAGTTCTTTTTTATTATTATTTATATATTCATCTTCACATGTAAATGTTAGTTCTTCACCAGCTTCTAAATAATCCTTTGTTGGTTGGGATTCATATTTTAGGGTAGTAAAATTTCTAAGTAAACATGTTCCATAAACTAGAGGGGACAAAAGTGCAAAAATACCAAGCACACAAAGAATGGACCTTGCTTGAGAAGCCATAGCCTGTGTCTAAATGTGTATTCTCAAAGAGTTTAAATATATGCAAATATGAACCCTTAATCCCTACTAACTTATGCATATTCATATCAATGTATAATTTGTTTATGAAAAAGTCCTACTTACTTTGTGGGGATTGGGTGCTGGAGATTATGGCAAGATGCCTTTATACATTTCATTTTTCAAAAAATCTCTATCCAACTCATGCATCACATATGCAGTTATTTTTAAACAAGTTGCTAAAAAGACACAACACAAAGAAGTTAAAAAGAAATTTTGTTTATTAATTAACAGAAAACAGTTGCAATTTATATTTTTTATGTTTCACATATTTTAGTAGTCTCCATACACATCTTCAACAACCAGTTTAAACTGTGCAGATTTAGTTTTGAGCAATAGAGGAGGCAAGTGATTCCCGTTAGGGTTAGGTAACATCATAGTTATTTCACACATATAGGTCCCAGTATCTGACAGAGATGCATTGGCACCATACCATTTAGCCTGTCCAGTTCCTTCAATTATATCACTGAGTTGTACACTAGTAAAACCATTTGTAGGACAGCTTGTGGAATTTGACATTTCTACAAGCCTTGTGATTCTAGTAGACAGGGTAGAGTTTGGAATCACACCAGAAAACACACAAGCTGCATTTTTGCTCAGGCCAATAGATGTTTCAATTAGGTTAACTGCTGGCTGAACAGAAAACTTAGGAAGTTTAAAATCCCTCTCAAGTTTTTGTCTGGTGTCTTTGGATTGTCTAACAGTAATGTTAAAATACACACTGTCAGTCTCATACTTGGTTCTGTCGCCATCTGGTGGTGGCTGTGAAACAATACATACATACCTACCAGCATCAGACTCACGTAAACTTGAAATAGTCCATGTAGCTTTTCCTCTTGTTGGTGTCTGTGTTATGACAGGTGGACCAAAACTATGTTCATCTGTGGCAAAAGGACTTCCATCTTCCAGAGCTTTCAACATTGTAACTGTGAGATTTCTTTTTTGGTTTATTCCAGAATAGTAGCAGGTCAATGAGTATGGTTCACCCTTTACTCCAACCCAACCCTTTCGCGGAATCCATGCTTGCACCTTTCCATATATTACAATTGGAAATACAGCAAGTATCAGTAGCAATAAATTAATAAAATACATTTTAGAAATATTGTAGTTATTTGTATATTTGTTGTATTTTGGTTATATTTTTTGTCTTGCTAGCTTGTTGGAAGTCTTGAAGCAAGCTGGCAACTACATGACTGGTCAGTGTTATATATAATGTAACTTAAAAAATTTGTCCATAACCCACCCCCTTTACTGAATTTCATACTTTCTAATTGTCCAAACAATGAATTAAACAAAACATGCCAATATGATATGATGGTTTATATGCAATCTTGACCAGTTTGGCCTGTTGTGTGTGTTATGGTCACCCAAAATGTACCTGGCAAGTTGTCAAAAAATTATTAAGGTGCAGCTTCCTCTTACTCACAGCCGCTTTTGGCTCAGTTGTTATGCCTGAACACACAAGTCATTGCCCCATGATCAGAGTAAAACAGTTTTTAATAAAAAACTGTTCAGGGTGGGAAAGTTCAAGTAGTATAACACACCCATTAAACAAATAAGGCTAAGCCTTTAAAACCCCCTTCTGGAAACTAATTATTTTAATCCCCACGATGGCACAGTTAATCCCGTATCTCCTCTCTGTCCTTGGATTTTTTTCTCTGGGAAACTTACACGAAGATCCCCTGCTGACCAAGGATGACTCTTCTGCCATTGAGACTGTAGTAAGTAAACTCCAGGATGCTTCTTTAAGCTACAAACCTGAGAAACCTGAAATTAACATTAGTCCCACCTGGACCTTGTTCAGATCTCATGAATTACCGGAATCTGACTCTGAAACCACGAGACATAAACCTAACAGGCTTTTGTCTATGAAAAACAACTTAAACCATGAAACTTACTCATCCAAGCCATACCTGAGATACAGATCCACGATGAAAATGCTCATGTCAGCAGAAGATAGAAACTCTAGACCAAAATCTACAGAAAAATCACATGAAGTTAAGAAGACATCTGAATATATCAAACCCTATATAAAATATATACCAACCCTTCCTATGTGGACCCCCGTAGAAGGAATCATGGAAAAAAATGTTGGGGGTAACTGGAAATTAAAAAGAGACTCAGGGTCAACTCTGAAACCAGGAGTTTCACGTGGCCATGCCCATCTTTTGGGGAACCCTAGAGAAAACAAGAACCTTGAAGATTCCAGGAGCAACAACCATCAAAAGGTATCTGTTATGGACACTGTACATTCTGAACCTAAAGAAAATGAGCATGACGAAACGGTAAGAGAAAATTCTACCACTTATACAAGGGGGCATAACATGTCAGAATTTACCTCTAATTCTAAACTTTCAAATGGCACGGTGAAAATTTCTTTAAATGAGCTTATTGATAGGTTTGGATATGGTATATTTAGTGTTGGAGACACAGCAATAAAAAGTAAATTTAAAATAAATGGTGGTGTGACTGTGGTTGGTAAGCAAGTGTCTAAAATACCAGAAAATTCACATAGTTTGGATGCTCCTGTAGCTGAAGCTTTTAAAAGTTCTAAAGATGATCATAAGAAGCCTGAGAGAAGACCTATAGCTATTTCATGGAATTTGTTAATGCCTAGGGATTACCCTTGAGCTGAAACTTGTTAATGTCTATGTGGACATCCCCGTGTAAACTTCCCCATTTTAGCTATGCTTGTGGTTTTTAAGAACTGAAACCACATACATATATCCAAGTTACAGGCCAGTGTACCAATGCAGTGTTATCACTATACATTCTAAAAAAAACACTAGATTGCCAACACTATATTAAGGTAAATCCACAAATGGTACAAGTGTGACTGTTTATACACCACAGCAATCTTAAGTGTTGCATTTGTGTGTTACATGCACATATGTTTAATTTGGTCTGACATACTTCAAGATCCTAACAAATTACAAGATTGAATATTATTACAGTTGATGTGAAGAAGAGCCTACATTTCATAGTTATATTATAAATTCTGTGTTTAGGTTGGTAAAAGAATAAGTAAACTTCCTAAGATTTATTTGACATTGAAACTGAAACTTGAAGCTATGGGTATAACCACGGATCCCCAATGGGACTCCAGAAGCAACAATCTCAGCGAAGACCAGCTTAAAAAAACCCCAACTATCTCGACCGAAGACCAGTTTACTCACGGTACACCAGCGCCACCTACTGCATTTGATGAGATCAGGACAAATCTGGAACAAGTTAAGATGCTGGTTATTGCATGTATAATCTGGTTGCTGTTTATTACATTAATTATACTTGCTTGGGTAGTCTATGCAATTGATAGAAAAAGAAGAAAAATGAAAAGTTTTGATATCGAGTGTCAAATGAACTATGATACCCTTGAATGTGGATACCAATCAATTTATAGAAACATGCTTCCCATGCGAAGATTGCTACAAAATACTGAAGATTAATAGCTACAAGTTACACACTTTATGTTTCACAGCATTTTTTTATTTTCTTATATCACAAAATAAACATTTAAAAAGAAACTCTTGTCTGGGTTATATTTGAATTAAGTAATAAACTGGCGCCATCTAGTGGTTAAGATGTGACACGTTTGTTTTTAAAACTTAGAGTAAATATGGGTGTTTCTTTGGATGTACTGAGAACATAAAAAAAACCAGAACATTTTTATTTTGTATTTATAGGCTAAGAAAATTGTGGGTTGCCTGCCACAGCCAATGTATAATGCCTTTAAAAATGGGCGTGTTTTGTTTATAATAAGTTGTTGTTAAACTAGCAGTTTAATTGTACTGTAGATTCTTACAATCTTTACTGAACTTTCTACATACGATATTCTGGCAATTATGTGGAACTGTCTCTGGGGAAACAATTTTACCGACGGTGTTGTCTCGTGTGAACATACATGTGAGTTGGAATTTGATTTTGGAGTTGCTGGAGATTGTCAACCAAACGACACAAATTCATTCAAATCACAGTGGTTGAATAATTACTGTGACCGTCTAGATGCATCTTCTGACTTAAAGACCACAACAGAAACATCAGCCAGAAGTTTGGCATCTTCTGGTTCTACAAGCCTTACCTTTCAGGACACCTGTGTGTTTTGGCCATGGAGTGATAAAAGCAGCTCATCTGGGTCATGGTGTTCATCAGAAAATTCTGACACAGGTGAGGATGGAGATAATTCTGGTGGCAAATTGAAAGACAATGGAGTCTCTAGGGAAACCTCCAGAGACTCTAATCTAGAGTCTCGGAAGTGTTTGATCTGGGGGAGATGCATGCCCGGGAACAATTCATCTGAAAAGACTTTTTCTAAATGTACAGAAGTTATTCCTGACCTTCTAAAGGAAAGAGAAAAATACCTTCAGTCTCGTAGCAGCTATGAAAAAAAAAGAAAAAAAACCATTACAGATAAACTTTTGCAACTTCAAGGGCTTCTCCCTAATCTTAAATATCAACCTGGTGGGAGAGAGGGCGTGTGGCCGAGGATCACCGTTCTGCAGCAAGCTGCTGTGTACATCAAGGATCTGAAAAAAGAACAGAGACTGTTAGAAAGTCACTGCAAGTGTCTCCGGCGTGTCCGAGAGCGTCTTAAGAAGAAGGTGCAGAGACTTGAAAGTAAATGTTTTGTTTAAAAATGTTTTTGTGTTAATAATGCTGATTAGCTTTCTCTTTCTTTATAGTCAGAGTAAATACACCTTCAATGTTTAAATTTTATAAATAACACATGTAAGGCAAGTGTTCTGTGTTAAAAGATATTAAAATGAAAGTATTTTCTAAACAGTTTCTGTGGTTTTTTATAAGGGGTGTCTAAAGAACATTTTTAGAGATCCAAACCGCGGATCTCTATAGCAACTGACACCTACTTCCCCATCGAAACAGAAACACTGGGTCTTAGAGCCGACCATGTCATGTAACAGGCACACGCGTTTAGACAGAATTTTTACATTTTTATTTTTTCAAGTGACGCACTGATATGTCATAAGACAAACTTGGAAAACGTACAGCCTTGTCCACAGAGCCGCATCTGGTCACTTGATAGGGATAAATTATGCAAAGTCTCAACAGGTGCGCATTTTCCTGAAAGTTCAAAGTTTGGTCCTTGTACGCGGTCCCAGATGATTGTCTACAAGATATTGCATCGCCTGTTCCTGTGGCGTTCGGGAGGGGGGTTGATCATGTGCTCAAAAGTGTGCCATCCTCCGTTCTCTTGGATCCACAAACCAACCTCTCCACCCAGCTGGTCTGTCATCCACGCGGCAATGTTGTCAACGAGGGAGGGTATGCCTCTATTGACGCTTTCCACACACATAACACCACCAAACTCAAAGAAAGCAACAATGCGCCCCCAGTTTACCCCATCTCGGAAGAGCTCATCAACAACTTGAAGAAACGTTGTTTGTGCATTTTCCTCATTAAATTGCAAACAGTCTCCCAATCCAGCTCCGCTTCGGTGTGCAAAAACCAATCCAATACCAGTACCTGTTACCTGGAGAGCTTCTTGCAGGGGGTCTGGTGCATCGGTTTCGTCTCCACCTGTAGCTGCAGATAGAGGCATTCGTGCAGCATCGCCTCCAAGTCCAGCACTTGCCAGTTTATAGTGAATGTACTTCATCACTATTTCTCTGTTGTCATATTCAGTTCTTCCAGCATGTGCCATTTTTAGTTTTCCAAGCCCAAGCTGTTGCGTGTAAGGACTCACCAGACACTGTTAATTTTTCATATGTATAAAGAGCACTTTCCCTTATAAAGTTTTTTCTTGTTTACATTGCCCAGGAAGCTAGTTATATCCGCAAAGGCACCAAAATGTTAGCACGTGATGTTAGACACTAACCACTTATAAAAACCGCAAGTACCTGCCTTTTGTCTCAAACAAAAAAGAGCAAAGCAATTTTCCAAATAAATTTTTTATTTTATAAATTTTATACAATTTAGAATGATTATGTTTTTTTTTCATATATCTCAAATTTGTATCTAATTCCATTTTCTTCTTGCACGGCAGAGGGAACACCTGGAAATTCAGTAAGTTGTTTGTATTTGGTAAGATTAATTTCTGGGAAGTATGTATCACATTCAAATTTTTGCAGAATCCTTGTTAAAAACAGCATCTGTTTGCAAGATCTTGTAATGCTCTCCTCATAGACAGATCTTCCACCAATTATCCAAATCTTATCCACCCTGTCTTTTAATTCTGGTCCTATTATAATTTCCAGAGCGTGATCTATACTTTTTGCAACAAAGTGAGCCCCACGTGGTGGCTCTTTAAGGTGTCTACTGAGAACCAGATTTATTCTGTTGTTCAAAGGCCTGCTTTTAATGGGAAGTGAAAACCATGTCTTTCTTCCCATAATTACAACATTCTGTTTTAAGTCAGTGGAAGAAGATGTCATTTTTTGAAAATGTTTAAATTCATTTTTAAGAGGAGGCCATGGCAGTTTTCCCTTGTTTCCAATGCCCATATTTTCAGAGACAGCTGCAATACAGTTTAGAGTTAGGGACATATTTATATTAATGCTTGGTTTTCTTTAGCTGTAGTGTGTGTCAGTTATCCAATAACAGCAACAGTTTGAAGTATAAATAAGTCAGTCATTTAAATGATATTTAATGCAACACACTAGAGCTATAAGCAGAGTGTTGAAACATCAGAAGAGAGAGTTTTTTAATGGCCATGATAATTGCATGCATAGAGATGAAAGTTTTGTATCTTTCTTAGTGTATCCTCATCATAATAAACTTACATAACAGGAAGACCAATATTATTATGATGAATATCGTAAACAGGGCAGCCGCCCAGATAAAACTTGGTATTGAAAACCAAAATGGTTTATAATATGGTTGACATGTAAGGAGTTCTACTTTGTTGAGATGGTTGACCTCACAAATGACGCCATCTTCTACTTTATTTTTTGGATCTCTGATGTAGAGAACACTGACAATAGATGTTGTTCCATTGGGGTGGGTTATAATTTCAGTATTATTGTAGCTGTCTGTATCATTAAAATTCCATACCATTGTTGGTACTGGGCGGGCATTTGCAGAGCACGTAACATTTAAGCTTCCTTCAGATAACTCATAGCTTATAGAAGCCCGGGATGGTACAAAAAGGGTTAGACACCCTATTCCTGACATCTTCCCAGATCCAAAAGTGTTAAATAAACACTTGTAGCACCCTTCATCATCCAATGTTGTGTTCCAGAAGGTTATAGTTGTGTTTTGTAGTCCAAGCTCAGTTATGTTCATTTTATCTTTGTATGCTGGCTGAACAACAACCCCGTGGTCATTACTAAAAGTGGCCATGTTTTCTGGGCTTGATGCTTTAACTTTTTGCCATGTTACAATGACAACTTCTTGTGGCGTTTCTAAAAAACACTTAATAGAAACGGGGTCTCCAAGTGGTGTTGCTTCATCCTGGGTTACAACCTGTGCACAGTAGCTCTGGACAACAGCCAATATGTAAAGTAATTTGGAGATATGTATGAGTCCTGAGTCCATGTGAGTTGCGTGTATGTCCATCAGTGCTTATTGTCCAGTCTGTAAAAATGGTCTGGTTTTCTGTTTATGGATACAGGCTTTAAAGTTTCACGGGATGGGCGGGGATAGTCAAAAAAGGGAAAGGTTTGATGGGTGCTGATAAATCAGTATGTTTTTTGTGATATTAAGAATTTTTACTAATTAGAGGCTATTCTGTTACCATAGAATCCCTGAAGTCTTTAACCCTTTTACTCAAGTCTAATCTGTGTATTGAGGCAAGCATACATATAAGTTTTTCCAGGCCTGATGGAGGTTGAAGAATTCCATGTTTTTCCATTTTTAAAACCAACTTTAAAAAGGACACATTCTCTCCAAAACCACAATAAACAGTCCCTTTAGATATGAAGCAAAGCCCCTTCACGTCTCTAGAATCCAACTGTTCAGAGATAGAAACCATGAGCATTCTATATGGTGATGTTATTTGAATTTTGTTGCCAATGTGAGACTTTACAGTGTTAATATCCAAATTTAAAACCCTTTTGATTATATCATAGCGCTTGATTATAAACATAAGTTCAGCCAAGCAAAAAATATCTCCATTTTTCAAAAATAATATATTTTCTAGTGTGTTTTTCATATCATCAGAAGCCTGACATAATGGAATAACATCCTGACACAAGAAAAAAATAATTTCTCTTTCGTCATTATCGAGCCATTCATCAATCTTATGACATAAAGCATTATTTGTCCAATTGAGTTGATTATCTGTCATAGCAACCACCTTCCAGATCTTTTAGTAAATTTTTGAACAAAATTATCCTTTCAGTGTGTTACTATATAACAAAAATAAACACTAACCTTAACTAAAAGCAGGCCTGTTCCTCTTTCGAAGAAACTGCAGAAATAAACCAGAGACCCTACATGGACCGACTTTAAAGGTTTCTGTTCCTTTTTTTAGCAACCCTGTTGAATAAACATTAAGTTAATTTTTAAAAGGATGTGTTCATTTTTATAATTGGGTTTGTTTCCACAATCCTGACACAAAAACACATTATTCCAGTATATCTCATATACTAGAGCCCCGCGGGGGCCGCCGGGACCCACGTGCCTGGTGATGTCAGGGCCCCAAGATGGCGGCCCCCAGGCCCAGGGAACTT